ATACTCACAAAGATAAAGTTCTCCGTCATATGTTAGATATGAAGGAAAAAGTTATTTACATAAAATTTGCAGAAAATCTAACTGATGATGCTGCTAAGCATCTAGAAAAAGAGCTTATAAAAAAGATAGGCAGGCATCCGAAAGGGTCTTTAACTAACGGAACGGACGGTGGAGATGGAACTACTAACTTTTCTTCCGAGGTAATAGAAAGAATTAAAAAGAAATTACAAGGTCGTCACCCCACAGAAGAAACCAGAAAGAAGCTATCTAAGGAACTCCAGAACAACGGGAGAGAATGAGACAAGCTAGATTAAGATATCTAGCTTCTAAAAGGAAGGAAAATTTAAAATGAAAGTTTTTGCCCCGCATTTAACGGACTATTATAAAGTTGGGCATTACAAGCAGTATCCAGAAGGTACTGAATACGTATATGCTAATGGTACTTTCAGATCGGACAAGTGGGCTAACGTACTCCCGGACTTCGATCACAAAGTAGTATTCTTTGGACTACAAGGGGCGTGTCAATGGTTGCTAGTGGACTTATGGAATGAGACGTTCTTTAGTATTCCTAAAGAAGAAGCCGTTAATAGGTATAAGCGAAGGATGGACGGGTCTTTAGGCGTAGGAGCAGTATCTACTAAACATATATCAGACCTACATGATCTGGGATTCCTTCCTGTGCGGATTAAGGCACTTCCGGAGGGTAGTCGGGTTGGCATACGTGTGCCAGTGTTCACAATCATCAATACTCTACCAGCTTTCTACTGGGTTACTAACTATCTAGAGACGCAGATATCAGCGGTTATATGGAAGATTTGTACTTCAGCTACACTAGCTTACGAGTATCGTAGACTTTTTGAGAAGTATGCGGGGGAAACCGGGGGAGACAGAGATTTCATAGATTTCCAAGGCCACGACTTTTCAGAGCGCGGTATGTCCGGAATAGAAGATGGAATTACAAGTGGAGCAGGGCATCTACTCAGCTTCAAAGGAACTGATAGTATTCCTGCTATTGATTATTTAGAAGAGTATTACTTTGGTACTCAAACCTTTGTAGGAGGATCAGTTCCGGCGACAGAACACAGTGTAGCCTCTTGCAACATGATAGATATCGCTGCTGAATTAGAGAGCAAAGGACAATGGAATGGTATTTCAGTGGAGCAATTGCTTGATCTAGAGTTAGCTGAAATAGCTTTTCTGAAAAATTTAATTACTAACATATATCCAATTGGAATAGTATCTTATGTTGCGGATACCTATGATTATTTTCGTGTCATAACCAAAGTAGCTAAGACGTTAAAGGAAACAATACTTTCCAGAGATGGTAAGCTGGTGTTCAGACCGGATTCCGGAGACCCTGTAAAGATTATTATAGGCGATCCCGAGGCTCCTGTTGGTAGTCCTGAGTATAAAGGGTCTGTAGAGTGCTTGTGGGAAATTTTTGGCGGAACAATCACTCGCAAAGGATACAAAAAACTTGACAAACACGTTGGTTTGATATATGGTGATAGTATCACGCTGGACAGGGCGCAAGCTATTTTAGCTGGATTAGCCCTCAAAGGGTTTTCTAGCGACAACATTGTGTTAGGAATTGGAAGTTACTGTGTTTCTGTAGATACTCCTGTTCTTTGCTCTGATTTAGTATGGAGGAAAGCAAAAGAATTATTGATTGGAGAAGAAATTATATCTTTCGACGAAACTCCTGTATTTGGAAGTGGTAAGAAATCTGCGCGAAGATACAGAAAAGCAACTATTACAGCTAATACTAAAACAATTAAAAAAAGTGCAAGAATAAGTACCGATATAGGAGACCCTATAATCGCTAGTTTAGATCATCCTTGGCTTGTTTGGGTTAGAAATAGAAGTAATAAGAACATGAACGAAGTGGGAGAGTTCTTTAAGAAAGACACTTTTCCAAGAGGGGCGGGGCTGGCATGGAAAAGAACCTCTGATCTTGTTCCGGGGGATGAAATTGCCTTTCTAGAGAAGCCTTGGAAAACAGATACTTCTAGGGAGGGTGGGTGGTTAGAAGGAATTTTTGACGGCGAAGGCGGAATTTCTAATCTCCAAAAGTATAGGAAAATACCTCACTATAAGATAAATATCAGTCAAAATAAAGGTCCAATTCTAGATAGAATAAACAAGGAACTTTCAGATAGGTTATTTACTACTTATGAGAATGAGAGAAGTTGTCCTCAGATCGTATTAACCGGAGGATGGTCCGAGAATCTTAGGTTTTTAGGAACTATCAGACCGCAAAGGTTACTTAATAAATGGTATAATCTCTCAAAAGAGTTACCTACTTTAAAGAAAAATGCTACTTATAGGACAGCCAAAGTTGTTTCTGTAGAGGAGATAGGACTCCAAGAACTAGCTAGCATAACTACTTCAAATGGAACATTTATAACCGGGGGCTATTTATCTCATAATACCTACCAGTATGTTACTAGAGATACCTTCGGATTTGCCATTAAAGCCACTTGGGGAGTTGTTAAGGGAGAAGAAAGAGAACTCTGGAAGGACCCTAAGACAGACAATGGAGTTAAGAAGTCTGCTAGAGGGTTGCTGAGGGTACAAAACAGTCATAATAGGTTTATTCTATTTGATCAACAGGATCACTTAGGAGAGCAAAGAGGGTTACTAAGAGTAGTATTTGAAGATGGTAAGTTGTACAATACAGAAGCCTTACATACAATCAGGGAAAGGCTGTTAGAAGGGGAGTATGCCTAATAAACTATACGCATCTGCGATATCTTATTTAGACCCTGCTGATTGTGGTTCTAGTGTTGGATTTAGAATACACTTAGAAGGGACATCGTACTTGGAGGCTGTGGTAAATCTATCTGATTGTAGTCGAACTGTATCGTGGTATTTAAATTCTGATTCAGCCATACAAAAAATAGATACTGCCATAAGAATCCTTCAAGAGTTCAAGAGAGAGTACGTAAAAGCTAGGAAAGACGTGGATAGGAGTAAAAAGTGAAAATAAAAGATGTACTGGAACAAGAGATTAGTAAGAGTTCTGAATTTACAGCTAACAACTTCGGAACTATGTATGGGAAAGAATTCCCCCTCATGGTTAACGATATAGTAGAAAGTAAATCAATATGTGCCCTATTACTGCTGGATGTTTGCATATCTGGGATGGGCTGTAAGAAGCTGGCAGACGATCTTGCTTCACTAGGTGAAGAAGATAATAAGAAAGCAATACTTAAAAACCTTCAGACTTTTTCTGGTGCTCTCTCCATGTTGTACTGGGGCATTGAGATAGGTAAAAAGATAGCTAAGCAAGAAAATGAAGTAAAAGCGCTAGAGAATCTATGGGGAGGAACAACAACATGCAACTAGGTCTGGGAGTTATGTTGAATATGTTGGGCGGTAATAAAGAATCTGTAGAAACACTACAATCTAGTTTGGGTAAGACTATAAAAGAATTGAAGTTAGAAGATAATTATTTAACCATTAAGTTTGGAGATTCCGGAATCCGGATTCATGATGCAGGACAGAGTTGCTGCGAAGTCCGGTATATGGTTACAGATGATAATCTTGATGAATTTGTAGATTCTGAATTAATTGGAATAGAGATACTCGATACTGTACAATCTGAAGATGACTATGGCCTACATGAGGTACAGTTTCTCCATATAAAGACTGACATAGGAGATGTTGTTTTTTCAAACCATAACGAACATAATGGATATTATGGGGGATTTGGGATCGTAGTAGAACCATTGGAGGTACAATGACTTTAAGTAATGTGCTAATCTTGTTTGTTTTGTTGGTTGGCAGCTTCTACGGCATAGAGGCTGCTTGTAACCTAATGACTTATCCAAGTGATCTTAGTTTCTTGGCAGGAGCCGGTATTCTGGTCGTGCTAGGATTTTCTTGGTTTAAGTTGGGAGCACAACGTTTGGAAGCAGTGATACAACACTTCAAGAAAGGGAATGATGAAGAATCTCGTTAGGCTGATGTTGGGGCTGAATTTTACGAGAATTTACTACGATGAAAACACTTTTCAGATGTGAATTCGGTAGTCATCTTTATGGTACTAATACTCCTTCATCTGACCATGATTATAAGAGTATTCACATACCGAACGCTAGAGATATTCTTCTTCAGAGAGTAGTGGAGTCTACTGGTCATAAGGTGGTTAGATTTGAAGGAGATAAGAACACTCCAGAAGATACTGATGACGAAAGCTACTCTCTACAGAAGTACCTAAAGTTGCTGGCAGAAGGTCAGACAGTAACTATCGACATGTTATTCACTCCTAAACCTTTAATTACGAGTGTTATATGGGAAGAGATTAAATCTAATAAAGATAGACTGTTAACCAAGAAATCGGCTTCGTTTGTGGGGTATTGTCGAACCCAAGCCAATAAGTATGGTATTAAAGGAAGTCGAGTATCCGCAGCTAAAGAAGCCGTTAATTTTTTCGGAGATGCTATAATAAAACACGGACTTTTGGCTAAAGTTGGGGAGTTAGATGAGTTTCCGACAGGAGAACATGCAACTATATTTGTAAAAGAAACTACTCCCGGGCGATTCGAGACCTACTATGACTGCTGCAATCGTTTAGTAGGGTTTAAGAACACTCTTAAAGAAGCTCATAAAATATACTCCAGAATCTATGAAGAGTACGGTAAACGGGCTAAGTTAGCCGAGACCAATGAAGGGATTGACTGGAAGGCATTAAGTCACGCAGTTAGAGTAGGTCATGAGGCGTTGTCTCTTTTGAGCACAGGAGTGGTAAGTTTTCCCTTGTTTAATGCTAAGCACGTTTTAGACATTAAATTGGGTAAACTTCCCTACAATGAAGTAGCTAAAGAAATAGAGGAACTTCTAGAAGATGTAGAAGTAGCCGAGAAGTCATCCTCGTTAAGAGAAGAACCAGATTATGAATACATAGATAATCTAGTAGAAAGGGTATATAGAAATGAAGTTCTTGAGCATCATTTTATTAGTGGTTGGGTGCCTAGTAACGTATGCAGTGTCTCTCGATATGGAAGTCGTTAGTACTCAACCGGTTGTAGCAACTTCGTTTAGTAAGTTCTTTTCCTATGTAATTGATACTAAGGGAGTTGCAAAAACCTGTAGTTCGGGATATGATCTGTATTTAGCTCAGATTCCACCAGCCGGAAGAGTACCTTCAAGTTATGTATATATTAGTCCCCCGCAAATGATATATCCTCAGGATAATAAGGATTACTTAGCAATGTGTGTACAGGTGAAACGATGAGGTTAGGAGATTTTATAGCGTGCCTAGTTATAATAGTAGCTGCCTCGGTAGCTGCTTTTATTGGATTGTGGTCTGTAGCTCTATTCAGTACGTTGTTCTTTGTACTGCTGATATCTAATATATTTATCCACATATTTTTTCATGTAGCGACAGACGCTTTACCTAGATACCATATTGCTATTCCTGAAGATGTACAAGAAAAAATTAATGAGAGTTTGAAAGAGAGCTTCAAGTGAGTGAGTGGAAGGTGTTCGCTGATAGAATTGAAATTTTTGACCATCCAAATGCCAGTAAACTTTCTTTAGGAAGAGTTGGGTCTTTCCAAGTTGTTGTTGGGAAAGGGCTTTACCAGACCGGAGATATCGTCGTATTTGCCCCCAAACGTAGCATTCTCCCTCCCGATCTAAGAACTTATTATGTTAATGAAGAGACGGGGCATAGTTATCTTAAAGGAGTTAACGAAGATTGGGTGGGAAGTATTAGACTTAGGGGGGAGGAGAGTGAAGGAGCGATTTTGCCGTGGGAGTGGATTGTTAAAGTTCGTCCAGAGTGGAAGACCTCTATTCCTATGGAAGTAGACTTATCAGGAGCGTTAGGCATCACCGAGTATATTCCCGGTGTCCCAAGTTCTCCACGCAGGAAACAGCAGCAAGGGGATGTAATTCAGCTAGTACAGGATGCAGTTCAAATGGATCGGTTTGTTCGCCATGATGCAGAACAGTTTAGAATCTTCCAAAATGAATTCATCCCCGGAGAGTTTGTATCTGTTACCGAGAAGATACATGGTAGTCAGATATCTATCATGAAGGATAAGAGGGGTAGAATAGCTGTAACCAGTAAGGGCAGAGCACTCCAAAATTACGTTCTTAGAGAGTTTCCCCTTACTAAACCCTTTAGCGGAAGGGGGTTATGGAATAAAATTCGGAGTACTATCCAGTGGCTTTTGAGAGTCCCCGGGCCGATGAATGAGTACTGGAAGGTAGCTTATGACTCTGGGATTATTCAGTTCCTCAAAAAGCAGCGATTTGAAGGGCAGGAAGTACAACTTATTGGCGAAGTAATTCCTTTCCAAAAGGGTTTCACTTACGGTTGTGACCATAAACACGTTCTAATATTTCGTGTTATAGTAGGAACTATAGAAGAACCATACGGAGCCTACACAGAGGAGATTCTATGGGTTCCCCAGTTATACTATGGACCTTATGATCCATGGAAGATACTCCCGCTTTGTAAGGGCAAGGAGACTGTATCTGGAATGGAAGCGCACATACGGGAGGGAGTTGTACTTACCCCTGCGGTAGCTCGTAGGGCTAAGAATGGTACCCAATTAATAGTGAAGATTGTTAACCCTGCTTTCACCGTTAATGATGAGGACCCAACGTGAGATTTAGAAGCTCCTGTGATGGAAAGTATACATAGTAGTCTTAAGAACTACCGCCTTCGGGATTGTGGGTTCGAGTCCCACCGGGAGTACCAATTATGAATAAAAGAATATTTAAGGACATAGAACGCGACATTGCGATAGAAGAAAGCTTCCACGACGCCGTGGAGTTTTCTGTAAAAGTGTATGACGAATTAAATGACTATCCAACCTATCTTAAGTTAAGAGACAGATACCTCAAAGCTTACGAAAGACTATCTAAATATATTCAGAAACATGCAAAGGATTAAATGAAGACAAGCATTAACGGACTAAATTTCATTAAAAGTAACGAAGGATTTAGAAGCCTTATGTACGCAGACGTAGCTGGAAAGAGCACAATCGGGTACGGTCATTTAGTCCTACCGGGGGAAAGCTTTCCAGTATTAGGAATTACTGAGTCATACGCCGAGGGTCTACTAAGTCAGGATGTACAGCATGTTGAGATTTATCTCAATGCTGCTGCCCCAACACTGAATCAGAACCAATTTGATGCTCTTATTGACTTTGGGTTCAATTTGGGGACCGGAGCACTCCATTTCCTTCTTGGGCATGGACTTACTCAAATTCCTACCCAGATTTTACTGTGGGATCACGCAGGGGGAGTGGTTGTGGAAGGTTTGTTACGGAGGCGTAAAGGGGAGCTAGCATTATGGGAGACGCCAGTTGAAAAAGTGTCCAATCTGTAACGGTAAAGGGGTTGTTAATTGGAGTAGTAAATACGCTAGCAACGACCCTAATACTCAATCCGGAGAGATTACAATACAAGAGATATCTATATGCATAGTGTGTCACGGTTCCGGTTCGTTTAAGGGGTAGATGTATGGGCAGAAAGAAAACAAATGTAAGAAATCATGGTACGGCTAGAAGGCTTGTTCATACTGTAAATCTACGAGAATACGAATGTCTTTAGATAGAATAGATAATTCTAAAGGGCATACAATGGACAATGTTCTTCCTGCTTGCTTAAGATGTAATTTTATGAGAGCAGATATCCCCTATGTTGTTTGGGTTAAGTTTATTCCGGCCCTACAAGAGGCAGAAAGGAACGGGGATTTCGGAGATTGGTTTCCTAAGTCTGCTGTTAAAAAATTTCTTAAGGAAGATTAAAATGTATCTCTATTTAGATACAGAATTTCGAAGTGAATTAGACCTCGAATCAGTTGGTCATTACAAATATTTAAATCATCATTCTACAGAGCTATTGATGATAGCTTATGCCTTTGGAGACGAAGAAGTAAAACTCTGGGAAACCCATAAAGGTCCTATTCCCAAAGACTTACTAGAAGGTTTATTGGACGATCTACAAATTATAGTGGCATGGCATAGTTCCTTCGAGCGTAATGCCTTCAAAAAGCATTTAGGAATCAATATTGATTTGGAACGATGGGAAGACCCTATGATTCGTAGCCGGTATATGTCCATGCCGGGAAGTCTAGAAAAAGTAGGTAACATCCTTGATATTAAATCCAAAAAACTAACCGAATTTTTTATTAAAGATCAATCAATGATAGAGATGTTCTGTACTCCTCTCAGAGTGGGAGGGTATATAACTCTATTTGGTTTAGAACCAACAACTTATCGGGACTGGGAGACACACCCTAAAGAGTGGAAAAAATTCTGTGAATATTGTTGCATAGACGTAGAGGCAATGAGAGAAATACTACACCGGCTAGATAAGTTTCCTTTACCGGATTTCGAGTATGAATTATTTGCTCTCAACGAGGAGATTAACGACAGGGGAATATATACAGACCGAATGCTTATCAGAGGGGCTGGCCTGATTGTAGATACTGAATTTGAAAACCTTCGTAAGGAATTCCTTGATTTAACTGGAATTGCTAAGCCTAAGAGTAATAAAGCAGTTCTTAATTGGGTTAGGCAACATGGGTATACTTTCCCCAGCCTAGGTAAACCTTTTGTTAACCGGGCGCTAGCAGGGGAATGTCCTCTGGATGAGGTCGGTAAGAAGGGGTTGAAGTTAAGACTCCAGTTATCCAAGTCTTCCGTAAGCAAGCTAGAAGCCCTTATAGACGCGCGGGAGGATGACTTTAGGGTGCGAGGGCTATTCAACTTCATGGGAGCGGCTAGAACAGGCCGCTGGACCTCGGGAATCGTACAAGTACAGAACCTTGTGAAGTCCTCGAAGGAGGTAGAGAAAAAATACGATCTGGCCCTCGCTCTACTAAGAGCAGGTGATTACGACTCGATTAAGAAGGAGTTTTCTAGTCCTATCGATGTAGCTTGTGCAGCTATACGTCCTATCTTTAAGGCTTCTCCGAATAATAAGTTAGTCGTTTCGGACCTTAGTGCTATTGAAACTAGAGGGGCAGCGTGGGTATCCGGGTGCGAACCCTTGATGGAAGTATTCCGGCAGGGTAGAGACCCGTATATCGCTTTCGCTGTTCAGATGGACCCAACCCGTTCATACGAAGAACTTTATGCAGAATATAAAGCCGGTAATAAGACTACTAGAACTAACGCTAAGCCACCTACATTGGGGTGCGGATACGGACTTACTCCCGGCATAATCGACAAGGACGAAGACGGTAATATAGTTAAGACTGGATTGCTAGGATATGCGGACAGCATGGGTATCGAATTAGCCCCTGAATACGCAGAGAAAGCGGTTATGGTCTATCGTAATACATACAGAGAGGTAGTACAGTTTTGGTATGATTTGCATAGTTGTTTTGTAGATGTAATAGAGAACGGCGGTATACAGCAAATAGGTCCTTTAGCTATTGAGCAACAAGGCAGAGTTATATGCCTATGGCTTCCTTCTGGTAGGGCTTTACATTACATTAATCCAGAGGTTATATATTCGGAGAAGGTATCTCCCCGCAATGGAAGGTCCTACAAAACTTCTGAGATAATGGTAGATGGTGTAGATCAGAAAACCCATCATTGGGGACGGATCAAGACCTACGGTAGTAAGATTTTTGAGAATGTAGTACAAGCGATTTGTCGGGACATTCTGGGGTATGGTATGATAGCAGCTAAAGAAGCTGGGTTTCCGATAGTTTTAACTTGTCACGATGAAATTGTTGCAGAAGTTCCGGAAAATGGAATCCTAGGGGTAAAAGAACTAGTGCAATGCATGACAAGAAACTTAGACTGGTGTCCCGGATTTATCATAGGGGCAGAAGGATTTGAAACGGAGTTCTACAAAAAGGAGTAATATGTCATTAAATAGGTTAGGTAACTGTTCTAATCACTATCAAGGTAGCACTAAGAAAGTGCTATGTGTTTGCTCGGGAGGAATACTGCGGTCCCCTACTGCGGCGGTAGTGTTGTCTCAACCACCCTACAACTTTAACACTAGAGCGGTAGGAACTGATAAAGAATTCGCGTTGATTCCGGTGGATGAGGTTCTTATCCAATGGGCTGATGAGATTGTGTGTATGGAACATGAACATGAAAAGAGTTTACGTAAGCAGTTCAACATAGAAGTGCCTATTCTAGTGTTAGGAATTACGGATAGGTACGCCTATAGAGACCCTGAGTTGATGAATTTAATCTCTCATAACTACGAGGATTTACAGATCATGTCCTTAGCTCAAAGAAAAATAGAAAATGAATTAGACGAGCAACAATGAAGAAGGATAATCCCTTGTTTGCCATAGCTGCTGACGATTATATGAACGAAATCATGGGGTTAAACAAATACGGCAGTTACAAAACCAACAAGAGAATTGTATCAAGACTTACATTGGAGTTTGGACATAAAAGGATCAGGAGTATTACACGGCAGGATATTCAGAGATACATAACAAAACTTCATGAGAATGTGGGAGTTAATTACTTACGTTCTCATTTAGGGGTACTAAAGGGCATTATGGAATACTCAGATGACGAGTGGGTTATGCCTCGAATTAAAGTTCCCAAATGTAACAGACCGCGACAAGAGTTTTATACTTTTGAAGAGGTAAGAAAGATAGCAGAAGAGGCGTCAGGACAGGACCAAGTACTTACCCTTCTCTTAGCAGAAACCGGGTGTAGAATAGGAGAAGCATTGGCTCTTAAAATAGAAGATATTAGGCCGGGCGAATTAAGTATTTCCAAAAATGTATACGAAGGAGTTATACAAAGCACGCCTAAAACAGATTCCAGCATCCGGAAAGTAGCGATCTCAGAAACTCTATATTTAGAGATAATTTCTCTTAAACGAAGGCCGGGAGAATATATATTCCAAAGTCCTACCGGAAGACCAGAGTGGCCGCAAAGATTAACCACTAAGTTCCGTATTATCTGTAAGAAAGCGGGAGTAGAATACAAAGGCTTCCATGCCTTCCGTAGGGGACATGTGACAGAATGTTGCAATACTCTAGGAATTCCAGAGAGAATTGTGGGCGCAAGAGTTGGCCACGGATGCTCTGGTATGACTCTAGGAGTATACGCTCAATTTATACCGGGCAGTGATAAACCTTGGGTAGATAAAATTGCCGCCTTATTGTATGAAGGAAAACAACACTTGACAAACGACCAGAAAGGTGATATGGTTAATACATCGATTGGAGAAAAAGTAAATGGCATTACCGACAATTAATATTAAGGGAAGAGAATACACGATGGTCAAGGACCGTATTCTTTTCTTCAATGAAACTTACCCTAACGGGTGTATTTACACGGAGCTTATATCTCCTCTAGAAGCTAAGCAGGTTGTGGTTAAAGCTGTAGTTATACCGGATGTATCTAATCCTCTCAGAGTGTTTATGGATTATTCACAAGCAACAGTCGGAGACAGTACGATTAATAAGACTGCTGCCCTAGAAAATGCCTCGACATCTGCGGTAGGTAGATCATTGGCTATGATGGGAATTGGGATAGTGGAGAGTGTGTCCTCAGCAGATGAAGTTAAGAAAGCTCTTAATCACCCCCTAACTCAAACAAATCAAAGTGGAGTTATAGGAAATCTACCTAACTATGCTGCCGCGAAAGTTGAGTTCGCGGCAGGTGCTTTTACCGGAAAATCTACCAGTTTTGACTATGGTCATAATCGTGAAATTACGGAGGATGGTGTCGATTCTGTATCAGAGGTTCTTCACTTTGTTCCTCTTACTGAAAAGAGAAACTCCGAAATTCAAGCTAGGCTTGGGGAGTTGGTTAAGGACAAGACATTGGCTAGGCGTAAACTACAGATATTCTTAGATAGTCAGCATGGGGCCGGTAAAAGAGGAATTGATGTAAGCGCCGACCGGTGGGAACAAACAATTAGTATGATTGAAAAAGCAGTCGCAGATGGTCCAGAAGCGGTTAAGGAACTACTGAAGAAGGAGGGTAATGAAGTTACCGTGGCTTAATCTCGTTGTCGGACTAATTAATTTGGGAGTGGCTATTAGTCTTACATTCAGTGATGGATTTGGAAACTGTTTATTTTGGGGACCTAACTTGATTTTGTCGTTAGTAAATTTAAATATTTTTTACAAAGGCTATAAGGAGAATCAATGAGCTTAAATGTGGTTGTTTTGACGGGTAGGTTGGGTAAGGACCCCGAAGTTCACGCAACTAGTAGTGGTAAGGCAGTCGCTGGGTTTACTCTTGCCGTGGATGATGGATTCGGGGATAACAAGAAAACACTCTGGCTTTATTGTGAAATTTGGGGTAAGAGAGCAGAAGCACTTGGCAGATTGGTGAATAAAGGTAAGCGAGTTACGGTGACTGGAAGACTTTCAGAAGAAAGTTGGACTGATAAACAATCAGGGCAGAGCCGGAGCAAACCTAAGATTGTCGTGGATAATATTGATATAATTGATTTTATTGAGAAGGAAGAGACTGAGGAGGTACTGTTTTGAAATGGGCATTGATTACGGGCTATGCTATACTAGCTGCCTTCTTAGGGGGAGCAATTTACGCTATATTTGGAACTTTTGTTTGGCTAGTGTATCTAGTAGGAGTTTTTTTTGCCGGACGTTATGTTAGAAAGGCCGTCGAAAGTATAGGAGATAAATTTTGAGAAATGCAATGCGTATTGTAATTTTACTGGATAGGTCTGGTAGTATGTACAGTGTCCAAGAGTCCACGGTAAAGGGGCTAAATGCCTTTATTGAAAAACAAAAAGAAGCTAATGTGGACGGTAGTCTTAAACTAATCCAGTTCTATAGTGATTGGATCAGTAGCATGAATTACGAAGTTGTTAGGGATGCTCCGTTGAGTGTTATAACTCCTCTAGCACGACATGATTTCCTCCCTTGGGGGAATACCCCTCTTTATGATGCTCAAGCTAGAGCAATTAAAGAACTTGGAGAGGAACTAGAAGCACTTCCAGAAGTAGATAGACCAAATAAGGTAATGTTTGTTACTATAACAGATGGGTTTAACAATGCTAGCTACTCATACACTCGGGAGAATATTGCTACCATGATTAAGCACCAAACGGATAAATACAATTGGGATTGTATTTATTTGGGAGCTAATCAGGATGCTGTAGAGGTCGGACAAACTATGAGCTTTAAAAGAGATAAGGCAATGAGTTTCGCTACGTCTGACGGTGCGATAAATTCTACTTTCGGTGGTTTGGCTAATTATGCTATTAGAAGCAGTAATTTAGCCTCAAGTAACATATCAGAGGGGAATCGCTTCTCAGACGAGGAGCGTAGCGGAGCTATAGGAAGTTCTTTGGCGGGAGTGAATGGGGATAGTTCTTTGCCGGGAGTGAATAAATAGGAGGAATGTGAAATATTTAGCTTTCTTGTTATTGGTGGTGGGGTGTTATAAAGCACCCCAACCGACCCTAGCCCCTAAAGCCCCTAAAATACAAGAACCCATGCCGGATTCTCTATTCATAAGAGGAGAGCGGTGGCAAATACAATCTGCCATTTTCCTCCCAAACTATGCAGAACCCGATTCAAAAACTGTAGCTAGTACCGATTGTCCGCGTAGAATAATACTATATAGTGATTTAGAAAAAGAAAACTATATTAAACCTTTTCTATGGCACGAAGTTTTTCACGCCGCCAAATGTGATTTACCAGACAAGTAAGGCTAACTGGCACGGATACACTTTAGATCAAAAAGGTCATGAACAAAAAGGTCATGAACAAGTATATGAAGATGGAATGTTTATGTATTCTTTTGTAAAGGATAATCCAGATTTCATTGAATGGGAGATAAATGCCCGAAACTAAACTGGACGAGGATCAGAAGAAGATTGTATCTCTAAGAGAGGGGTACTATGCTGTGATGGCGGGAGCAGGTTCAGGAAAATCAACTGTCCTGCTCCACCGTACAGGGGAGCTATATGGTCAAGGAACTGTTCTATGTGTTACGTTCACTAGTGAAGCCTCGAAAAGTCTTAGGAATAGAATCGCGAAGCTATATCCTTCTACTGATGTATCTGTTTTTTCAACTCTACATAGTTTGGCTTTGCGGTTTGCTTACCAGCATCCTGAGGCTTTTCCTTTTAAGCTAAACAATAATATCTTAGCTGAAGATGGGGTAGCCGCAAAATTAGTATACGAAAGCATAGGGGACAAGATTAACTATCGGGCATTTACTAGTTGGGTAAGTCTCCAGAAGCGAAATAGAATCTCTGCTGAAGAGGCTTTACGAACAGCGGAGGAGACTAACGTAAATCTTGATTATGCAGAAGGTTACAAGAAATACGAAGCAGCCAAAAAGAAGGCGGGAGTTTTGGACTTTGATGATCTAATCTACTACATGGTAGAAATACTAGAGACCAGACCGGATATTCGTAGTAAGTGGCAGTATGATTGGGTTATGATGGATGAGGCACAGGATGCCTGTGAGTTAGATTGGAGGATGCTACAATTAATAACAGAGAAGAACAAGAATCTAATGTGCGTGGGGGACGCAGGACAAGCTTTATTTGGGTTCCGTGGTGGAGTTGCCCGTCACTTCTTACAGATGGAGGAACTGTTTCCTTCTACTACGAAATTATATCTTGGGAACAATTACAGAAGTACCCAGACTATTGTAGATTTTGGTAAGAAAGCTTATCCGTATCCCGAGATATCTGAGTCATTTAGGGCCGTAAGAGAGCTATCGGGGATACCCCCCACCATCACTCCCTACAGTACCAGCACTAGGGAGGCTGTACAAGTGGTAGAGAAGGTGGCTTGGTATCCTCCAGACCAATGTGCTATTTTAGCTAGAACTAACTTAGCTTTGAGACCGTTCGAAGAGGTGTTATTAGATGCCGGGATAGAGTATTACATCCTAGGAGATTCCGGATTCTGGGAATCACCTGAAGTCAAGAATGTGTTATACTGGATAAGGTGTGTTACTTCTCCTACAGACAATGCGATTATAGGGGCTATAAGAACTCCCTTCTGGCCAACTAAGTACTTAAAGAGAAAAGCGGTGATTGATAAACTTAAGCTTCGCATTTCTCGCGGGGAATCCGCGTACGAAGCTACTAGACATTTACCGGAACTTACTCAATTCAGGAGTGTTATAAGTCAATTCTATAGCTACAGATACCTTCCTACGGAGACAGCAGTAAAGGGAATTCTTAGCACTCTTAAGGTGTTGGATCACTATTTAGGGGAAGAGAACATAAACCCGGATAGAGACCCTATAGCTAATCTAAAGGAGTTAGCAAACGCCTCCAAACGATATGGGAATCTAGCCGAGTTTCTTGACTTCATCCGTAGATTAACTTACGTACAAAAGAATCGTAAAGGAGTTTGTTTGAGTACTATACACTCAGCAAAAGGTAAGGAATGGCCTCATGTCTTTTTGGTATCTGCGAATGATGGGGTCTTACCTCATTCTAAGAGTGGAGATATTAACGAGGAAAGGGCTTGCTTTTTTGTGGGCGTATCTAGAGCGCAAGAGACCTTAGATATCAGTTATTATGGACTTAAGAGTAGGTTCTTAGAGGAGATAGAGAGTAGGATTTACGGGGATGAGGGGGCCGGAAGCACTAGCCCAGAAATTCCTGAAACCCGACAAGACTTACCAGATGTGCATAGGGGCTTACAACTCTCACTATGGTAATTATGGAAGGATGGCAATGAGCTATTTATATAAAAATCCAAAAGGCTTTGAGGTTCGTGCCCACAGTCACTCCGGAGGGCAAGACTGGTCGTGCCCAAAAAAATATTACTGGAAGCGTCTTCAAGGCTGGCAGAGTAAAGAAGAAGGTGCTCCTCAGATGTTCGGGAAATGCACCGAAGCCGCGATTAAGTACTTCCACGAGAGGAACTTCGAACCCGGTACCGGGGTAGAAGAGTTTAGAAAACTTTGGTGGGATTATAAAAATGAAGACATTCTCTACACCGAAAAGTCAGGAAACTGGAATGATTTCTTTCGATGCGGTGTTGAGCTTCTGAAGCTATATGAACTTCAACTACCCGACTTGCCTATCTCTAATGCCGTGTTCTCTGTAGAACGTAGGGTAGACCTAGCCCCCGGGGATGGATTATACGGCGGGTTACAATTCATGGCAGTACTAGATATGCTATGCACGGCTCCTAATAATCATCCAGCCCTTCCTGCAATGGAAGGTCCTGAAGTAAGACAGTTCGTAGTCGATATCAAAACCTCTACGGCTAGCTATTACACTGATCCTAGGTTGTCCTCATTAGACGATCAGCTAAGAGACTATGCTTGGGTTACGGGGTTGTCCACTGTCGCCTTTCTAGTGCTTTGTAAGAACCATACCGAGATAGGTACCGGGGACTGGATAACAGTTTTAGAGGGTCCGAAGCAGGGCAAGAAGTACAAAGTATTCGATATCAAAGATGGTAAGCTGTTAGTATTACCCAAAGAACTGTTCGATGAATACCAGTCACGTAAGAAGGAGATCAAAGGTAAAGGGGCTAAGGAAAGAGGAACAGCCTTACTTACCGAATACTTCTATAAGGGTCTTTCTTTTCAACGGCATGAAGTAACTAAACAGAAGATACAATTCCTTCCTGCTATAATTAGTCAGCAAGATGCAGACGAGGCTAAGCGAGAGGCTATACATGAAGCAATGGACATCGCGGACCATAACCGTGAGCAGTATTTTCCTAAGCGTCCCGGTGTACGGTTTCCTCATAATCCTTGCACTTCTTGTGAGTGCTTGGGTCTCTGTATCGGAGATGAAGGAATGGTTAAGGAGAACTTGGTTCAGATAGGAGCGCAGTTTTGAAGATATTAATTATTAGTGACACTCACGGCCTCCATAGATTAGTACCTGAACTCCCCGAAGCGGATGTTTTTATACATGCGGGGGATATAGCTAACAGCGGAAGAATACAAGAGGAATATATTTCTTTTAACACTTGGTTAGAAGGAATCCCCGTTCCTAAGCATCGAAGATTTATTTGCGCGGGAAACCACGACGTATGGCTAGATGGTTCTCATAATGAAAGCAGCCCGAAAAGGGCGGCTAAAACAAGGGCATTGATCACTAATGGGATATACGTGGAAAACGAAGCAAGAGAAGTAGACGGAGTTATTTTCTATTTCTCCCCAGTAACCCCGTTCTTTCTTAACTGGGGTTTTAACGTACAGAGAGGCGCAGACATAAAGAAATACTGGGACAAGATTCCAGATAATACAGATGTGTTAGTTACTCATGGACCACCGTATGGTATACTAGATAAAATTGTACCTGAAAGTTCTTTTCTTAACTTAGGATGTGAAGAGTTAGAAAAACGGGTTCGGCAAATACAACCTAAGTACCATATTTTCGGGCACATACATGGAAGTAGAGGGACTTTTACGGAATCTACAACTTATATCAATGCTTCTTTTCTAAATGAAGAGTATAAACCCCATTCCGGAGACGGATATTTTATAGTGGAGATATAATGTACGATATATACGAAGTTGTTTCGAATAATGCCTTATGCTCTGATATTATACGGGTGTTATTAAACCAAGGATTTCTCCGGAAAGTGGAGAGAACTGTAGCACCCCAAAAAGAGAATGTGCTGCTGCCAGTCTATGCCGAATCAGAGTGTACGTACTTAAGAAATGGATTACCCATTGAATCTAGTATAGAGAGTATTGCCAAGGAGTTTATTGGTAAGGTAGAGGACCGTAAGCATTGGGGTAAAGACCTTAAGATAGCAGTTAAAGAATATGGTCATGATGAAGTACTTAAAGCATTTTATGAGTGGGCAATCAGTCAAGACAATTTCTTAGGTCCCAAACCTGTCTTTACTTTCTTAAAGAACATTGCTAGTGTAGTTGGAACGGTGAGTAAGCAAGTTAGTAGTCCCGCCCTTGTTAGGGTAGATCAAAGAGTGGCCTATGTGTCTGATAATAAAGTGTTTTTCTCGGGGGACTTGCGATTTAGACTTTCACAGCTAATTAAGGACTATGGAGAAGAACTAGTAATCACAGCTTTTGAAACCTTTTATCAAGACGTAGAACCTAAAAACATTAAGTGGGCGCATATGGAATTTATCAAACGTGCTCCAGTCATGATTGAAACAATAAAAACCCAGCGAGCAGAGCAAGCAAAACAAGCATTAATGGTGGCGCAAGGCTATACCAAGGCTAGAGAAGGTGTCATAGAAGAACTAGAAGAAGATGAGGACCTTTAATGGAAGGTAATATAAAAGCACACCCAGCACTACTTAGTATCTTTGCTTCTCGCCTACCCGGACTGCAAAAGAAGGATGGATCATACTGGGCGAATTGTATATTCCACGCAGAAAAAACCCCAAGTCTTACCGTAGGTAAAGATGATAGTGGAAGTTGGTGCTATCACTGCTTTGGCTGCGGAGTGGGGGGAGATGTAATTCAATTTGTAGAGGCTGTAGATAAAATATCATTCACAAAAGCTAAAGACTTAGTAGAAAAAGTTACCGGGGGTAGCTGGGAGGAAGCTAAAAAGAAAGTCGATGCTGTTTTCAAAAGGCTAGAAATAGATGATTCTAAACCAGCTAGGAGATACTCCCTAGATGAGTATGTAAAATTTGAGATAGGATTATATGAATCTTCAGAAGCAAAAGATTGGCTGTTCAGAGAAAGAGGAATTACCTATGAAACCGCACGAAAACTCCACTTCGGGTACTGTAAGGATTTGGCCCAACTCAACAGCAAGCCACGCTCGGATTTTGAACCAGTTAAGGAAAAAGGCTGGATTATTACCCCTGCGGTCGAGGGGCAAGAAGTCGTAGCTATAGAAGCCCGTAGTATGGTGGCTAAGCAGATAGCCCGTAAGCCGGGGATGGATTATAAGATACTCTGGGGGACAGATTTTATCTCTTGGGAGGAACCGGTATATGTAGTCGAAGGTAAGTTTGATCAGGCGGTATTAATTCAAGCTGGCTATAGAGCCGTAAGTCTTTCTAACGCGGGTACTAAGATACCCCCGCAGCAGAGAGACATACTCATGTCAGCATCTGTAATTATCTTAGCTGGCGATAATGATGGGGGAGCCGGTACAGATACCATGATCAAGTTGTGGAACGAGCTTCAGGAACGAACGTATTTACTCATATGGCCTAAAGGCAAGAAGGACGCCAATCAAACGTTTCTAGAAACCTGTGATCGCAATATCGATGATTTTAGAAGGGTCGTAGACAGCCTAACTCTGACTGCCTACTCAAATCCTTCTCCCGGGATTAGAAGCATTCAGGACATTTTAAAAAAAGATCAATCAGAATCTGCTGAGTCGCGAGAGGATAGATTTAAATTTAGTATTAAGACCATAGATAGAATGGCAAATATCTTTCCGGGAGCTATTGTATATATTTCAGCTAGTTCAACAGGTTCCGGAAAAACAACATTTGTTTTGCAGGAAACCCTTAGGGCGGCTTTAAGAGGAGAAATTGTACTCAATTATCAGACTCAACTACAGCCAGAAGAAGTGGGAAACATCGTAACCTCTAATCTGCTGGCTACGGATCGAAACGAATTGACTAGACAGGATAAACTGAATGCAGCTAAAAGACTTAAGGATGTTCAGTATTACGTAGGCAACAATCCCAACCTAATAAAATCTGAAGAAATTTTGGACTTGATAGAAGCTGGGGTGAAGAGAGTTGGAGCAACGGTAGTCGTTGTGGACTTAATCCACGACATATGCTCAAACGATGCAGATGAATATAGGGCACAGACCCAAGCTATGAGAAGAATAAAACTAATGGCCCAAAAATACTTGGTGGTATTCTTCCTAGTTGGACAGCCTAGAAAAGTTGATTCAAAGTTGCTGGGTAAAGCGTTAGGTAATATATATGAGAGTAAGGGTTCTGAAGCAATTCCTTCTGAATCAGATGTAGTTTATTACATGCACCGACAACCCGTCAAAGTTATGACAGAGGAAACAGAAGATAGTCTATCCCCCGAAGTTGAGATATGCACTAGAAAAGCAAGGAGTAGAGGAAAGGGATCGACTTTTACTAAAGTGTTCTTTTTAGGAAAGATAGCTACATTTAGAGAGATTGTTCCTATAGAGGAAGCTAAACCAGTGGATAAATTGGAGTTCTAATGGAAGTAAACTGGGAAGAACGTGCTAAAGCAGCAGAAGCACAGGTAGAGCAACTTAGAAAAGACTTTCGGCAGGTAATGGAACTCAATCTTAAGCTCTTAGAAATTAACGATAAACTATCAATAGCATTGGGGATGAAGTAATGGATGTTCTAGAAGGAATCGCAAAAAGTTTTTCATCAGAAGAACGTAAGGAAGCCCATGAGTTAGAGGAAAAGAAAGAGCATCTCATTAAGGCTATCGTAGCCGAGAAGACTAACATGGAGATGAACTTCGTTCGGTTAAGTAAGATAATCAATGAGATACGCCAGAAGAAGTATTGGCTGTTGACTAGCTATAAAAACTTCGGAGAGTATCTAGCTAACTGTGAGGATAAATTTGGGGTAGGGCATTCTCAGCTATATGTGGGTATGAAGATTGTCCGTAACCTACCGGATATTCCGGATGAAGAGTTGGTGGCTATGGGAATCACCAAAGCCGGGGTGTTGAGTAAATATGTGGAACAATCAGGGCAAATGGTTCCTGACGATATCCTAGATACGGCTAAGACTAAGAAAGCAGATGAGTTACAAGCAATGGTAAATTCTAGACTACATAATGTTCTTCCGGAAAATGGAACTTGGCTTAACTTTGGCGGGTTCTTTTGTTCTGAAGATGAGAAGAAAGAAATTCAACAGGCCCTTATGGTGGCCGGTAATGTAGACCCAGTAGTTCCAAACAATATACCTAATTGGCAACAACTCAAAGAGAAGACCCTGAGGCTATGCCGAGAGTTCTTAGGAACTTACAGTGGGTAAAAGTGTTTTTGTGGAGATTGACCCAGACACCGAAGAACCAATCAGAATACTTAAGACCAAGCAGGCGTATGATTTACCTTCCGAAGTGGTTAGAATGATGGCTAGGAGTGTTGCGGTAGGTCTAATACGAAAACAAGTAGTTAATAGAGCTAGAAAAAAGACCGGGATTTTTTGTGAATTTTGTGGAGCGGTATTGACAGAGAGTACCGGGGAAATGCACGAAGTACTATCTAGAGGCAATGGTGGGGAAGTTTCACTTGACAATTGCCGTTTTATATGTAATGATTGTCATACGAGGAAGCCTGATTCAGAGCATGGCGACCGACGTTGGCAATAGTAAAGGAGAGTGATGTTTAATACTTATGGAACTTCTAAAAATTTCGTTGATAAGGCTTTAATCGAAAACAAGCACGTGCTAGAAAAAGCGCTTGGCTCAAGAGATGAGTGGGAGATTTATACTGTAGAAGCCCAATCAGGTACCGGGTTAGATTGTATCTACAACGCGCTAAGTATTAAGATTTGTGGTAGTGATTTAGCGTTATTTAATAAAGCGGAACTTTCCCTACGACAAGATATCACTGACATACAGTTCATTGCTGGAAGTTGGTTTTATAGACACGAAGCATATATCACAAGTCGTAGGTCTGTAATAGAGAAAAGAAGGGGCAATAAAGAAGGCTCTTTCGTAAAATGTAATTTTCGCGGTGTGGGTATGGTCTTCTTCGAGGTATGGATCATTTCTAGTATGGAAGGCCCTATCGTTTCTAATTATGTAGTCATAAATCGTAAAGATGCCGATAAACTTAAAAAGGAACTGAATGCTATAGTTTCTAGTTTCGAGTATAAGTATACTATCATGACTTACGATTGCGATGGTTCCGGACAAATCAGAGTAGATCAAACCACGGGGTTGGAACAAAGTTGGGATAATTTGGTTCTTAATCAAGAAGTTCTTAACCTAGTGAAGAAAGATACGGAAAGCTTCATCGCTAGAAAAGCTTGGTTTATTAAGAACGATCTTCCTTTCCGGAGGGGCTATCTATTTCATGGACCTCCCGGGAACGGTAAGACTAGTGTAATCAAGACCTTGCTATCTAATCTTGATATGAATGCCTATAAGATTCGTTTGTTCAGCAAGACTGTCTCAGATGCAGTTCTGGAGATGATGTTTAAAGATGCTCAGAGAAGCGGACCTAACGTGGTGGTTTTAGAGGATTTGGATAGGGCCTTTCCTAAAACCGGAGAGACCAGATCAACATTGGGTATGCACACTCTTCTTAACTGTCTGGATGGATTGGCTTCCCAAGAGGGAGTTATAACTATCGCTACAGCTAACGAGCCTACAATTCTTGATAAGGCGATTCTTAAGAGGCCCGGTAGGTTTGATAGGGTTGTTCTGTTCGACAATCCCGATGTAGAAACTAGACTTAAGTACTATTTGAAGAAGGCTCCGTACCTATCAAGTAAAGAACTAGAACCGGTTGCAGATACTACTATAGGATTCTCTTTTGCTCAATTGCAAGAGACTTACATCTTAGCCGGTCAATTGGCTTTTGAAAGAAATGAAGAGGAAGTAACAGCAGGGGATTTACATAACTGTGCTGGATTACTTAGAGGAAGTACCAATAGTGTAGGAGTGGGATCAGATAAGAGAGGATTTTAATGGCAGATATATCGCAAGCAGCATTGTGGTTAAATGAAGGAAAAAAAGTAAGAAACCCTGATATGCCCGAAGGAGAGTTTCTTTTTCGTAGGCCGGATAACTATATAGATTACTACTACTATATTACCGAGAGAGACCCAGGAGAAGCACTTTTCGAACCTCTTGACTTTCTCAGACTCGATTGGGATATTTACGACGAGGAGAACGAATGACAGTTACTGTTGAGGAGTATGTAAAGATAGTAGATGATAAGGGACAGAACCATGTGGGGATTGCTATTGCTACTAACTTGGTAGCAATAAAGTCAGGGGAGGATATTATCTACGGGGCTGCGGTAGAAATGGATCACATACACACTACTATAGTTTGTGATAATCCACAGTGTGAAAACTCTACCGTGGATGATAACTTCCAGACCCATCCTAAACGAATTGAGTTTGACGAAAACAAAGAAAACTCAGCGGATTTTATTAAGGATTTAGCCGAGGTAACTATAACTACAGATTATAAGGGAGTTAAGTCGGTCTTCTGTAGTCCTCGCTGTGCTGCACACTTTCTGAAGAAACCAGCTAATGTATTGGAGTTTTCTTCCGGCAAGGGAACAAGGACATTCGATGGACTTCAAGACTCTAAATAAGTGCATGATCTTAATCCAAGCTTGGAGAAGTCGTAAATCCAAGGAGGACATAGAGTGGCCAGATTCTAGGGACCCTGAACTTAAAGAAACGTTGGTAGAGTTCGGGGTAGTTCCTCAAGACCTAGAGAAAAGCATGGTGGTGTTGGCTGTATGGAGAGAAGCTGGGGAGGATATTTATCAGAAGTACAGTGTGATTACTAACGTAATTAAAAACCGGCAGGCTAAGGGATTGTACCGAAGTCATCTTTGTGCTTCAGACCTAGATCAATTTCCGTCTATGACCAACTCAGGTGATCACAGACTTAAAAAATATCCACTTGAAACTGAGAACCTTAAGAAGCTGTTAGAAAATCTAGACAACATTCTGGAGGGTAAGACGGTGGACCTGACTCAGGGGGCTACTTACTTTGGAGTAGTGGGAGAAGTGATGGACCTTTGGTTTAGAAATTTGATTGAATCAGGTGGCTATGAAAGAACTGTTCAAGTGGCAGGTCTCACGTTTTTCCGGGAGAAGAAATGAAAATTCACATGATGGCGGGTCTCCCCGCCTCCGGGAAGTCTACTGTGGCAAGAAAGATAGTCAAGCAAAACGGCAATGCCGCACGGGTTAACAGGGATGACCTTAGAGCAATGCTCTTTAACTCTGAGTGGTCTGGTAAAAGAGAGAAGGTAGTTATTGCGGTGGAGAAAGCAATAGCTAAAGTTCTGCTAGACTACAACTTAGATGCTATAATTGATGACACCAATCTTTCAGAAAAACACGAAGATATGTGGGCTAATTTAGCTGCTGATTTGGGTGTTCCTTTTAAGAAAGAATTCTTAAACGTAGATATGGAAGAGTGTATTCGAAGAGATGCTAATAGGGATAAACCTGTAGGTAGAAACGTCATTGTAAAGATGGCTGCTAAGAATGGATTAATACAGTGGCCGGATAAGGGTATTGTGCTTGTAGATATTGACGGCACCCTATCTCTATCCACGGGGAGGGAAAAGTATTTAGCGAGAGAAGTAAAAGACTGGCAAACTTATTTTAGTCTTTTGCATACAGATGTTCCGGCTATTAATATTTTTAAGAGAGTAAAGGAACTTAGTGACTCCGGACATACAATTGTAATAGTATCAGGAAGAGGAGCCGAGTGGGAAGATGATACCCTAAAGTGGTTTGATAATGTATGGACTCCTAGCCCGTTTTTTCCGGAACTGGAAGTTCCTAAGTTTCCTATCTTTCAGTTCTTCTTCCGTAATGCCGGGGATCATAGACCGGATGAAATTATTAAACGCGAAGTACTGGACCTTCTACCCCGAAAGCCAGCATTGGTAATCGATGACCGTCCTAAAGTTTGCCGTATGTGGGAAGAACAAGGATTAAATGTATATTGGGCTAGAGGAAGAGATATAGAGGAATTTTAATGAAACTCCAAGAGTGGATTGATATAAGAGAGCTAGAGGAGTTAATCTCCGAGGGGTTAGTATCTGACAGACCCCATCCTTCTTTGCCTCTGCGAATTTTGAATTATACCCCGGCTGCTCAATCGGTTAAGGTCTGGACTCCTACCCTTAGCCGGTGCCGGGGATTGGTTTATGAACTAGATACTAATGATATTTATGCAATACCTTTTTCTAAGTTCTGGAATTTTGGAGATTTAGCGCACGGCGCAGTTAAAGAAAACTTTCCTCCGGGAGAACCCGCTATTTATGAAAAGGTGGACGGGAGTTTAGGTATATTCTTTTTCTACAAGGGAGCGCCTATTATTGCAACTCGGGGAAGCTTTGAGTCAGATCAGGCTAAGTGGGCGGATAATTGGCGCAAGAAGCATATGTTTGGCTGCCCCCTACACGATGACAGGACGTATTTATTTGAAATAGTTTATCCCGAGGACAAGAAAGTAGTTAACTATCCTTATTCAGGATTAGTTTTGCTAGGAGCAATAGACCCCAACGGGGACGAATGGCCTCCGGACTCTATAGTTGCTCAAACGGTCCTCAATTATTTTCCAGTAAAGATTGCTAAGAGATACGAATACCAAGAGCTAGAGAAACTTCAAGCCCAAGAGGAAGATAACGCCGAAGGATGGGTGGCAGTGTGGTATGGTCCTCCGGCATACAGAGTTAAGATCAAGTTGGAGAAGTATGTTCTTCTACACCGTATGTACTTCCAGACTACTTCGGAAGTTGTGTGGGAATTGGTTAAAGCCGGGGAGTTTAAGGAAGTTAATTCTGTTCACAGGCTATTTGAAGGAGCAGACGATACTCTCAAAAAATGGGTAATGAATACCGCTGTGAATATATCTTTGAATTATGTAGATATAGATCAAAGAGCTAAACTTGACTTTAGAAACTGTATCGACTATACTAACATTACCAGCTACGACGGTAATGAGAAGGAGCGAAGAAAGGCATTTGCCTTCTTAGCTACAAAGAAGGATAATCCGTCTTTGCTGTTCCTGCTTTATGACGGAGATTTTGTTAAGTACGAAGAGATGTTATGGAAGCTAGTTAAACCAGAAAATAAAAGATTTACGAAGGAGGAAGAATGAAAGCGTCAGGGTTAGTTGCAATTATATTGTGGCTAGGATGCAGTTACCTAACATATGGATTTACATTAGGAGCTTTTACACATGAGTTTCCGGATCAATATCACACAAGTTTTGCCGTAGCTTTTTCGATTGCCGGGCCGCTTGGTTTGTTCGCTGATGGGGTGCTCGACGGTTTCCGACATTGGAGAACAGTTCCATTGACAATGGAAGAAAGGTGGAAGATTTTTCATGATATGTATCCGATGTTGAGTAGAGAGTATTTCGACAGGAGAGATTAATATGTATGTAAAACTAGTAAAATGTGTTGTTTGCAAGCTTCTTATAGAAGACCCAGAAAGCGATTTATGCCCTGCGTGCATTAGTAAGACCCTTAGAGTCGTGGCTGTTTACCCCGAGATAAAGGAAACGGAATTTCCAGATGAAGAAATACAAATCAGCTAGGGACGGTCGCCTGCAAAGAAGGTTCGGAAGAACAGAAGAGGAGGTAGACAGAGTACTAAAACAGCAGAACGGGGTGTGTAAGATTTGCGGTAGTCCCCCCGGCAGGTCTTCCTTACATCTAGACCATGATCATAACATTGAAAAATGGAAGATAGATACAGATAAGGTTCTGATTGATAACAAGTACGTCTGGAGGGCTTGGCCCCGGACCCCCTTTAGCCTTCGATATTTCGAGGAATTCGGGGTTAGTAAACCAGAGGCTAGAGCTAAAGTTAAAGCGAAGCTGCTTCGCTTGAGTTCAAGAGGGTTGATTTGCTGGAGTTGTAATGCAGGACTACAAAAGTTCAGAGATGAACCAGAAAGGTTGTATCAAGCGGCAAAATACTTAGATAGATATTATGATTTTTTGACGGGGATAGGTAACGGAAACGGGTTTACGGAATGAGGACATATACAGTAGGAATAGAAGTGGATGATTATTCTGATTCAGATGGAGAAGATGTGGAAGAGTTTCTCCAACAATTGCTTGATGGGGAATTACCAGAAGGCTTACCCCCTGATATGAAGGCACGAATTATAGAGGTTACAGAGTGGTGAAAATAAATAGAGAAGAAGAACAGGAGATTGTCGAATTTAAGCGAAGACACCCTGAGTTAGGAAGTAGGGCTATAGGTACTCACTTTAACCGCCATCATAAATCCGTTAATAGAGTTCTCAATACTTACAAGAAACCTACGGTACTTAACACCGATCCTATTGATATGGATACCCTTCGTAGGCTGCTAAAGAAGGGTCCGTTATCTTCACTACAGTTAGCAGATGCCCTTAAGACTACTCCGAAGCACGTAGAGGAGCAGATTAAAATCCTAAAGCAAAAGGGTGCTCTGCTGTTGGTAACCCATAATGGATTACATGACTTGGGGGATAGTATTCTGTTAGAACCCGGAAAGAGTAAGCTTAAGGGAACAGAAGAATACTGGACTCATACCTTAGGTTTTACTACGGACAACCATCTTTGTAATAAACACGCTAGATTGGATGTTCTTAATGCTGCGTATGATCATTTTGAGCGAGAGGGTATTACCAAAGCTTATAATGCCGGAAACATGATCGATGGCGAGGCTAGGTTCAACAAAACTGAATTAATCGTAGCTCCGGGGATGGATAACCAGTTAGACTACTTAATAGATAAGTACCCTAATAAGAAAGACATAACAACTTACTACATATCAGGAGATGATCACGAAGGTTGGTATCAGCAAAGAGAGGGTATCGAAGTAGGACATTATCTCCAGATGAGAGCAGAGCAAGCGGGAAGAGACGACCTTAAGTACTTGGGGTACGGAGAAGCAGACGTAGACTTGTTATATGGCTCTGGGTCTTCTGTTATGAGAGTAGTTCACCCGGGTGGGGGATCAAGTTATGCAATTTCCTATACTGATCAGAAGAGAGTAGAGAGCTACCAAGGGGGAGAGAAACCGCATGTTGAGCTAGTAGGACACTACCACAAGTTCAACCACGGATACCCTAGGGAAGTCCACACAGTCCAAGGTGGATGTACTATGGATCAGAGTATGTTCATGAGAAAGAAGAGGTTGCAGGCCCACGTAGGGTATAGTATAATCAAAATCAAGCAAGACGAGACAGGAGTAATTATTCGGTTCTCCGTCGAATGGTTTCCTTTCTTTGATCGCGGGTTTTATGAGAAGAGGTTTAAATAATGGATACATGGGTTGTTTCAGACCACCATTTCTATCATGAGAATATACTTCGTTTTACCGGATACGATGGTAAACCTCTTCGGGTGTTTAGTGATGGTTCTGAAATGAATGAGTATATGATTACTAAACATAACTCTGTGGTTAAGTTTGACGATAAAGTGTATTTCTTAGGCGACGTTGTTATGGGAGCTAACGCAGAGAAGATGAAGATAGTTTCTAGACTCAACGGTAAAAAGACCCTTATTCTGGGTAATCACGATTCCCCCGAGATGAGCTTGTATAGAGCTTTCGGACGCATATATGCTTATAGAAAACTCGATTATTTGCTGCTAACCCACGTACCGGTTCTGCGCCTCCCTAAATGGGCTAAAGCCAATGTACACGGTCATGTTCATAATAACATTTCGCCGGGAGAGTATGGACCATTATACTACAACGTTAGTATAGAAGTGCTAGAGGATTACACCCCGATACACTTAGATGAGCTAAACAGAAGAATTGAGTTACAAGGAGGAGTATGATGGAATTTCTTTTTGCATATAGTGTCACGTTTACTATAGATGGAGAATACGACAGTTATAATGTGCTAGCGGGGTCAATCGAAGATGCAGTAGCTATGTCTGAACAGCTTTTAGGGTATATAGATAATGATAGCCACGACAGGGAAATTGTTGCTATCAGCAAAGGTATTAAAGTCTTTACTGGAGTGGACTACAAACTACCAGAAATAGAATTGACGGGCATCTTGGATGGTGGTTTTAAAGGTATAGATTCTGTTAGGGAGGAGAGGGAGGAGGGCGTATAATGGAAGATACGATTGCTCACCCTAAGCATTACGAACGTCTCAATCCGGAACCTATTGATATTATAGAAGCATGGAATATGGATTTCCATTTAGGATGTGCGCTAAAATACATTTGTAGAGCAGGATATAAGGATGATGCAATACAGGACTTGAAAAAAGCAGTATGGTATATTAATCGTAAAATACAAAGACTGGAAAATAATGGGCAAACGAAAAGCACTACCACCGCTGGCGCAGCAGATATTTGAAATCATAGCCTACTGGCAACCGAAACTCAGATTAGATAATTGGAAGTTTTCTTTTAAAATCCATGATGATGTTAAGGATATAGAATGCTTTGCGCTCAATAAACAGGACCCTAACTACGAAATAGCTACTATTGAGGTTTTGGACCCAAGTAAAATTCCAGAATCGTGGAAAGGATGTAGGGATATAGAAGTAACTATACTGCATGAGTTGCTTCATACTAGACTTCTATATGTAGCTCCCCTTCCGGAAAAGAAAAAAGAAAAGGGAAAAAAAGCTAACTGGCAGGTAGAGATGGCGGTAGAAACTATCAGTCGGGCAATGGTGGCCGCAAAAAGGGGCATAGAGCCAGAGGATATTAAATGAAAGAGTGGAGTAATTTGGCCCGTGTGGTTTACAGACGGACCTATAGCCGTAAAGACACTGGGTATTTAGAGAACTGGGATCAAACAGTCGAACGAACAATTGCTGGAAATGTGAAAGGAAAGAATGTACCTGAAGAAGAAATTAAAGAACTTATTAGGTTGGCTAAAGAACGAAAATCCGGTCCCGCAGGCAGAGGGTACTGGTTCTCAGGAGCACCCAGCCACGCTAAGATCGGAGGAGCAGCCCTCAACAACTGCTTTTCTGGCGACGAAAAGTTTATAACAAAAGCTGGACCTGTGTCTTTTAGAGAAGCAGTTGGTCTAGAAGTAACAGTAAAAACAAAATATGGATGGAAAAAAGGAGTTGTTAATAGCTTCGGAAATCAGATCGTTCAGGATGTTGTGTTTGCCCCGGCTGACTCCACGGGAAAGCGGTATAGGAGTAACCTTCGTCGCAGAGTTCGCGTAACTCCAGATCACGGCTGGTTCTTATTAAATGGAGAAAAAACTACCTCTCTAGAAGTTGGGGACATTGTACAGTCTGGAAGAGGTCATCAATATCCATTAGATAAAGGAACAGCCTATTATGCCGGATTTCAGCATGGATTAATTTTCGGAGACGGTACTGAAGCAAACCACAAGAAAGATGGCTCCTATCGGTTTATGATTAGGCTGTGCGACGATAGAACAAAGAAGTATGCAGATATGTTTGAGGATGTTACTTATCCAGAAACATATGGAGGGGACCCGGTAGGAAGACTAGATTCTTATGAAAACTTAAAGGAGTTTCCTGTTGCTAAGTCTGTAGAATATTTAGCTGGCTTTTTACACGGTTGGTTAGAAGCAGATGGTAATTACTCCAAGAATACGGCAAGACTTAGTTCACAGAATCCAGAAACTAAACAGTGGCTTTTAGATAATGCTGCTTCTGCCGGATATATTCTTACTGGTTTCTCGTACAACAATGAAACAACTAACTACGGAAAAAGACATAACCCTCTTATTACGTATACTCTAAGTCAAGAGGAAATTACTTGGAAGGTACAAAGCATTGAGATTCTACCAGATGTTGAAGAAGTTTTTTGTGTCACTGTTCCAGAAACAGGAGCCTTTACGCTTGCCTCAGGAATCTATACCTCAAACTGCTGGTTCCTCACCGCAGACGACTGGTACAGCTTCGTCATCGCACAGGACTTACTCATGCTTGGAGGCGGGGTTGGTCTGTCAGTGGAACATCGATTTACGAGTAAACTACCAAAGGTCCGGAGAGACGTTTTCATTCAACATAGAAATACCCGAGACGCAGACTACATTGTACCTGATAGCAGAGAAGGTTGGAACGAACTCTTACACCGTGTCCTCGAAAGTTATTTCGTTTCAGGGAAGTCGTTTACGTTCAGCACGGTATGTCTACGAGGTAGTGGAGAGATTATCAAAGGATTTGGGGGGATCAGTTCAGGCCCACTCCCGTTGGTTGATTTCATCCGAACTCTCTCTGGAGTCTTTAAAGCGAGAGAAGGAAAGTTCCTCAGACCAATCGACGCCGCAGACATAATCACCGCTACGGGTCAAATGGTCGTGAGTGGAAATGTCCGCAGATCGGCAATTATTATCTTGGGCGATTGCTGGGATAAAGAGTATTTGAAAGCAAAGCGCTGGGACTTGGGGCAGATTCCTTCCCACCGTAGTAGAGCAAATTATTCAGTAGTGTGTGATGATGTAGAGGACCTTCATCCCTCCTTCTGGAAAACTTATGAACAAGGAGAACCTTTTGGAATCGTCAATCGTACGAACATACAGCGTTACGGCAGAATGGGTGAACTTAGACCGGATACAGCTATCGGCGTTAATCCGTGTGTACCGGGGCACACAGAAATCTTAACCAAGAATGGCTACCAAAGAATTGACTCATTAATCGATCAAGAAGTGGAGGTTTGGAATGGTTTTGAGTTCTCCAAAGTAAGACCCAGAAAAACGGGTATTAATCAACCCTTGGTAAAAGTAAAGCTTTCATCGGGACAAGAATTGGATTGTACTCCCTACCATCAGTTTGTTCTTGCGTTGGACTACAAAGGAAATACTATAAGAGTAGAAGCTAAAGACCTGAAAAAAGGAGATAAACTAATTAAAAGTTCGTACCCACTTCTAGAAGGATTTATGCCACTGGGTACGGCATATACTCAGGGTTTTGTCTCTGCGGAAGGTATGGACGGGTATAAGCACTTTAATTTGTACGAGCCAAAACTTCCATGTCTAGAAAATTTATCCGTAACCCACGGAGAGTATGACAGCAAGCAAAGCCGACTGCATTGTACTCTGACTTTTGAACCAAAGGAGAAAACCTTCGTTCCTTTTGAGATGTATACTATATCTGTACGGCTTGCATGGCTATCTGGACTGCTAGATGGAGATGGTACTTGTCTAAAAGAGGGGGGAAGCCAAATAGCCTCTGTGAATAAAGAGTTTCTTCTCAGAGTGCAGAAAATGTTGACAACACTGGGTATAGCTAGTAAAGTAACATTAGCTAGACAAGAATGCTTTAGGTTTCTTCCGGACGGAAAAGGTGGAAAAAAACAATACCTTTGCCAAACTCTTTGGAGATTGCTACTTGGAGCAGTTGAAATGGGGCAACTGTTAGAACTAGGTTTGAAAACATACCGACTGGATTTTAATGGCTTCTATCCTAATCGCAATGCTTCTCAGTTTGTTAAGGTAGTGGAAGTGGTAGATGAAGGATTTAGTTCTGACGTTTTCTGTTTCACAGAGCCTAAACGCAATCTTGGATGTTTCGAAGGGATTGTCACCGGGCAATGTGCGGAGGCAACTCTCGAAAACGGGGAACCTTGTAATCTTACCGAAACCGCCCTTTGTAACCTCGACGGAAGTGATGAATTTATTAAAGCAGTGCGACTTATGCAACGATACGCAAAAAGAGTAACCCTTGAAAGATATCATCACAAAATCTCCGACGAAGTTATTAAAAGAAATCGCCGCACAGGTAATGGAATCACTGGCTGTTTGGCAAGTCCGCTTTTTACTCCCGAAACATTGGACCGTGCGTATGCAGCGATCCAAGATGAGGATGAAAAATACTCAAAAGAATTAGGTGTTCCTCGCAGTAAACGAACCACCGTGGTCAAACCCTCCGGAACAATGAGTAAGGTTCTAGACTGTATGGGATATGAAGGAATCCATGCGGCGTATTCTCGGTATATGATTCAGCGAGTTAGGTTTGCTTCAAACGATCCTTTGATTCCTAAGCTTCGTGCGGCGGGCCATTACATGGAACTGTTGAACGACTTTGGGACCATCGACCGTGGTACAATGGTAGTGGACTTCTATGTATCTGCGCCAGAAGGCTATCCTGTTGCCGACGAGGACTGGGATGTATGGAAGCAGTTAGACATTTTAAAAATGGCGCAAAAACATTGGGCTGACCAATCTGTATCAGTTACGGTATACTATAAGAGAGAAGATATACCTAAGCTAAAAGTGTGGTTAGCTGAGAATCTACAGTATTTAAAAACAATTAGCTTTTTATGTCATTCGGACCATGGGTTCCCCCAAGCTCCTAAAGAAGCTATTACACAAGAAAGGTTTGAGAAGTTATCCAACAAGATAAAACCCATCGACTTTGAAGATATCGAAGAAGGTGATATGATTGATGGGATGGAGTGCCAAGGTGGAAGCTGCCCAATTAAATAAGGAGAATATGACAATACTGAGTCCAATGAGTGAGAGTACGTTGCGAATCCGTAAGAAGAAAATGGATATTTTGAAAGAACAACCCCTCAAGCAAGAGGGAGCAGGGTACGGTCTTAAGACTTATTATCTTAAGAGTGGTAATACGTATAGGGTTAGTTCTGAAGGGGCTTTGGACCTTCATTATACCCTTCCGGTAGGTACATATATTGTACGAGCGGATTTGTCTGGATTTTATCTAGAGACTACCGAAAGCTTCAAAGTTCCTAGTGTTCTTTACGGAGATGTTCTGTCTACTGCTCAGAGAATACTAAACACGTTTGCCGAACGGGAAGTTAGTACCGGAGTTCTCCTTTGCGGGGAAATGGGAAGTGGTAAAACGCTTTTGGCTAAAGTCACGAGTGCAGAAGCAGCTAAACAAGACATTCCCACAATCATCGTTAACAGTCCTTACTGTGGGGATACGTTCAATACGTTCATCTCAACTATCCAACAGCCGGTGGTTCTGTTCTTCGATGAATTTGAGAAGGTATACGACGAAGAACATCAACAGGCTTTGCTGACCTTGTTTGATGGAGTGTTTGGTAATAAGAAACTCTTTGTCTGCACTTCTAACAGCAAGTGGAAAATCGACCTTCACATGAAAAACCGTCCCGGAAGATTCTTTTATTTTTTGGAATTCGAAGGGTTGGACTATAACTTCATCAGAGAGTACTGCGAGAAGAATCTTTTAGACAAGAAGTTTACGGAACAAGTGTGCGTGCTAGCGACACTTTATGATTCTCTCAACTTCGACATGCTTCAAGCGATTGTAGAAGAAATTAACCGGTATGGGGAAAGTCCTAGACAAGTGATTAAGTTCTTGAATACGAAGCCCAGCGTAACTGCACAGGCGACCTATAACCTTCTTCTAACCCTTAATGGAGTCGATCTACCGAGTCAAAATCTCAGTAATAGACAGTGGGCTGGAAATGCTCTGGATTCTGATATTGATGTATACTACAAACTGGTCAATGTACCCGAGGGTGCAAATTTGGAAGAAGAAGATTATGCTGCCCCTTCTGTCGCCCCTTCTGTCGCTTCAGCGCTAGAAGCTATCAGCCTCATTCCTTGGAGTGTGATGCGTTTCACTACGCAGGATATCATATTCGTAGATGTTCGAACTGGGATTGTAAGATTTCAAAAAGATAACACTGTCTTGACTCTTACCAGAGAAGTTAAAAAGGCATTCGACTACGAAAGAGTTCTGGCATGAAGGTTACTCAAGTAGAACTAGAGAACGTAGGTCATCCCGCAAAGATGGTCTGCTGGCTTAATCGGGGAAGGTACAAGTTCAAAACAGGAACCATACTTTCATTGGAAGGGGTAGACGGACTATGGAAGGTGAGTAAGGTATATAGTACTCAGGATCATTACTCTATTAACAGGAAGTGGGATGTGGGAGGATTATGAGCATATCGGATTCGGTAGCACAAATTGAGAAACAATTTGGGAAAGGTTCTATCGCACAGTTAGGAGCGAAAGGGGCCTTTCTACCTATATCCTCTATCTCAACTACTTCATTAAGTTTTGATAAAGCATTGGGTATAGGAGGTATTCCAAAAGGCCGGATAACTGAAATCTTCGGTCCTCAGTCATCTGGCAAAACTACGGCTTGTTTACACGTCATCGCAGAGGCTCAAAGAACTGGGGGAATTGCAGCCTTTATTGACGCAGAACACGCTATCGATCCTGTTTATGCTAAAAAGCTAGGAGTCAATACAGATGAACTGTGGGTGTCACAACCGGATAGCGGAGAGCAAGGATTAGAGATAACGGATTATTTAGTTAGGTCGGGCGATGTGTCAGTGCTGGTTATAGACTCGGTAGCTGCGCTAGTTCCTAAAGCAGAGCTAGAAGGTGATATGGGAGACTCTCATATGGGTCTACAAGCTAGACTAATGGCTCAGGCACTCCGTAAGTTAACGGGGGCTGTTGCTAAAACCCAAACCGCTTTAGTATTTATCAATCAGGTAAGGGATAAAATTGGTGGATACGGGGCTTCCGAAACAACTACCGGAGGAAGATCGTTACCTTTTTATGCTTCCGTTCGTATAGATATCCGTAGAATCCAGAATATAAAAGAAGGAGATAATGTTGTAGGGAGTCGTACTAAAGTCAAAATTGTAAAGAATAAACTAGCTGCTCCCTTCAAAGAGACAGAATTCGATATCATGTATGGAGAGGGAATTAGCCGGGAGGGAGATTCTCTTGATTTAGCCGTAGAAGCGGGCATAGTGGATAAGTCTGGGGCATGGTACAGTTATAACGGAGAACGGTTAGGGCAAGGAAGGGAGAAAACTAAACTATTCCTTAAGGAAAACCAAGAAATGTTGCTTAAAATTGAGCAAGAAGTAAAAGAGAGTTGGGAGGAGTTATGATCACATACCCGAATTTAAAGGAGTTTCTACAGTTTTTTCGTCTTCAGCCCACTTGGGATGAACTTAAAACAAAATATCCGTCAGTGATTAAAGGAGACCGGAAAGCTACCTACGAAAACGGAGTAAATGACGGTAAAGTACTGTTTGCCAGAGAGACGTGGAGAGTTCTGGGGTTTGAGGAGAATGAGGAAGATGAAACATAAATACGGAAAATGGACTTTTAGAGAAGACAATAATACTCTTCAGTTACCGGAAGGGTATCCTTATGGAGCATATTACTTTGACCTTGATAGGACCCATTCTAGCGCAGCGGTTCTAGATCAAATATTCCAAATATCTGGGAAAATTTGGGCTACACCTAGAATTACAAAGTCTCTGCTGACAGCAATAACCGAGTTGGTTGATCCCCAAGCGAACCTCTGTAGCGGAGGGGCCGAAAAGACTCTGGGCAAGAAAAAACCCACCGGTTAAGGTGGGTTATTCTTGGTCTTCTATAGGTGCGTATCGTCGGGCTGCTTTGTAGTAGGGGTCCTGACTTCGAGTTAACGGAGTCTCGTCCTTCAACGACTTGTGGATATAATTTTTAGCCTTCTTAATTAACAGCTTTTGAAGGATTGTTTTCTCGCTGGGATTGGAGTCCCTGTAAACCTGATCCGACCCGGCAAAATCGAGCCTAGTAACGCGGGAATACAATCTAGCCATTTCCGGGTCTTCTCCTGCCGTTTCCTTAGCATTCTTAATAGCTGCTTTGGCGTCTGCTTCGGGAAGGTTTCCTTCATCGACCATTCTTTGAATGTCATTGTTATTGATTTGGCCATTACGCAAACTATCTTCTAACTGGAGAAGTAACCGGTGTCTTTGAATCATAGCTGGATTCATACTTCCTTCTTCACTTCTTTCAGCAGCTAAATTAGCAGCAGTCTTCTGGGCTGGGGTTCGGTACACTTGTGCCGTTGCTCCAGCCCATTTTGCTACCTGCTCGCCAGTATTGGTATCAGCACTAGTAGCTAAGTGGGTAACATCCTTTAACCCTGCCTGTCCCCAAATGGGAGCAAGGTTAGAGATTAAATCAACATACTTCTGTCCATCTGTTAGCTTCTGCCCGTACTGGTTTCTCCCTGTATAGGTTTCTATACCGGATCGCAGGAAGGGACTCTCGCGGCCTATTAAGAATCCTTGAGGATCAGAAGCCATGTGGAGGATATCAGTAGGCAAGGTACGAACAGAAAACTCTATCTCTCTGCCGTCTTTATCCTTAGTAGCCAATCCAAAAGGAGTCTCTAAGTGAGGGTTACCGGAATACAACTGATTTAACAGCCTAGCAGTAGTCCAGAGAACTACAGCAGCACCGGCTACTTGTTCCCGGGAAAAATTTCTCCCACTATCCGGTTCATATTTTGCTGGGCCAATTCCCAACCCTTTGAACAACCCCGCAGCGAATCTCATTTCCGACTCTAGCCAGTCAGGGGCGAGAGCTACCAGATGGAACCAGTCTTGGGTAGCTGCGCTGCGGCCCATCTCTCTCCAGTTCTGTCCACCGAAAGCGTTGTTAACGTGTTCGGCTGCTGCTTTAGCTACAGCATCGTCTGTCCAGTCCGGATGGGCGGAAGCATACTTATCGAACATTTTCCGGAATCCGGAAGCTTTGTAGGAGGGTATCAACCGGTTAAACAACAGATCGTGAACCTGATCGGACACTCTAAGGTACTGGTTGAGGATAGGAACCTTACGGAGAACGTTGTCCTCCCCAATGTGGCTGGAAACTCCAACGGCATAGTCTTCGGCATCGAACCGGTTAGAGAATAGAGTAAGCCCGTTCTCTACCCCCAATCTCATAAGCTTTCTTGGGCCTTTAACCGTGTTGTACTCTTCGTCTAGGTCTTCTAGGGGGTTAGGACGCACGAAGGGGTTAACGTGCAGCATAAGGGCACGTAGAGCCTCTTGGACGATATGGAACGGCGAGCCGCTGAGGATAGCTGCTTTAGCCGCTGCCCCTCCCTTGAGAATAGGGGCGGTGATCTTTCCTAGCCCTTCCCGCTTACGCAGCCACGAAGGTTCTAACCCCAATCGGTTCACTAAGTACCTGTAATAGTGTCTGGAGACAGTCATATCAGATTGGGCTAATGTAGGAGTACCATCAGACGCCGTAGCCATCCACTTGTAGGCGTGGAAAGCGGGGTGGTCCACTGGAATATGATTCTTAGGTGCCCAGAGGTATTGTTTCTCTTGCCGCTCGTTGATGTCCCTTAGCTTCTCTTCCGACTCCAGTTTGTTCTGCTCTATAGTTTGCTTGTTGATGGGTAGCTTAAATTTAGTTTCTTTCCAAGGGATTTCTCCACCAGCTTGGGTAGTAAGTACATTATCTACATACTTAAGATCAGCTAAATCTTTAATTAACTGTGGATGTTGGGTATTTTCTGCGGCATGAGCTATGTGATAGATTGCACTATTGATTCCTTTTAGACTCCAGTCCCCTCCCGTTAAACCATTGACATGCTCAATGTAATCAATAAGTTCCGGGTCTAAGTGGTCCTTCTCCTGAAATATTAATCTAGCAATCTCATGGGGCATTAGGTCCTTACCGGAGAAACTTTTGTCTCCGTCTTCGTCGGTAACTTGACGCGAGGACCGACCCTCAGCATACTCATGATTTCTCAAAGCATACTGCTCTAACCGCTCTAAATCGCCGGGAGTTATCTTCTTTCTAACTTCGCCATGAAGAACGTTCGCTAGGTACGCAGCTATATTAATGTCATTCGGTTTGTGCTCTAAATCTATAGGAGCATAGTTCTTGCCGTCGATAGGACCCTGATCCTTGAGTTGTTGGATAGCTTGATCTAAGTAATCCGCAATCTTTCCTGCTTGGGTTTTGGCAAACAACTGCAATTGCCCCCATCCAGCTTCATGTCTTTTGTTAAGACGATCTGCCGCACTTATTAGGAGAGGATTTTTCTTCTCCAGTTTATCTATCTTGTCCTGTGTACTCTTTACCCAATCCTTTACATTTCCGATGTTCACCTGAGGAGTACGGTCTACAACTCTACCATCCTTGATGTAAGCACCGAGGAGGTTAGCCTTCTTTAACCGATCTATATCCGTAATGCTCATCAAAATATTACGGACAATATTGGGATTGACTAATATACTGCTGCTGCTCCCGTCTTCGCCGGGTACTTGAGAACCCTGCCCACGGAAAGCCGCAATAGGCATTCCTTCTGCATCCTTAAGTCCTGATTTTTGAAGAAGATCAAGGACGTGGCGAGCCGCTGACGCACGAGCTATGTTATTAGCATCGTGAGCGATTAGTGCAGCGGGGTCGTGTACCTTAAGTTGTCTGCCTTGTAAAATACCCTCAAAGGCAGTACCCCAACTTCTATGACGAGCCTGAGTAGCATTAATAGCAAAAGCACCACTTGCGGCATGTTGAAGAACGGAGTTACCTACGGGTTCTTCTTCTTCACCCCAAATGTGGTGTATGTGATTGTCAACAATACTCTTAATGATTCCGTTATTATACCCTACCTTCCAGTTTTGGTCGTCCGCGTCTCGAAGAGATTGATACATCGCTTTCTCTTTGGGGGTAAGATCGCGACTGGCAATATCGGACAAAATCTTTACGGTTTTCTTCACGTAATCTACGTGGTCATCGGAGAAATTTTTTCCCCGAGTTTTATCTACCTTACTAACAATGTCCTGAGGTAGTGCGGGGTGTAGAGGTCCGTCCTGCCAAGCAGCTACCGGGAAAGCACTCGTGCTACCCCCGTTTATTGTGCTGGGAGGAAATTTTCTCCTCCAGTCCTCTGGGTTGTTTTCGACTTCTCTTTTTTGTAATTTGGCTAATGCCTGTTTCTGATTGTCTCCTAAGAAAATTCGTCCCTCTCCCCGGCCATCATACCAATTCTTACTTTTTGGGTCTCGGTAAATAGTGGCATAGTGCTCTCCGTTTAGTGAAACTTTATACTCCTTGGTATCCTCATAGTCCTCTGCTTTTCCCGCTTCTGCGTGTTTCTCTACGGCAGGGGTTACAGTAAATTCTGGCTCCTCTTGGCTTGGGTACTCTCTAGAAGCATAGGTCTTAAGATGAGGAAACTTATCCTCAATAATGGCAATATCTTGAGGGTAGTTACCTAACGCCCTGACTTTCTCGTTCCATGCGTCTACACTGTTGTGGGATTCTTCCGCAGCTTGGTTTAACGCACGATGCATCTTATCGAGCAATCCTTTATATTGTTCCTCTTTAGGATTTTGCCATTCTTGTGCTTCCTGAACTTCTCGGTCTAGGTGAGGTTGGTATAATTGGAGTTCGTTTCTCTGATTAGTGAGTTGCTTAACTTGTTCATTTAATAAGAGTTGTTCCTCCGGAGAAACTTCTTTCTGGTCTTGTAGCTTCGCAAGATTTTCATTAAGCTCATCTATCTTCTTGGCGTTTGACTCCGCAGACGATTTAGCATAAAGTAAGTTATCGCTTTGTTCTTTAGCGATATTTTCTACTGTTCTAGCTGGGGCGTTATAAGAAGGAACATTTTCCTTAGCCCAGTCCTCTAATTTGTATCCGTGAATTAGTGCCTGTGCTTCCTGATGGCTTAATACTCTATCTCCACCATTATCCAGTAAAAGAAACATCTTCTTCTGAACGTCAGCAAGTTTTTCGCGGTCGGCTTTGGTAGATATTATTTGTCTCCACGCGGAGGATATTTCGTCTAGTAATCCAACTTTAGACCAATCTCCTGATTTGAGATTGGCAGGAACCTCGATCCCCGCTAGGTCTAACATCTGCGCTTGATGTTGTCTTAATCTCTTCGAGTTCTCTACGTTAGATTTAGCTAACAATCCATCATGCACCCCAAACAATTTCTTGATGGCTTCGGTCTCGTCACTGAGTTCAAGATTATTCTTTTCGTTAAGTCCGGGTATAAGATCATTAACACTGTATAATGAGTGGGCCAATCCAAGAGTCCCGAATACTGTTCCGGCTCCAGCTTCAACCATATATTCAGCGGCATCGTCATAATCTCCTTGTGCTAACAAATCCATTACTCGCGGGTATGCGTACAGCGCACCATGAACTTGCTGGAGTGCAAAGCCCGCGTTAACTAACGTTTCTGCGCCCTTAGCTACCTGTAGAGCCTTACCCACAGGGAGACCGGCTTTAGCCAATCCAGAAGAGGCGACTCTCCGGGCCAAGCTTTCGCTTAGCATATCCGTTTCGTGCAGTCCTTGATTTCTTAAGTACTGCCCGTAGTTCAAAAATTCTTGGTAGGGTAACGCCCCTTCCGTAGCTGAGTTAACTGCTCCCTCAATACTAGTTCCCGCAACCTGCGCTTTCTTTGCTGCGGCTACGGCTTTCGCGTAGTTCTCGACCTTTCCTGCTGCGGCGAATCCATCTAACGCCTCACCACCTAATGCCTCAGCACCTTCTGTAAGCCCTGCTTTGAGAGTAGAACCGGCCACACTCTCTGCAATCCCTGCTGGAGCAAACGCAGCTAAAAGACCTAATGAGAGGGGAGAAGTAAGTCCTGAAGCAACTTTTTCTATTCCGCGTTCTATACCACCGGCACCTTGGCGGTACTGTCCCCATCCTAGTATAGATTCAGTTAGCGGTTTGTTTAGAAAACTCCAACTTTTCTCTAACCAATTTGCATTGGGATCGGGCTGAGTAAATCTATCTGATTCGTCACGAGCGGGTCTACTCTCTCCAGTAAGGTCCGAAAAGTCGAGGCTTTGCCCCTTCTGGGATCGAGTAGGGGCAGACCCAGATTGGGGGCTAGTTAAATCTGAGAAATCTAAAGCTGGACCACTAGAAGAAACCCCCGGTTGCGCCGGGGATTTTGTTAAGTCCGTAAAATCTAAGGTATTGGGCATTGTTCGGTCTTATGGAGCGGGTAGAATGTTTGTCGTTGGAGGAGATGTATGATCTGCTATCCACTGTACGCCTTGCTCGGCTCTGGTAGGGGGTAACTCTGAAGTCGTCGAACCTGACTCGCTAGAAGCAGGAGGATTCTTAACTCCCAGTTTACGCCAAACTTCTAGGCGAACATTTTCAGGTACACCGGCCTTATCGAATTGCGCCTGAATTTGAGCGGGATCAGTAACACCAGTACTCGAAATCCTACCAAAAATTTGCTTTGCCATCGGAGATAACGGAACGGCATTCCCCCCGAGAAGTTTGTTCTTGGCAAAAGCCAAACCACTTAGCTCGGCTCCTAATATATTTATCTGTTCTCGATTATCGGCGGTGACTCCTCCTTCATCAGCAGCTTTAGGAGATAAAGATACATATTTATCAAGCTTTTGGAAATAAAGACCATCTAAAGCTTTACCTAATTGTTCTTGTTTTGTATGTATGTCATTTATTTCACTGGCGGTATAGGGTTTATTAGTAGTCGGATTTACCCCGGTTAGATCAATAGGATTTCCCTTAGCGTCGAGTCCTATTGATTGATTATTCATGAGAACATTATCCACAAGATCAAAGTGCTCTTTCAAGAGATTTGTTCCTTCTTCGGCATCTTCTTCGCTTTTGAAGTGGAACTTCTGATATTGAGCAACTATGTTATGTTCTGCCGCTTCAGCATCTCTTGCTCTGATTTCAGATCGTTCTGTTTGAATAGCTAAAGAATCTTTCTGAATTTTCTCATAATCTTGAAGTTCTTTATATGCGCTATGAATTTGCCCGAAAGGCACAGTTGTTCCAGCTTTCTGTGCCGTTTCTAAACTTTTGTACATAGCATTAAGCCGGTTTTTAGGATCGGAAGCCACTGCTTTAAGACCTTCGACAAGAGAAGGAGAAACTTTACTTGCAGCAGGGTATACGGTAAATAAAGGAGTGACGGTTGCTTTGCCGGTATTGGGATCATAGCTAACGTCTGTGTCTGTATGAAGAAAAGTATACTTAACAGAATGAGAAGCATTATTTCCTAGTAACTTGTTTCCCTCTTCCTCAGTTATGTTTTTCGCTAAAGGGTCTACGTTAAGTTCTTGGTGACCTTGTACTTCGAGTTTGTCCGCAGCTATCTGCATTTCTGAGGCATGAAGTAAAGGGGCTGCTACGTCCATAGCTTTTTCTTTACCGAAGTCATACGCCTGTTTCTGGAATGTTTGTTCTCTTAAAACTTTCTCTTGATTGTAGTTGGCAATTTGAACTTGGTTAAGTTGTTCCTGTAAAGAAAGCTTTTTATTTTCGCGAGCCTCCTCGTTAGCCTTAAGTTGATTAGCATACTGCTGCTGGGCTTCCGCTCTGCGCTGCTGATCTAGTTTCTCTTGGCCTTCCTGAGAGGCTTTAACGCCCCCGCCCAGCCCAGAGAGTAATCCTTGAGTGAAGGTGTGTTCTCCTTCTTTGTTACCGATACCTTGGGCACCTAGAAGACCATACGCTAGTATACTTCGGAAAGTCTGACCGGGTGTTTCTTTTACCTTAGTGGAAACCGTTTGGCCTGTGTTGGGATCAATTGCATACTCGTTATGTGATCCACTTAACCCGTTAAGAAGTTTACCGAATACGTGGCCCTTTACTTGATCGGGATCAGGGGTAGTTTGTCCAGTCTGTTGCTGAGGAGGAGGCACAGGGGTGCCCATCACAGGACTTCCGGTTAATGGAAGTTGTGCTTGGGGTATTTGCTGTTGTCCTATTCCAAACCCTGTTGAGGAGGTAGTAGGCTCGGGAGGATTGCTCGGCACGAGTGAAGAGGATAAATCCGGCATTATTCTTTACCTGTCTTTAAATACTTTCCAATGTTGTCCACGGCTTGTTTTAGCTTCGGATTCTTTTCGTAAAAAGACTTCCACTCATCGTTCTTATCGGGAAACAATCTGCCACGCACGTATGCCTCTGATCGACTGTTTTCAAACCATTTATTAAAAGAACGTTTCTCGCCATTCTTAACATCGTCTTTATAAGCCTTATAGTCGATAGCAATCTGTTCGGCATCTCTTGCCTTCTTTACTTCTTGCTTCATTTTATAGTATGTAGAATCGACAGGCTGTTTAGTACTCGGGTTTATAGCCCCTGCTATATGAATTAAATCTCCGGCAATCGCATCCCGCGCTTCTTGTCTACTCTGGAAGGGTTTGTATACTTCTATAGTAATCTTGCCGGGATGAGGATTGAATTCCTCCCACGGTGGATAGGTCTCTAATCCATCATCCTCCGATCCTTTAGGGGGAGTGGCATCGTACGCTAACACATTTTTTGTATGAGGAGCTAAGACGGGATAAGTAGCAGCTACATCTTGTAGGGCATCGGCATACCCGGTACTGGTGCTAGCATTCTTAGGATAACTTGTATCTTCTTTAGATGCTTGAGCAGGGCCTAAGGAGTCAAAAAAATTTGGCCCACCGTCCTGAAAGGTTAGGCTATCAGTTAGGGCCATATTAATCCTTGTCAAAGTAAGACAACGTGGTTGCTAGATCAATGTCTTTGTTGACGCATTTGCGTAGGAAGAAAACTACTTCCATTTGCGACTGTTCTTGAGAAATACCATACACTTTCAGGAGATTCTTTAGAGTGTCAGAAGGTTTTAATCCAGTGTTGCTATTACCACTTATTTTGAGCAAAATATCATAAGCAGCAGCGCGTATGCCCCCCTGATGACTTTCAAACTCGCGAATTCCCTGCTCATTTACGGAATGCTTTCCCGCCTTAGAGTATGATTTCAACATAAGAGGATTCTTTAACCTGAATGCCTCTGACTGTGGATTTGAGTAGTCATGCACGTAAGCTATTGAAAATAATAGGTTTTCTGTTTTTTGTACTTTATTCATAATTCCTTAGAAAGAGGGAAGAAGACTAGACCCTAAACCATTACCAGCATTAGGATCAAATCCGTACCCTCCTCCTCCGCTATTGAAGTTAGGTAACTGAGGAGCTTGGTTACCAAAAGTAGTTTGTAGTTGACTTTGAGAGTTAGTGTCAGTATTTCCGCCGAGGCCACTTGTAAGGCTTCCTGCTCCGGGAAGATATGCATTAAGTGCTGTTCCGGCTAAACTACCTACCAGACCACCAACCTGACTCCAAGGGGAAGCAGCCTGATTAGTCTTCTGAATAGTAGTAGCGGAGCCAAAGGCGTTTTCTCCTGCATTGTTTGCAGAACCCGCTAAACCATTAGGATTCTCTATACTCGCAGCGGAATTGAGTCCAGAAACAGCTTCGTTATAATTCGCTGCGCCTTGTTTATATCCGGCTTCTTGAATTCCTAATAAAGCATTACTCTGATTCTGGGCAGACTCTTGGGCCAACTGTGCATTAGTCTCTCCCTGTGCTCCCGTAGGTAGGTTTGCACCCCCTCCAGAAGCCGCTGCTGCTTCTCCCGTAGCTGCTTTGGCATTCTGGTATGCCTGAGAGTTGCTGGACGTTGCTAGCGTGTTTAAAGCTGAAGTCTCAGGGGCACTGAAACCAAACTGGCTAGGGCCAGCATTCAGCGTAGTGGTAAGAGATTTACTCAGACCATTGAGGATGTTCTGCTGACCAGCAAAAGCAGTACCAAAGTCACTTTGCAGTGTATTCATGAAACTCTGCTGAGACCCGGCAATGCTATTCTGCGCTCCTGTTGCTCCTTTGCCCATTATTCTAAGTCCTCTAGTTTCAGTCGGTAAACCGGAAAATCTACTTTAGTAAAAATTCTTTCGGCTATTTTGTTTGTTTCGGGATGGTCGCCAATAAAGTAAATCTCGCCGCAATCTTTGAGATACCCTAAAGTGATAGCGTGTTTGACTAACTCCCGCATACCCTCAGCTATCTCTAAATCAGTAGCGTCTGGAGACATAACCAAAGAATCTAACACTTGGCTTGAAACAAAACTCAGTGTTTGCACTGGCATGAAGCCAATGATACGGTCTTTCTTATATACACAGAGTACGTAAGTATGGGCGTAAGTAATCACGGTAGGGTCAAAACTCGGGTGGCTAGAATACCACGCTGTAAATAATTCAGAATCGTCCGGTCTAGCCGGTCTTACAAACATTGTCATTTATGCAACACAATTGTAATAAGGTCTTGACGCAGACCCTTTACTTCCTTGGTTAAGTCATCTACCGCAGCTTGAAGGTGAGGTAAATGATTAGTAGCGAGAGTCTGAATAGTCTCGCCGGATTCTTTGATCTTGTCTAGGAATAAGGATACTCTCCACGTTATTTTTATGGAGTTGTATATTAAGAAAATCCACCCAGCGACGTGGATATTTTGTCTAGCTAACTCCATTACAGCAGAAAAAAAAGAAATTAAGTCTGGCATTTGGTCCTACGGTAGCAACGGGGTTAGGGTGCCCAAATCTATCAGGGGGGCATAATTTAAAGTGAAAATTTGGGGAACGGCCCAAATCAAAATCCCAGCAGAAGTATAGGCTTTAACTGTATAATAAGAATTAGCAGGAGTGAGAAGGCTGTTAGCCCACAGATATTGGTTGGGTGCTGCATTGCCGTTTACATCAAGGTATAAGTTTATTACATTGCCAGCAATAATTTGTATGCCAGTTGGACCACCAAGTATAGTCACGTTTGAATCATGATTTAACTGCCACGTAAGAATTCCAGACACTAATGGCTGTCCGCTGGGGTCTTGGAATTGACCCCCGACTATTTTAGATTTTTGATATATATTAGTCATATTATCCTATAAACAGCCTAAATTGGGGAATATTTCCTCGTAGATAAAACTGGTCTAAATTATCTACAGATATAGTGCCTAGCGGAGGAACTGGACATCTTAGAAACACACTACGATGCGAGTCTTGTAGAAGACTGCTTACCGGGGGTTGAGGAGCAATTGGTCTTAGACCTTCGGTATTAAGATTTGAAGTTAGAGATTGTTCGAGGGAGGGCATTGGTGTCCTTTCTAAATAGGCCGCTGCTGATCGTATTATTATTGGATTATCTTGTAAAAGACCTAAAGCTCAACTTGAAAACCCCCAAAAATAGTAAGAGTAAATAACTCGTCTTGTGAGTTCGTTTCATCGAAGACACCCATTATCTGCATATGACGACATAAAATACTCTGCTTAGTCTGAGACATATAAAATCTCTGATTATACAGAGAATCACTAGGGGGAAGTTGAGCAGGATCATTAGTCCAAAATACTAGATCATCGAAGGGGCCAGCAATTTCGCCTATCCGAACACCCAATGATATAGGATGACTTCCCTGTATTCTTACGCAATCAGTAGTAATAAATTCTGCTGCGGCAACTTGACCCGGGTAGGCAAGAACCAAGCTTCCTAGAATAAAGTTGGCCGGGTAAGTACTTCCGTTGTCTTCCCAATTGGTATAATCACGGTAAAGAATAGGACCTGAATAAGTAGGGGGAGGAGCTATCAGAAGCTGAATATTACCGGGGGTTGTTTCTACGGACTGAATGGCCCCGCAACCTTCCACTATATTAGCCTTTAGACTCCATGTCATACTAATATTTTCTGGGGGAGCGGTTGGTGACAGTCTATACCATCCGGTGCTACCGTCGGCCACAAACAAGCACTGATCGTTGCTCCCATTAACATGCCAAGTTAAATAACTAGCAGATGGATCAAACTGTTGCAATAGGTCTGCTATAGGAAACCCAACCTGACTTATTCCGGAATGTACATTCAGTTCCACTGTCTGTCTGTCTGTAGTCATGAAGTACATAATACTTCCATTTACAGTCAGAGCATTGTAGCTCAACAGACCTACTCTTTGAATAAGAGGTTCCGAAGTAAAAGGTTCTTGTGCAGTTCCGTTACCGGAAATAACATAAATATCGGAGACGGTGAAAATCAGCATACCAACATTCAATGGAACCATTCTCTTAACCAGAGAGGGGAACTCGGCATAGTTATTAGGGGCAAAACCGTTGTAACCATTTCCAATAGGGGTATCGGGTCCAGTACTCCAAAACACCGTGTTGTCAACTGATACAAATAAACGGTTATCTTGGAAGGCTAGATTTATACTACTCTTAGGGGGAAGGGAGTTTTGTAAAGCTAACGGAGCTTCGAGAAGAGTATCTAGCCCCGAATCGAGAGTTGTATCTGTAAATCCTTGAGCTAAGTATTGAGATAAAGGAACGGTATACTCGGTGTTTCCGTTTCCGGAAGCTGGAGGGGGAATTAAATAATAAGTAGCACCACCATCATCTGTTCTGAAAATAGCAACATAATCTGCTTGAGGGTCAATAACTTGGGGCAATCCTCCGGAGATGAATACCCCGCTGGCCTCAAAGAAACTGCCCGTAGCGGGAGATACCAAACTCGCGTTTGATACAGTATCGTCTAGAGTATTAACAAGGGCAACGGCATAGCTCCAGCCGCCTTGTGTTGTGGTTAAGCTTCCGGTAGGAGTTACGCCTATAGGACCGTTGTTCATCCATACCAAGTTGGGTACGTCAGCAGTTAAACCGTATAGAGTTGTAGAGAAAGTGGGTTCGGCGGTACCGCTAATTCCGGCTTCATACGCAATCTCTTCATTCGAATTCTGGTCTACCACAAAAGGCTGGGTGGTTTGATTTACATCTGCTGTCCATCCAAAGGTAGATACCGGTCCTATATTCCACCATGTGTAATTTCCAGAAGGTTCTATTACAGTAGGGTATGCTGGGGAATCTGTTTGTAGAGCAGAAAGAGTACTAGGCCAGTCCGGGAAGGTAGGAGAAGTCCCTCCAGTACATGCTATACCAGCGGGAATAACGTTGTAGTTTATAGTGCTTCCGGGAGGGGAATAGACCATATAGAAACTAATAGTATTGTTGGCGAATGGTAGAGCAGGCGAAGTAGTTGGAAGAGTTTCTCCTGACGTACTGTGGTACCATACGCCGTATTGAATCTCAGCCGGATAGACTCCGGCAGCAGGAAAAGTAACCTGAACAATACTTGATGCAATACTAAGACCAGAAGATGGGTAATTAGCACTCATGATCTTATATCCTTTGATCGGTGTGCCGGTAGAAAAGTTGTAAGTGTTAGGATTGCCGCTATTGTTCCAAGTCATAGGTCCAATTGCAGAAGGTACTAATGTAGCCCCTGAATCAGCGGTTCCTACGTCAGCCGCAGGACCATAGTTAGAATGATTAAGTGGTGCTGTGAATGTCATCCCAGAAACAGAATCAATACTAACTGTCTCTCCGTTGAGAAACGTAGCGTTAGATAGTCCGGCAAAAGTAAGCTGCACCCCAACGCTAACTAGAGAGGCTAGGGTTCTGTCGCACTGCACAGTTACTTCATTGTTATTAACAGTAATATTTGTTACATTCAGAGATATAGACCCATTACCTATGCCCCAGAACATAGCTACTTGGTGACCAAACGTAAAAGTGTAAGTTCCCGGGGCCGGAATTATAAAGACCGGTAGCATGGCAATACTTAAATTTTCCATCGCAGAGGGAAACAGTGTGCTTAATGTGCCACTTAGTGTTCCATCTCCATAGCTAAAAACACCTACTTCGACCGCATTAGTTCCGCCTTGAGCACTGAGAAAGAAGCTACTCATAGTACCACTACCAGTTGCTGTTGAGACAGGCTGAGTACCATTTTGGCTCATTGGAGTATTAAAAGTACTGCCCGGAGGTCCGTTAGGAAGCTCACCCGCCGCACCTACATCGCTATTCTTCTGACTATTACATTGCCAGTAATAGACAGGAAAGTTGCTTCCCTGAGTCATTATGCCCGTATAGGGTTGAAGCTGGTAAACACAGTTGGTCGATCCCGGAGTATCTTCAATGATATGTCCAGATGAATATATCGTATGAGCAGCCCAAGTAAGAGTGGTATCTGAATCGTTAGATAAGCACTTCCACTTGGCGGTTCCGTCTGTAGTAATCTGCCCGACAATAGTACTACTAGTAGTCCACGGCGCAGTACCCCCAGAAACCCCACTGTCTACTAACTGCTGAAGATACTTGCTACCACTAACAGTAATGATAATAAACTGCCATCTGTTGTAGTAAGTATTTGCTTTCCAACCAGATACGGCATTATTAACAATTACATTAGGAGCAGTGCTCCCCCCGGCCATTCCCCAGTTCCAGACAATACCCCCATCAACAGAACTACCTCTGTTAATCCATAATGCAGACCCATCTATGGTAGTTGTACCTTCTGTTAATGGCCACTGAACAGCATTGTTTGCGGTATAACTAGATATCGGATTACCCCCAGAATTAACTGTTGGAATCTCAAGATCAGTAGTCGGAGGATAATAGCTAGAACCCAAAGCAACTATATTTACCGTACATCCTGTACCAGATATACCGGCTGTAGTAGCAACACCATTTTCAGTAGAATATCCAGTTCCTACATCTGTTATCTGGATAGTAGCAACACCACCAGTTGACCCGGTTAAACTAGCTACTCTAAACTGTGCTGTCCCAGAAGTACCAGACTGAGTGGGGAATAACCTATCACCTATTGCATATCCAGTACCGGCAGTTCCCAGTGTTCCTGCTGTAATACCTCCCACAAGAACTCCAGTTATATTTACAGTCGCCCCGGTCCCCGTACCGTTAGTAGTGGTGCTCACACCAGAAGCTACAGTGTAAGGCAGATACCCAGCGTTGTGAACTGTAAGACCAGTTATTGTAGTTCCCGATACCGTAGAGACTGTATAAGAGGCCCCGGCCCCCGAAACTTGTGTTGGATATACTAAATCTCCTACATTATACCCAGTCCCTCCTGACCCCAAGGAAAAAGTGGCAATCTGTCCACCACTGACAGTAAGTATATTGAAGGTTGCTAAAGTACCTGTTCCAGAAGTAGTAGTAGCTAGTCCGGATGCAGCAGTATATCCAGTAAAACTAATTCCTTGATATACCAATCCTATGGTTGCGGGAATGCCATTAATACTCTCTACTAGAAAGACAGCCCCGGAAGCTGGAGAACCTACCGGAACCACTGGATATATAGCTTCTCCGACACTATATCCGGTACCACTTGCAGCTACCGAAGCAGAAGTTAGAGGACCGCCAGCATAGGTATTAGGAACTTCTGCGCTGAACTGAGTACCAGAGCTTACTATATTTACGGCTAATCCAGTACCAGAAGTAGCAGTAGTAGGGATATTAGTAGCTGAATAATAACCTTGTCCAGCAACCTGAATAGCAATTGCAGTCGCTACTCCGGTACATAATGTTACTCCTGTAACAGCACTAATCGATACGGTAGCAACTTGAAAATAACCCCCTGAACCGCTAGTTTCTTCCGGAAAAATAAAATCTCCGACAGCATATCCAGTTCCCCCGACTGCTACAGTTGCCCCAGTTAAAGAACCTCCTGAAGTAGTTATATTAAGGGTGCAATTGACACCAATTCCAGACGTTGTGGTAGAGACATTACTACCGTTTATATACCCTGCTCCAGCAGAAGTTCCAACAGAAGTTACTTTAACTTGCCCATTCATACTCCCAGCCGGAGTAGTTTGGGAGAGAGAAACAATTTCCCCCACAGTATAACCTTGTCCACCGAAATATAGACTGGCAGTATTTATAGGACCAACAATATTCTCTATGGTTAAGGTTACACTCGTAGACCCCAAAACTTGAGTTACTAACGAATCTCCAGAAAAATAAAGTTGAAGACCAGATTGCAGTACTTGAGAGGCAGTTGGAAGGGGATTCGAATTAACATCTGTAGCCCGCATGGTAAACACAAAGGTCGAGTTATAAATGTAGAAACTAGACAACTGCACTACCGTTCCTATTAACTGTTCTACATTACCATTAGGATCAATGATGAAGGAGTTAAGTTCATAAGGAGTAAAATTGTACGGATTCAAGACAGCGTATAAGTTGCCGTTCGCTACTGCAATTTCTTGAAGAACAGTGGAATAAGGGATTCTCGTTTGAAGGGTATTAACCCATTTCTTCTGATTAGCTCCATCCCCCCAAAATAGAACGTTCCCCACACTCTGCATATAACTCTGTCCAGAATACGGACTTTTATTCCAGATATCTATCTGACCGTTATTTGAGGCATCATATAAGGCAGATTTGGTATCCACCATAGTTTTTATTTGTTCAGTATTAGCATTGAATAATCTAAACTCATAAAAACCATTTATATTACTCCACGTGTTACTATTCCACACGGAATTCCCCGGACGGCGAACCACTGTAAGTCGTTGGCTGAGTTCCAGATTTTCTCCCCCAAGAAAGGCATCTCCTCTAGGCCCGTAAAATTTCTCTTCCAAACGGGTAGAAGCGGCATCTCGTATAGCTGCGCGGTTGCTCCATAGCCCAGTAGTCCATCTTGCCCCCTGATAAAGAGCAGACTTCCTAGAAGGGCGGGGAGGTTGGGCACCGGCTACTTGTAGAGGATTAGGCATTAATGAATAGAACCACCTGAAATTTTTCCGTAAAGGCCACTATTAGTGGTGGCAGTGTTGATGGTATAAGCCCCATAAGAACTTACCGTTGAATCTGAAAGTGTACTTGTGCCTGCCACTACGTTAAGAGTAGTCACAGTACTATTGATAGTTATGGTATTACTTGATCCCGAAAGAGAGGTGCCGGTACTGCATCCGGTTCCCGCGCCGTTTGTTACTGGAGTTGTGCCATTCTCCGTATAACACATAATTGTAGTTCCAGAATTTGAGTTAGAACAGGTAACTGTTATGGAAGAACTTGAGACACCAGACCCGGGAGTACAGGTAGGAGCAGTTGCATTTCCACCGCTGTTCACGGTGTAACTGAAGTTATAAACCCAAAGAGGTCCGACTGTATTTCCATCAGTTCCAGCCGTAAGACCCACATAAGCTGTGTTCATGCTGCCGACGATTGACGGAATGTTAACGCTAGTCCATACATTATGAAAGCAAGTCGAAGAAGAGGTTGGAGTACACGTTCCTCCAGCAGTAATATCATAGAGATTTAGAGTGAAATTTGAACCATCATAAATAACTGTGGCCGAATAAGTGTCTCCAGTCGTGGTGTTAACGGTCGTGGCTGGAGAATTTAATGGTACCGGAGAGGTACTGATCTTACTAGGAGTGTAGTCCGAGTTATACGGAGGAATACAAGGAGACTGACTAGCTTGATAAATCTGAGCACTGCTGTAACTGAATGGAAAGGGCCACACAGCACTAGATGACAGTGTACTGATCTGATCGAGTTCTAGAGCAAAAACATTATTAGGTTCGGGAGGTACGAAAGCTTGATAAAATCCACCTTCGCATCCGGCCCCGGCAACGAAGGTCTGTCCTTGTGCTCCTCCCAGATTGTTCGTATTGTTCAGAGTGAAAGCAATATTGACACCGTTTGGTACGAAGGTAAAAGTAGAGGTAAAAGCTTGTACATTAACGGCGTAGTAATAAATCAAACTTGAAGACCCATGCCCGGCTCCGTTAGGCTGCAAAAGAATATTACTACTTGAAACACTTGAATCTGAGTTATTGAAAAACTGGAAACCCGGATTTCCATATTGCTGTACACTACACGTTCCAGATGTCGCAGCAATCCAGTTTCCTTGTGTGCAACTGAATATTGACTGCGCCGAAACAAGGGAACTGAAGCAAATAATGCCAAGAATGAGTAGTATTTTCATTTACTGTATTGTTGTGCCAGAATTATATACATCACCGGAGTTAAATGCACTAGCAGAGACACACCCGGGGGTTACAAGTCCGGTTGGTAAATTGGTGGAACATAGCCACTGCGGATAGAGCGGATCATACCGACTAGTATTTGAGACTGTCTGATAGCCGTATGCTGCTGCTACAGAAGTTGGGGTAAAATTAGAAATTAGTGTAGCCATACACGCTACGGTACTCGCATACGAAGAACAAGATGGTGCTCCCGGAACTGTTGGATTACTAAACGAAACGGCTGTTCCGATGGTATTATTAGGACCATAAGCAAATGATCCTGAAGTATAAATTATAGTATTGTTTCCACTTACTCCCGAAGCATATGTGCTGTACAAATGATCGGTCGCATTTCCGTTGCCGACAGCCATCGCGTAGATCGCATTACCACCAAGACCCGTAGCTGTCGATGTCTGGAGAAGGTTGTTCCAAGCCTGCACATTGTAAGCTGAATAAAGAAATAGTTCTCCAACATCTGTGCGATTTTGATGTGTATCCCGAAGATTACCCCAAGAGGTATTGTAAAGCATATACACATTACCTAGCGAAGAACCCACTGAATTATAAGGCACTTCAAGGCCGCTGCTGCCGTTCCCTACAGTAATATTGTTTTGTACAACGACTTGTTGAGAATATGGAGTACCACTCGACTGGGAATAATCTAATGAATCTACGATAATTCCTTCTCCATCTGTTGAACCTCCTCCATTACAGGTGGCAGGATCATAGTTGGCATAAGAAAAATTACCCGCAATATAGATATGAGTGCCGGGACTGGTGTCTTTAGCAAGAGGTTGATAGACACTTATACCACTATAACAGGCAGTATTTCCCTGAGCAGCGTTATAAACTATATCCCCTACAATTGCAATGTAATCTACCGAGTAGCTAGTACCGTCATTAAATGTGGAAAATCCACCTCCAATACAGCCGTTAGCTATATCGTCAACAAAGGCAACATCGTACACTTCTGAAGGTGTAGTTTGATTAGGGGAGGCCATAAAGCATCCTATGTATTGCTGAGGAGCAGAAGAACCCTGAACTTCCCACCCAGCAATCATCCAATGCGGCTTATCTACCCAGAAGTAGCCCGTAGAACCACTAATGATACAGGCATCAAAGGTGGTACATTTAAGAGTGGCAAAACAGTGGCCTGACCCAGTAACCGCGCCCCATTCCCCTTGCCAGAAGTTCCACCCGCTATACGAAGAAGAAGCAGCGGCTGTGATTATATCACCACAATTAACGGCATGGTTTGGACTGAGCCAAGGTGTTCCGGTAGAGGTTCCGTTATTTGAGTCACTTCCCGACGGCGACAGATAGTAGTTTGTCGCAAAACAGGGAATGGCAAACAGAGATATAAATATTAGAAGATATCTTATCATTAGTTGTGCGCCATCATTCCAATCTGGTTGCCTGACCCCCACGATGCTGTTGGAATAGTGATTGTTGACGGTAGTTGCCCGTTTGTGGATGTTTGACTTACAGGCTGACTGGCATTATATGGGGTGAAACCTTTCCACTCTTCGTCAAGATTAAGAACAGTGGCATTTCCGGTTACCGCCATATAATAATACTGACCGGCTGCTGGAGCAGTTAAAGTTACAGGGGAAGATTGGGTAATTGCCTGATCCCATTGACCAGTATGAGTTATGGCTACACCTTGAGAACCGGAACCAATATCAGCAACTAGAGGGCAACTTGTTCCACCTAGAGCACAAGGACCATAAATACCTATGTCGTAGTAATGTCCAGAAGTAGTGTCATCAGTAGAAACTTGGAAATCTAGATAAGAAATTTTCTGAGCGGTCGCTGGCCCGTTTACGATTACCCAAGTATAAACAGTTCCAGCAGTTCCTACTCCGAAACTTCCCTGACTGGTTGAACCCATTGAAATGGGCCAGATAGAAGCAGAAGTGGAACTTCCGCTAGCACAGTTTGCCACATAAGCATCTGTTGCAATATCAGTGTTACTTGCACAAGATTGTGTCGGAGCGGTAGGAGTTCCTGTAAGAGCAGGAGAAGCAGCAAGTACAACGTTGCCAGTACCAGTACTTGATACATACCCAATTGCCGACCATCCGCTAGATGGAGTACCTGCGGTCATGAACTGGGTTCCGGAAGGAGCAGTTGTACTCGGTTGCCATCCGTAAGCAGTAGCAGAAGTCGAGGAGAATCCACCAATAGCGAAGTCGTGTGTAGGGATAGTTTGATTTGTAGTGTTACCACCTAAATACATCATACCGGCATCTCCAGAAGGGGGAGCAGAACCAATTGGTCCAGCGGAAGCTGTAATACCTCCGCTACCGGCGTATGTTAAGGTATTAGCAGTTGTTGCCCCATCATCGAGGTTAGAATCCCCACTAACCGTGCTACCAGTTGACGAATACCATGTAATATGACCAGCATTTCCACTACTAACCGTGCCCCCGCCTCCCACAAAAGTACATGTGGATATTGCACTAGAAGGAGTTCCGCAGCTTAAAAGTGGTGTCGAATTGGTGGGTCCAGTAGCTGGTAGCTGGAGAGCATAAGCTGTAAAAGAAGCTGACGAGGGTCCCATAAATCCAGTGGTATTCGAAGTAACGGCCTGATTTGCTGTATTGCCTATAAGAGAAATATATCCAGAATGCACACCGTCTGAAGTCGCTGAAACACCAGAACTAAAAGCCGCAGAAGTACCAGTAAGTGCTCCGGTTAAAGTGCCTCCTGTAAGAGGAAGATCGAGAGTGGCACTGTTAGCCACACACGAGGCGCAAGTACCAGTTAAGTTGGTAATTACTCCGGAAGCGGGAGTTCCTAACGCAGGAGTGATAAGGGTAAGATTGGTTGCACTCAATCCACTAGGAAGAGTTGTGCTTTCGGAGGGAACTCCGCTGCCGTTAGTACTTACAACTGCATTATTTACAGGAGTAACTCCAGCCAAAGCCGAAGTAGTACCTGCGCTATATACGATTGAATTAGTAGCTAAGTTAGCAAGAGTACCGAGATTTGCTGCTGTTGCTGCGGTTGGACCCGCACTTGTTGAATCAAATTGAAATCCGGAAATAGCCGATCCACCTACTTGAGATACTGTTCCTGTTTGTGTATACCACGTAACATCGTATTGGGGTTCAGCGGTTACTGTTCCTGATCCGGAAGGAGTTTGGCAAGCTCCATCTCCTCTGAGATACGTAGAGGAACTACAAGTTCCCGACCATAACCCATACACATCCGCTGCGACTGCTATAGAAGGTACACCGGTAGTTGTAGTATTTTTTAAAATACCTGTTCCAAGGCCGGACAGAAGGGTTCCGTTAATACCTTTTACAGTAGTAGCACCCCCTGTAGAAGTACTGACAGCATCGCCAGTAAGGGCATTGAAGGTACCACTTCCACCAAAAGCTGTCCATGTGTTTGTTGCAGAACAGTAGTATGGAGATTCAATCCCACCAGAAAGCAGGTAGAAATTAATCACAGGACTACTAACCGAGCAAGTCGCGGGGAGACTAGAACCACTACCGTAACTTACAACTCCGCTTTGTGGTCCCGTCTGCGCGAGAGCGGGGAGTGCGAAAAATAAAAATAAGAGTTTTTTCATATTTTAGTATCCGTAGTAATAGCCGTAATTAAAGGGACTTGCAGGACCAACAGGATAGAACGGACCTAAAACAGAATCTCCGGACATTTGCGTATCGGGGAAAATACTCCATGCCTGTTCTTCCCTCTCTCCTGCTCTTATAGCTTGCTCAATTTGTTCATGCCACATCTGATTCTGCATAGCTGCGCGGGGGGAATTAGCATGTTGAAGGCATTTAGCAACAAATCCTTCCCGGAAAAGATAAGCTAAATCATCTGGAACTGGAGAAATAGTCTGGTCTAAATACTTGAATCTAGGTGCTCTACGTTGGTAAACAATCCAAAATAACCAAGTAAATCCGCCTTCAGCAGGCAGAGGATTTACTCTTATAGCAAAGCCATTAGGATTAGCTACTGTCCAAGTAAGAGTACCGTCAGGTACCGTAGTACCCGGGGGCGAGGCGGGAGGAAGTTCCGGAGCAGTAGAACCCGAAGTTCCAAAATTAGCACCCGTACTGTTATAGGGATTAGGTGTCGGTAAAGGAATATTAGTCCCTTGATATCCTTGAACATTAGGAGTAAGGCCCATGATAGAAGTGTCTAGGAATAGCATGTTCCCATTAGCATCTACGATTTGTTGAATAGGAGTTTGCGGAGAACCAGAAGTACCATATCCGCAGTTGTATACTGTATTAGCAGTCCAAGTACCAAAATTACACTGGTTATTAGGTATAAAGCATACTATACTGGGATTTCCCTGATAAGGAGTAAGTCCCATGTCTCTATTAGTTTCCATAAGAAACAGTGGTTTTGGACAGAGATTGCCTGTATTAGTGTTATTATTGATATCAATTCTAAATGCTGACGTTAGCCAGCCCACGTCAGTTAGATTAGTAATATAGTCTTGCTGTAGAGAATTAGATAAGAATAAGGGAACATAAGACGCATTCCATCTCCAATTCAAACCTTGCGATAGAATTTTTTGAAGAACATCGTTAGCGAAGGTCAGCGCTGGTTCAAAAGTATAGCCACCCGCAGGAAGAATTGGATTACACTCAGAAAAACTTCTAGCATAATCAACTACTTCCTGTAGGGTTATAGAGCTAGGTGGAACTAGATTTGGAAGAACAGGCATGGGTTTCCTTAATTAATCACTGAACCTGTCAGGTTTTGTGGAGTGGGTGGAGTTGGTATAGAGGGGGCAGTAGCCACGACAACTGAAAAGGTATTACTAGGGGCACTTTGCGTACCCGCCGCGTCAACTGAAACTACGTAGTAATCATATGTAGTCGAAGCATCGATTGTTTTATCAGTATAGGTTGTAGTTTGTATAGCTGTTGGTGTCAGTTGTATTGCTGACCCTCCAGCAACAGATCGAAATACAAGGTACCCAGTTACAGCCGGAGTGCTAGTAGTAGGAGCTTGCCATACGAGTGATACACCACAAGCCGGATTAGGATCAGTAGCACAGAACAGAGCGGGAGTTACTGGAGTTACTGGGGTTACTGGAGGCGTTGTTCCCGCAGCATTGACCGTCAGCGTCAATTTCGTCGTCGTATAAACACCAGCCGTGGGCGTGGCCTGCTGAACCTCGATATTATAGGTTCCTGCTGCCGTTGGAGTACCTGAAAGAATTCCAGTGGTGTTATCGTAACTTAATCCGTCTGCTGATATCTCCTGTATACCGTTAATTGTGACCAGATAACCGCCGTTTGAAACAGGTGCCGCAATAGCCTGACTGAAAGGTACCCCTACAGTTGCGGTTGTGGTTTGAGCGTAAACAGTAGATGCCAGCAAAAATAGTATTAGTTTCATTTTAATTGTACCTGTTTGGCGATTAAGTTCCCACTCAGTCCAATTGGTGGAGGAAGCGGTACTGAGCTAAAGTTAGCTGTAAACGTAGAAGCTTGATTTAAAGAGAATTGAGGACATGGATTTATTGTGCCTACGCAAACAGCACTACCTGATGCCCCGGACCACCCTGAAAAAGCATATCCCGGATTAGCCACTGGAGTGCATGGTCCGATCAATGTACCAGAAACATAAGAAGCTGTAGCACAATTTGTACCTGTAATATATCCGTTCGAAGCTATGGTAGTCAGGGAAACTCCGCTAGTAATTACCCATGTTCCACCTTCAACTGCTGAAGAAGTATATCCGGCTTGACATGCAATTACCCTCATCGTGGTTGTTGTTGAAAATGACTGTGCAGCATACGCAGGACTAGAACAGGTTGGTGCTGAGCCATCTAAAGTCATGAACATAGAGCAACCAGAAGTTGGAGAAGTCCAACTTACTGAAACAGGAGGAGTAGAGTAAGTGCCTGAATAGTTCGGTGGGTTTTGATAAGGATTCCCGCAAGTAGAAGTACCTCCCGTAAAAGTTGCAGTTACGGTGGTTGCAGTTGTCAAAACAAACGAAGGACATGGATTTGTTGTTCCACTGCAAGCAGCATTGCCAGATACCGTCCATCCTGCAAAGGTTGATCCACCGGTGGCTGTTGCTGTCAAAGGACCTATAGTTGTACCTGATGTATAAGAACCTGTTAAAGAATTTGTACCAGTAATTGTGCCTGTTCCAGACCCAGAAGTTGAAACAGTTAAACTTACTAATGTACTTCCTCCAATAAGTGGATGTGGATACTGGGCAGGAATATATGCAATAGTCCAAGTATTTGTAGAGGTACATTTGAACAACTCACCTTGTCCAAACCCATTGCCACTGCTATTCCAGTTCCCCTGATCTGTCGCCCAGTACCCTACGCCTGTAGTGCAGCTAGAGGGCCGATTCGCTAATGCACCAAACCCAACACCGCATGTGTAATTTCCGGACCCTGCGTTACAAGTTGTTGAACCATTAAATGGAACTGTTGTTGAAGTTTGTGCTGTTGGACCGGAGAGGCCCCCAGCCTTCCAATCGTCGGTGTAGAAATCACGATTTTGGATGGTCTGTCCAGCATAATTAGTCCCGAATTGTTGACCTAGAAATGAGGCGGGGGTAATGGTATCATCCCATTCATAAGCAGGATCAAGCACTTCGTTCATCGGCGCGGTTGGAGTTGGTACTGCCGCTCCTGAAATATAAGCCCCTTGCCCTCTTCCCCACTGATCTTCGCAAACCGTGGCCCGGATGATCTTATAAGTATCTCCGGGATTGTAAGAGGCCCCGTTGTTGATTTCGGCGTACATCGTCAGGGTGTTGTTAGTGTTGGATGTGATCTGCGCACCGAAGCTTTGCGTTGTATCGTAGAAGAAATAAGGTGCGCCATAAGGTGCCCACTGATTAGTTGTCCAACTCTTCGACGTATCGGTAATCGTTGTTGTCCCGCCCCCAGTCAGCGTGCTTGAGACATAAGTCACATTGTCCACGGTATCGCCGGGATCGATTGAGGTCAATCCACCGCATGTTCCGAAAAAGGGGTTAGCTAGAGCAATACGGTAGGTCGTACCGTCCATGATCTGGTTAAAGTAAGCTCCACCTGAACTAATACCGGTATTACCAAATGCAATCCCTGTACCACCCCTGAATGAGACAACAGCATCACCGCAATTTAAGGTACAAGTAAGCACATTTCCGTATGTTTCTGTATGTCTTCCAGACCTCGGTCTGCCAGTCGAATCTGTTCCGTGAACGGCTGTATAAGCAAAAGCGTTGTAACCTATCGAATGATTAAAGCGATTTACGACTCGGCATCCACCACTTTGGTTAACTGTGATACCAGCTTCGGTGCAATCATTGAATGTGGAACCATTTAAATTAACCTGATTATTTTCTGCAAACCAGTTAGTCAATCCGCCGAAACTATCTGGTTGTGCCCATGAGTTATCGCCAAACTGTCCCACCCCGAGATAGGAGGACATCTGTGCGGTGTAAAGATGGTTTGAAAGACTACCTGTTGGGAGGGTGGAGTGATCTACAACTCCAATGGCATCATCCACTCGGATCATGTCCACTGTGTTATCGCCGTTGCCGGATTCAGTCCACTGCGTTGAAATGCCAAAACCGATGTTATCAACACGCACTTGAGGAAATCCGGCAGAAGTGGATGTTCCCTCGATAAATACCACTCCACCCAAACTCGTAGAACCGTTGATTGGGTCCAGATTCATACTCTCAAGTTTCGTTACATTACTAGTTCCATTATATGTAGGCTGAAGGAACCAGATAGGACCACTCGGATTGTTGGATTTTATCGTTAGAGTATTAGAACCTGATCCAAATGTTGATGTGCCTGTATTAGCACCTGCGTTTGGACCAGTAATATCAATTGAAGCTGTTACTACTACATCAGTTGTCCACGTACAGGTGCCCGCAGGAATTGAAATAATATCTCCATTACAAGCAATATGGGCCGGTCCATTGATAGCTGAGTTGACATCGGATTGGTTGCAAGATGCAGCCGTGTAATTACCACATCCTGTAGAAGTACCGCTGGCACTGAGAGTTGCATTTGAACTTAGTGTGCAGGAAGCTGTCCCCGTTCCTGAAACCCCGCTACAAGACCCAGTACCAGACCACCCAGAACTGAACGTATACCCAGCACTTGGCGTAAACGTGCATGGTCCAATAGAAGTTCCTGAAGCATATGTTCCAGTTGCACAATTAGCACCCGAAATTGTACCGTTGGTTGCGGTTACCACCAATGAATAATTAGTAGGTGTAGAGCCAGTACTTACAAAAGTAGTGATGCTTTGTGCAGGTATCGTGTAGGTGAATGACTGACTTGAAACGGTTATATTTGCCAACTGCTGAATACTTTGAGTTGCAGAAGTAATGGTTGGCGTAAGAGTCGTGAACGTCGGGGCGTTCGTGATGTTGAAAACTTGGGAGAGCGAGGACCCGGTGTAGTTAGTCGCGATGATGACCAGTGTGTTTGAAGAAGTTTGTTGATACGCTGAAACTGTAACTCCGCTTTGCGGGTTGTGCGTAGCACTAATACGGTAGTAGCCGGGTCGAACGAATTTGCTGTACTGTGCTAATACGTAAGCCCTATCTGCAACCGCATATCCGCTTGCAGCATTGGCTATAAGCGAGCCGTTGCTTGTTGTTCCTGCCCCTCCAGCCTGATTGAAGTCGATTAGCTGCCAGAAAAGCCACATGTTAGCTCCATCTTGCATCCGCTGATCGATGATCGCACCCCAACACAAACCGTCTGAAATCGTGGCGGTGAAGCTTGAATACGAACCGCACGCCGGACCATAGCTGGGACCTTGTGATGCTTCTGTTTCCCACCATTTCTTTCCGCTTGCCCAACCCGCAGGATAAGTGGCAGGACTTACTGGAGGTACTCCACCAGAAAGAAAAGCATCGTAATCGTGCCAATCTGCGACTCCAAGATAAGTCGTGCAGGAGGGGTCTGTACCGCAAGTTCCACCACTCGATGATACCGCACTGTACTGGTAAGAAGTGGGCATGAGGATTAGTGCCGGGATGCTTTGGGAAGCGAAGGTCGGTCCTAGATTAGTTTTGATAAAAGTATCGATGTTTCCCGAAGACCATAAGGCACTGTCATACGTCTCGCATTCTTCAGGCTCGTTTTGGACTCCCATTCCGTATAACTGAATACCATAGTAGGTCGAGAGGCTTTTGTAGAAGTTTGCGCCCCAGATTGCGTAGTCGCCGTAATGTCCAGATGCAAGTGCTCCTGAACCGGGATTACATATTGTGCTGTTATTGGTGGTATATATGGCGGGCGGGGACCAAGGATGAGAGATAATTCTCACGTTTTGAGATGCAGCGTACTGCAAGTCGGCAATTACAGATCCAGCGCATCCAGAATTAACAGTCGTACAACTTTGGCCGGGACCATCCTGATGGCCATTAGTCTGCCCTATCCGCAAAACTGACAAACCGAGTTGCCCTGTTCCATTTCCGAAGAAAAATTGCTGGTGTGCATTAGACATGGAAGTAGTCCAGCCTTCGTTCGAACCACCGAAGCCATCGATTATCTGGGCTGGGGCAGTCCAGTTGATGGTGGCCTGTCCAGCAAGCGAGAGCGGAAAGAGCAGCAGAAGTATAAGTCTTTTCATTATTGTAAAGCCACACTCACGTTGATGAAATTTTCCGTGGTCCCAGTCGTCCATGTTGGGGTATAGAGTCCCGCTGATGCCTGCGTATAATGACCTCCCGCTTGGGTGGCTCCTGCCGAATTGGTTGCGTTTATATCGAACGAAAAAGGAGATGGAGCACTAAGAGCTACCCCAGCCCCTATTCCAATGAACGTGAGGACTAGAGAATTTGCTGCGGTAGTAGTAAGGGAAGAACCTGTACAACTGGACGAGCAGGAGGCCGTGCCGTAACTGGACAGCACGATCCCTGTTGTCGTGGCATTTGATATCTGTTCTAAGACTCCACCCATCCCAGCATAAGAAGTTGAGGTTCCTGATACTGTGACCGTACAAGAACCGGTGACATTTGCAACCCCTGTCCAGATTGACTGGCCCGAGGACCCGGTGGTTGGTGAACCCTGTGCAGTCCAAGTGGGTACACAACCTGAAGGCGTGTTCCATGCTGTAACGTTAATTCCAAGACCCCAAAGTACCAGCGTATTTCCAGTCGTGATTGATAATGTGACCGTGCTAGACGGATTTACACTGTAGGCTCCTACCACACCAGCAGCAGATACAAAAGTCGGATTACCGCCCCCTCCACCTGATCCTCCACCAAGCACAATCCAAGTTCCGGAAGACCCATTACAAGCAACGAAAGCAAAATTTGATCCGCCACTAACATAAGTAGCACCAGAAATAGCGGATGTTGAATCTGTAACTGTTGCGGTGGGCCAAGGTTGAGACATGCTACTGCTACAAGTAGGAATAGGATTTGATGAGGCATTGCCAGCGGTGTATGATATGACACCGGGACCTGTACCAGCTATAACTACAGGAACATGGGCAGTCAGATCACCACTGTTGGTAATATTGTAATCGAAGGGTAGATATGAAGTGGCTGTTGTAGCTGTAGCCGCCATAACTCCATACCCGGCAATTTGGCCGGTAATAGAACCTGCGGGAGTACACCACGTACCGTTACCACACCAGACAGTTGAACCAGAGGCTCCGGTTCCCCCATTAAAATTAGCTATTTGTAGATTTCCTGTAACTCCACCAGCACCCGTCCCAGCTAGGTTAATTGCGGGAATAACCGAGGAGTTCAACAATCCACTTGAAAGCTGTGGAATGTCTGAGCCTGAATTACCGACAGTATAACTTGTTCCCCACCCAGAACCAGTTGAGTTTGCAAGTCCGGCCCCGGGGTAGGTTGAAGAGGCGCAAGAAGAACAAGAAATACTAATACCTAAAGCAGTGGTGGTAATAGAAAGGGGAGAGTTGGCAGTAATATTTGTGCCTATATAGCTACCCAGATCATATAGTTGAGGAGCTATTAGACTTCCGGTAGGTTCTTCTCCTAGAAAATAAGCATGTCCAGTAGTGGTCTGGCCCGATACATAGGATGTAGTGTTAGCGCTGGACTGATAAGGAATAGAGCCTAAACTACCCCCAGCTAGTCCTCCGGCATATCCAGTGGTATTAGCACCATTGTTAGGGATATCTCCTGAAACTAAAGCTCCATAATTAGGAACACCGGCAGACCCAGTATGATTTCCCCATATATAATGAGCAGAAGTACTACCTAAAGAGAGGGTAACTCCTCCGACAGAATCATTATTAGTGTAAAAACTTCCATCGCCGGAAACCGAACTAACTCCGGAACCAGAACCCCCTCCAGTATTACCAATCTGAACAATGGTATTGTTGCATTGACTATATGAAGAACAAACTTTCTCAACCACTCTTGTTCCGGTCTGAACGTAGTAACTATATACTCCGAATGCATTAGCAGGAAAAGGTTGAGTTAAAGGAGCGGTAAGTGCCTGATCAGAATAAACTGTTTGCGGTGTAGAACATTGTGCCAGCGAATTATATGTACAAACTGATATCTGAGCATTTGGGATAATAGTAGCATAGTTACCGCCAGATTTGGTTATAGCAGTATTCCATCTCTGGGCAGACTGGCCTAGAAGCATGGTAGGAAATAATAGCAGCAATAAGTATTTCATTAGTTTCCTAGATACTCCAGCTTATAGTGAACATCGTAACTTATGGTTCCGCTGGCCGTTACTAACGGAGTAATAGTAGTATTTACGGCTGCGTAGAAGACGGCACTGTACTGGTCCCACGCAGGAGCACTGGACCAGATATCGTTCCAAGTAAAGGTGTTGCCCGAAGTATGGGCATTTTGATAAGTAACTGTTAAAGTAGTATGGGGCGAACTAGTTTCACTAACCGCATTTACATAATATGTAAACCGATACATACCTGCTACGGGGGTGGCGTAGCCGGAGGGAGCATAAGTAGTTGTCTGAGCGGTAGCAGATAAAGATTGCACTATAGAAGAACTTGTGTATTGACTTATTGGAAAACCAACATAACTGCTGCCGTTCCAATAACATAGATTTATTTGATTTGAGAAGGTTCCACCACCAACACTGCAATCAGTTGGAGTTTGACCGTCTGATACGAAACTTACCGATTGGTAAGCTGATCCCGGATTTGGTAGTCCCGCTATGTTTGTAATATAATTTAGGTTCGGCCAGTTAGGACTTATACCTAATGTATTTAGTGTAGAATTGTAATATAATGGGGGTTGAACTAGTAAATTTGAACTGCTTGGGGGAGCAGTTCCTGTATAATGAACTTCAAGACCCATTAGGGGAATATATATACTGCCCTGTCCATTACAGCAGCGGGAGGCATTCATTTGAATAGCTGAATAGTTTGTAGGTAGGGCACTAAAAGCAACAGAAACTTGCCCCAACGGATAGTCTAGAGCAGGCTGTGAAGCTCCATTAACTCCTTGAAGCATAGAAGCTCCACCGGGGATGGTTCCGCCACCAGCACTATTTACCCACATACCCTCGAATTCGGAGTTTGCCATGCTAGAGGCTGATATCATAAAAGCATATACAGCCGTTATGTTAGATTGAGTAACATAAGAAGGTAATGTAAAATTCGATACCGTAATACCAGAACTCCCTGTACCGTCTACAAGTCCTCCAAAATATTGTCCAGCAGCATTCTGATAGCAAATAGGATTCGCACCTATACCAGTGTTGGTAATTGTACAACTTGTTCCAAATACTAGCACGTACTGGCCTGTACCTTGTGGTACATATTGGGTAGCTAAGTTGGAAGCTGCTACATATGCACTTAAATCTCCTCCACTATCGCTTTGGAAAGTTACAGCTACATTTCCTGTTGGAGGGGTTGGGGTAGTATCATTAAAGTTCAGCAGGACTTGATCTGTAAGATTGGTTCCATTATGCTGTAAAACAAGTTGTTTAGCGCACCCGGAAGTAGTAGCTCCTCCTAAAGAATCTATACAGAGAAGAGAACCAGAAGAACCTATAGTCCCAGATGAGAGTAGTTTACTGTCAGTTCCTTGAACACTATAGCTACTTCCCCAAGCTGTACCTGTAGAAACGGGAACTCCCGCTGGGGGATAGACCATACTTCCATTTCCGGTATTGCCTATATAAACATCGTAAAAACTACATTGATTATATGGCGCACATACTTGCTCAACTACATGAGTTCCGCCATCGACATAATAGCTATATACCCCTACTCCATTTGCAGTAAGAGGTTGAGTAATTCCTTGGGTCAAAGCCGGGTCAGAATATATAGAAATTTGACTTATACAATTAAGAGAAGAGTTCCATTCACAAACTGTAATTTCTGCGTTGGGAATAACAGTAGAAAAATTACTGCCTGAAGCAGGTACCGTTGCTGTACTCCATCTCTGGGCAGACTGACAAATTCCGGAAAGTGGAAAAAGTAGAAACAACAGCAAAAGCTTATTCATTCTTTTTACCCTTAAGGATGTTTAATATATCAGTAATACTGCCCGATGCCCTGTTAACTCCATAAGGAGCAGTAAAGAAAAGAACCAGCGCAGAAATTATTAAAGGAATTGCCGCTAACCATGAGTTGAGTATAACCACATCCGTGATTTTTATTATGTGATCAAATACTTCTATAAGGATATAAGATGAAACTATAGCAAGAATTGTACTTAGGACACGACTACTCGATCCATTTCCGTTATCTGAATACACAGATTGGAAAAAAGCACAGAATTTACTTAGAAAGTTCATAAATTTCCTTACGGTAGCGTGACTGTTTGCGCGGGAATGGTAACTGTAATGGGACTTCCGCTCGTCTGAATTGTCAGTGTTTGGGCTGGAATACTTAAACTGGCGGGTAGGGTTACTGGAATGTTGATCGTGTAGGACACTATCGAGGTTGATGATTCGGTGTCGCCGGGTGCCGTTGCATAAGCTGCGATGCTTTCGTTCTGACCTACTGTAAGCGGCTTGGTATAGATCGTCTCTGCTGCGCCGTTGACACTGTAATAGATGGTTGCGCCGGGAGTTGTGTCCGAAATAGTGACTGTTTGTGCCAAAGTGTAAGTGCCCGGTCCCGGTAAAAAAGTCGGTGTATCAACCGTTGGTGCAGGGGCTGCAACAGAACCCGTTGTATAACTGAATTGACGGATGACAAGAGGGGTAACGGCTCCGTAAGGAGTATCCGAAGTGCCTGCTGTTAATCCGGCATAAGCTGTACTTCCACCTACCAACGAAGGAATGTTTACGTTGGACCAAGTGTACGTAAAACATCCAGACCCGGGGCACGATCCACCAGCACTTACATCGTAGAGATTAAGCGTTACATTTGAGCCGTCGTAGCTAATAGTTGCTGAATAGGTGTCCCCTGTACTTGTATCACTTGAGGATACAGGAGAATTCAAAGAAACAGGAGCGGTGCTGATTTTGCTTAGAGCGTAATCAGTAGAGACTGGAGCGGGGATACACGGCGATTGATTACTTGAGTAGATTTGTGTGCTACTGTGACTAAACACAAAAGGATACGGAGCACTTGCTGATAGGGTGCTGGCAGAGTCTAGTTCAAGAGCAAATACATTATTTGGCTCTGGGTTAGGTGGTGTTTCCTGATATCCGAATGCCTGATAAAATCCCGCTTCGCATCCTGCTCCAGCCGTGAAGGTTCCACCCTCTGCTGAATTTGTACCCGGCTGATTATTCGTGTTATTCAGAAGAAAAGCCACGTTAGCCCCATCTGGAATAAACTCAAAGCTGGCAACGAAATTGTTGACAGGTAGGGGTTTCTGGTATATAAGTGAAGTCGATCCATGACCAGACGGCAGTCCAACCATAGTCAAAGCTGATCCAGATATACCTGAATTGTTCTGTGGTGAATTTAGATAGAAGGGAAAGTTTCCAAACCCACCTTGTACACTAACAGCACAAACTGCTGCGGGGACTGTATTAAAGCCAGAACAATTAAACCCGGTCTGACCATACACATACACAGGAAGAGATAGTATAAAAAGTAGTATAAAATTTTTCATTTAGCTTCCGCTACGACCTTGACGACCAATTGCTCCGGTCTGGGACACAGATTGTGTTTCTCGTTGATAAATCAAATGTGGAAATAGAAAGATATTTTTCTGAGTTTCAGAAAGTCCTTCAGAGGCAGCAATAACTTGTTTAAGAAACTCCTGATGAGCAAAGGCAAATCTTTCATCGCCTTTATATTCATATGTTTTGGCTAAGTAGCCTTGGTTATATATATAAGAATAATAATCGGGAATGGGCGACCAAGTATCAAAAACAGTACCGAAAGTTGGAGACGATTGTTGATATAAGATATTTAGAACATAGGCTTTATCAGGTACAGGCATCAATCTGAAAGTAATATTGCCGTTGTTATCGTCAAATACTGGTGAGATATAGGCAGGTTGTCCTAACCTAGTTTCACCGACTAACGCCATGTTAACTTCAAGCTCTTTGGAATAAAGGACTTGGTTGCCATCGGTATTAGGAGGAAATACTATGGTAGCTTTTTCAATCCAGCCAAAATTAGATACAGTAACTTGATAGTCAGAAGTACCCGGTTCACAAACTATAGGAGGTACTGCTGCTCTATTCCAACGCCAAGCGAAGGGGGGAGCTAACATAAATTGACGTACCCAATCGCCTATTGAATACGCCAATGCCCCACTATTCACGTAGAGTAGAGGGGCATTATAGATAAACCGAGAAGTAATATCTATCGTTGTTTTTAACTGGATCGAGGATGACATTCTAATCTCTAGAGTTGCACCAATCCGGCCAATCTCGGGCTAATTGTTTTTCTTAAAAAGTAAGGCTTCTAATTGTTCCATAGGCATCTCATATAACTCTTCAGTAGTGTAGCCTTTAAGACCAAAGTCGGTATAAGAGGTTTTAGTTTTTTCTGGTTCTTTTTTAGCAGGTTTGAGAAAGTTGAATATTTCTGCTAGAATTCGATCTTTCTCTTCCGGAGTTTGCCTAGCTAGCTGTCTAATAAGCTTTTCGCCGTTGGGAAGATGGTCTAAGAACTGCCCTGACTCGGGCATCTTTTCGAAGTATGCTATGTTTTCAAAATAGTATTTGTCGGCAGGATCAATATTAGAAATTAATTTAAGGCAGTAAGGACAAACTCCTACAATCTCTCCCGTAGGTAACTTCAAACAGTGGAAGGCGCGTTTAGGCGAATCCGCTGTAGGTTCAGATTGTCTATGTAAACACTCTTTTTGTCTTGCTTGACGTAGCTTTATCTTATGAATTTCTATATCCCGAATACCATCGCGGAGACTTTTTTCGTTCATTAGATCAATTCATCCTCAAAATCTTCTAAAAGGGGAGCTTCTTTTTCAGCCTTTTCTCTGGCTGCTATAACTCTAGCTCTTTCGTCAGGACTTAACCTAGCCAGTTGCGCTTTGATTGGATCAGCCATAATAAACTGTCCTGATTCAGCTATCGCACCACTCCGTTTACGGAAGTATTTAGTATCTTCTGGATTAACTGAAGAAATGACTTTGAAGCAGTAAGTGCAGATTCCGATTAGTTCACCGGTACAGAGTTTGAGACAGTGAAAAGCAGCTTTACCATTTCTGTCAGTGCCATTTTGTCCTTGCTCGTGTTCGCAAAATCTCTGAGTTCGCTTACGGTTCTTGAGTTTGTTGATTTCGATACTACGCTGGACTTGTCTTTGTTCTTCCGTAAACTGTTGTTGTTCTGGACTTTTATAAGTAGGAGATAGCTTTTCAAAAGCTTCAGCTAATGTCTTGGCATTGTCCTTGTTCATCATTGTAAGAAGATTAACAAGGTCTGCTCCAGTTAATGTAATAGGAGCGTTTAAATCAATTTCTTTCTTTTCTTCCTTTGGCATGAACGGAATACCCCGTTATCCTCTCTTTTGATTCCTGTAGTTATAAAGGGTTTTTGCCCAGATTTTTTCATCGCAAAACCCAAAAACTTTATTAACTTCTTGTTCAGTTAAATAACCGTCAATAATTAATTTAAGAAGTACTCCTCGATAACCTCGGTGGGTCTCATCAATAGGTACTCCATTTCTATCGTATTTATATGAACTAAACTCTTGGATTCTACCTGATGGAATAAAACCTATGTATCTAACTCCATTAGTATCAACACATCTGGAATCAATTATGTAAAGAGAAAATTCATCTAGAAAGTATGCATCTCCCACAATAAGATTGACACCTAGCAGTTCTCTTAGTTTAGAAATGAAGTCGCTGTGCCAGAGCCATCTACCTATAGAATCTCTCTCTAGATAGTCTAGTTCATCCGGTCTTCGCTGAGCTTCTACCGCCGCTGAATTCTCATTCATCTCTCGATAACGATGGTAGTTTTCTTCGATATTAAGCCGGGGGGTATTTAAACACTGATTACACAGGTTTGCATGTCCGTCCCGGCTGCTGGAATCTTTCTTAAACTTCTTATAAATGTACGCTCTACGACAAGCTGCACATTCTTTTCCCAGCAAAGAAGAAGAGAATGCAAGATCATGGTCAAGAACATTTTCTGGAGAATGCAACATTAAGTCCTCTCGACACTTAAAATTATTCTTTAGATTTGATCTAGTGCGAACTCGCAGATAGTAACTGAGCCACCTGCCGCACTACCAAAAACGGCACTCGGAGTAAAAATGAGTTTCGAGACTGTGGTAACTGCCACCTGATTGGAAAGTGCCGCTTGTGTTTTAGCTGTATTACCAACCTGACCATCAAATATTCCACTGAGAGTCTGAGTGGTAGAATCCCACTGCACAATTGCCTCTAGGTAAAATTGACCAGTAGAAGTCGTGGTTGTACTAGCGTTAGAGATACCAGCAGTTAAAGCAGCAATCTTGTAGGTGGCGGTGACAGCCGTCCCGTTGTAGATATTTACTGCGACTGTATTCGGACTAGCCGTAACAGTAGTTGGATTAACCGAAGCAGTTCCCATTACGCGAAGCTTAAAAGGTCTGCCACTATCAAAGGTAGTAGTACTAAAGAACGGAGGTTCGGTAAACACACTAGTTTTGCGCCCGAAACTCTGACTTGAAATAGAACCGTTTTGATTGAATTCAATCGGGCTACCAGACCCAACTAAGTTACCAGTATTACCCTGAGGCACTGTGAGGGTTGCCGAGACCGTGGTCCCTGAAGTATCTGTACCGAGAGCAAATACCGTTTCGGTAGCACTCGCTAAAGTGAGCACGTTGACTTGGTTCCGTCCGGTTCCACCAACGTAAAGAGCAATTGTATCTGAATTAGCCATTATTTCCTCTTAACTAACGCTAGCTGCGCTTTCATCGTGCTCTAGCGGCTTGAATATTCTTTCTGCTGTAATATTACCGTGACCGTCAAAGCCTATAGCTACAACGCCACCGGGCTTTACAACTAAACTTTTGTGATCCCCTGTCAATTGTGTTCCGACTTCATGTATAACGCTGCTATGAGCAACCACGAATCCCGGTCCTATTTTTGCCGCGTGTTCAAAACATTCAGCTAGAACAGGTAGAATTCTGTCTTTGAATTCGTTGAGGCTTTCGCCTTCTGGAACCGATTCGTCGGGGTTATTAATATATTTCTCTAACTCTTTTAGGTTTTCTTCGTTCTTAGGTTGACCAGAAAACTTTCCTAGATTCCACGCTCTTAGTTGATCTGTGTCTGTAGGTTCTATGTCTGTTCCTTTGGCTAAAATATTTGCCGTTTGGGTGGCCCTTTTTTTGTCTGAAGAAACAATGAAGGAGGGTTTGACCTCTTCGAGAAATTTTTTAATTTCCTCTGCGTCTTTAAATCCCTCTTCTACTAAAGGAATATTAGCCTCACCACGAAAAAGTCCTTTTTGGTTGTACAAAGTTTTTCCGTGACGTATGAGATATATGACTGGAGTAAGCATATTGAGTTTATTTACTTTTTGCTTCTCTTTCTCTTTTATATCTTGCGTCTTGTGAAACTTTCATTCTCGCTCTATACTCAGGGTCCTCCCAGAGTTTTATGGCTCTGTGCAAGTATCCGCGAGGATTTGTCCTAGCAGAAGACTTATGACTAGTCCATCTGGTACTTACATCATACGTCTTTCCAACATACCATTTATCATTAAGAATATTAGTTATTATGTAGATATAAAAATGTTTAGATTCCATTTAGCCTACTAGGATAAATTCACAAGGAGTACCTAGCTGGTTAGAAATAAGAGTTAGAGCAGATATACCATTAGTAGTAGTTACTTCTGAAAATGTAATTAAAGCTCCGGGGTCTAGAACCACAATACTAGCGGAACTGCCATTTGTAGGTGTCCACGACACAGTTAGAGTCGTACCGGCATTAGCAGACAAATTTTTTATATACAAAAACTCAATAGGATTAATGGGTAAGACAACCGCATAAGCGGTGGTACCAACAATAACGCTTTGACCGTAAGTACTTATCTCACCGGTATAAGAGTTATTAAGCGGCTTAGACAAAGCCACACTCCCGGTCAAGTTATCTGTTAATTTTATTGCCCCTTGAATGGTTGCAGTAACCGACATTTTAATCCTTTAAACTTTTTTCTTAAAAATACTAGCAGGGGAATGATCTTAGGAAGGTCTAAAATATCTTTGGCCCGCCTACTTTCCGGGAAATAGAGTTAGCTGTGTGCTTTCTTCTATTTGCCGGAAGTTTGGCGAAGATACTTTACTTAGCGCACTCCCCCGGCCAAGGGTTTGTGCATTCAGGTTCTTACGAACCCTGCTAGATTAGTAGATCAAGACGTTAGTCTAAATTAGCTTGAGCTTGTGTTGGACAAGATTTTACGGAGGCGCATCACACTACCCGGAGGAGGTGTAATAGTGAATTTCACATTATAGGAAATCCAGCCACCGATAAGTCTTGCAGGGTCTGACACCGAACCACCTTCAGGGGCCATCTGGATGTTCATACTGTAGTTCTTCTTATTTTTATCAGCCGGATTAGGACCCAAGAAGATACTGAGCAGAGCATCGTCGGCAAAGATGTACGTTGGATAGAACAAGTTGCCTGAAATGGTTGTAGGAGATGCTGTAGTGGTTTCCTTAAACTTAACGCCAGCGAATTCAAAAGGTGCATCGCGGTCAACAGCCGAGAAAAGCTTCTTCTGAGTATCACTCTGACGCTTCATAATATCGGTCAAACCGTTGAAGCTAGCATCGTTATACACGTCATGGGTGACGAGAGGATTGATGATACCCGCGTAGGTATCGCCCTCGAAGAACCGGACGTTGATGCTCGACAACTGTTGAGCGACAGTACGAATGTTAGAAGCGGTAAGAAAGGTACCGGTTGCAAGGGTCTGAAGAACCGTGCTATCAACACCTGTAGTGGAGTCAGCCGCAGTAGACACAAGCAGGTTAAGGGTGAGTGCCAAGCGATAGTTCATTTCCTCAGCAAGGCTGGACAGAAGACCCTTATCATCAAGAGCGGTATCCATCAACAGATCAGAACTGTTAGTGTAGTCAGCATACTGACCAATAACAGCCTGAATCTTGACTGCGCTTTCAGGAACCGGCGAACCAACAAAACCTTCAGTTGATTGCTGGATATTAGAACCCAAAAGGTTATAGGAGAAGAACTGTATAGTGTTACCACTATGCATGGGAAGCGGCCACTGTTTAGTGCAGCCCAAGAAGGGGGTTGACTGCTTCAAGTTAGGAATTGCTTTACGCTCGTAATAGATAGCTAGAGCGTTAGGAAAGTTGCCGGAAGCAACCGTATTTACTGCTGGTGAATAGGCCATTATGGTGCCTTAAAAAATTATTGCCGACCTTGTTGCTGGGCGCGTAACTGAGCCGCAGCAATCATCCTTAGGTCTGCTAAGGATATATTTTGAAGGTCTACGTCTGTCAGCGGCTTCTCTTCTGGAACCACTGCTGGAGTACTACTCCTAGCGGGAATTCCTAAGCCCACTGGCTGTCCGGTAGTTGTAGCAATACGCTGCGGGGCTGGCACGGATGGACCGGGTACAGTCACTGGTTCGGGTTTATGGGTTGCAACAGAACGGGGAGACTCTGGACGTTCAAACAATTCGCTTTCAACCAGTTCTTCTTTCGCTGTTTCAAGATTCTCTAGAGTCCACTTACCTCTTTTGTAAACTTCATAAATACAATCATCTACGATAGCTTGAGGGGTGTGTTTTGTAATCTTTTTATTCAGATAAGATTTTGCCATTCTAGCGACTAATATACGCATATTTGCTTCATTGACAGCATTATCTGCGGTCGTTACGTATTCTAGATAGTCAGGATTCTGATTGACAAATTCTGAATTTACTTCGTCTATATTAGCCTTTATATTCTGGGCTTCTACTATTCTTTTAGCTTCAGGGGCAGACTTCAAGGCTTCGGCAAACTCGTCTGGATTAAGTCCAAATCTTTTCTTTACCCAAGCATCGATAGCTTCTGAAGGATTATCCTGTAGTTTATTTTTAATTTCGTATACATCGTCTGCGGAAAGATTTTCAACTTTCGCTGTATTTCTTACCGGAGCGGCAGTAAGAGTAGCCTCTTCACCGCCTAAAAGTTTCTCTTTCTTAAGTCTATGAATGGCTTTACTTGCTTCTAACTTACCTTCAGCTAAAGTGAAAATCAATTCATCTTTATTAGGTCCATAGAAATTTTCCGCTGTACTATTAGCTTCGCCGGAAGTCAGGGTTGCTCTCCAACCTCTGCTGGTCTTTTCTAACGTAATGCTGCCACCGTTCTTAGCTATTCTAGTTTCAGGTGAAGTTTCTGTTGGAACTTCTGGGACTTCTGGAACTTCTGGAACTGTCGGGACCTTGAAATTTTCTGGCTTATCTAATTCTAAAGGAATTTCTTCAAAGAAATCATTACCTGTAGGATTGGCTAATGATATTCCGCTAGCCCATTCATTGAAAACATCTTTATCTTCGTTCGGCATTAGTCCTCATTGTCTTAAAATACTTAAGCCCAATCATCGTTATCATTTGGTATATTTCTAATCTCGCCTAATGTTATTTTTGCCATCTCACCTGCTTGTATAGCAGATGATACTGCTTCTTTAACATTATTGTAGGCATTTCTAACTGAATACCAGACAGAAAAGGCAGCTAAGATAGCTTTATCATTTCCCGGTTGTTGCTCGCCTAGTTGAGTTAGGGCATCCTCTTCGATGCTTTGAAAGGATTTATCTATGATATCCCAGCCTTCAGTAGTAAGAGTAAATCGCAGGGCGTTGGCAGTATTTATCTGTTCTAGTAATTGTTCTTCTACATTTTGATCGTAGTCATAGTCAGCCATACTTTACTCCGGACCAGATTCAGAACCAAAACCGACACCACCGGGGCCGGGATTTCCAGTTAGTGCTTCCGGGGTTGCGCTTACTTCGAAAGAACGCCTCAAAACCTCGTTTGCGGCTCTAGCCATATTATTTTGTTCGGCAAGAGACTGCTGATGCTCAAACTTAGCTTGCTGCTGAGCATTGTCGTTCTGCATCTTAGCTTGCTGCATAGCTGCCGGTTGATTCTGCTGGGCCTGTTGTTTTTCTTGTGGAGTCATATCTATAATAACGCTATAGAAGGTTTTCCAACCGCTGGCCTCAAACATCATTTTCAGAACTTGTACAGTGTCTACTTTCTTACCTTCGGAGGCTAGGGATTGTACAATAAATTGGTTCTGGAGAAATTGCGTCATAAGGGGAAGTGACTGAGCCATTGCTCTACGTTCACTTAACTTACTTCCCGCTTGTACATCGAATATAAGTCTTGCGTGGCGAATTTCTTCTATATTACCACCGGTAGCAAAATACTGATTCTGCAACTCTTCGTTTAGAATTTTTTCTACCATTCCAGCAGGGAGTAGTCTTCTGTTCATTTCATCTAATCGGTAAAGAAAAGGAATGAACACTTGCTGGGCAAACTTCTCTAAAAATTCTGAGATTTGAACCCCTTGACCGCCTGTGATGGCGTTTGCTCCCGCTGCGGTTCTGGCAAGGTTGCTATGTCCAGTACTACCCGCAATACCTTGTGATGTAATTTCTCCGGCACCCGAGTTTTGTTCGACTCTAGCCTGAGACAAAGCTAGATGTTGCCCAGCTTCCGGAACTACGGGAGGTCTTTCTAACGGTTTAAAATCGTCTGCTTCATCTACTTCGAAGACCCGACCGGGATGAATACGAATACTCTGGGTCGGAATGCTTTTACCACGCTTGCGGGTATAGACTCCTGCAAGGGCGATGGCGGTTGAATCAAGCCATGTATTAACAATTCCTTGCTGAAGTCGCTGCTCTGATCCAATTGTTCTAGCGAGTCCAAGACCATAGAAAGCTCCCGGAACATCCCACCAGTTGACTGAGAAGAAAGGGATTTCTCCGTAGGGATTAGGTCCATTGCAAATAACTTTCTTTTGTTGAACAACGATGATGATCTTTTCTTTATCCCAACGCTCTAATACTTCAAGGGGTTTTTCGAAAGGATCGTCAGTAGCTTGGGTCCAACGGGGGTTAGCCCTCATATCCCAGACTGCATTTATCCCTGTCTGTTCATCATAAGCCGGAATAGCTTCCTCTGCGGGAGGCATGAACCAACTCATAACTTCTTGACGGGAGGGTAGAGTATAACCCGGAACATCTCTAAGTTTTTCTAAATCATTGAATGTCATATACATACGGTGTATGACAAACTTAGCTTCGCGAATATCTGGGGTTCTTAGTGTGGGATCAACCAGAATATCTTTGATGCTCGTGATATTCTCAAATCGTGGTTGTTCGACACTTATTTCATCTGTTTTTTCTTCTAGAGGAGTATCGGGATCGTGGTAGGTAGTGTCAGGAACTCCGGGAATAGTAGACGGAATAACTGTTTTCTTATCTTCCCTATCATAGTAAGTATTTTTCTTTTTATAACTACTCCAACCCCACTTCCAGATATTAGTACCATATAAGCAGGCGTTGAGAACACCACGACGGACTTCTTCTTTGAAGTTAATTTCTTCTAACTGATAACCAATAATATCCGATATGGCTTCTACAGTTTTATATTGAGTGCCGGGTCTGGGTTGAAAGATGAAGGGAGGATCATCATAAAACAACCCATTTAGAATTTGAGGAGTAAGAGAGTTTACTGCTTTGGCGACGGTATAGAAAGGGATATTAGCTCTTTCTAGCTGTGTGCCTTCCCAATATTTAGGAACAGTGGTAGACTGATATACAATAGAAGCTGAATTCCATCCAGCAATCCATTGCTTAGCTGCTTTAGCAGTTTCCGCGCTATAGGTGTCTCGTAGGACTAGAGTGAGTGCAGGGTCTTCGGCCCATTTCCCTGTCTTAAGGATTTGGGAAATTACTTCCTCCGTTAGTATCGGAGTGTTGCCGTTTCCTGCATCATCTATTAGAGCCAAAGTCTAACCTTAGCCCTTATAGGCTCTGCCGCCATTCCAGCAGCTATTCTGTCCAGTCGTTAGATCAACGCTACCACCACTGCCAGCACTTGTACCCGCTCCAGCACTTGATTGAGAGGCGCTCTCGCTCGATCCGCCCCAAACAGAAGGACCGGCAATACCTTTACCTTGCGCTGAGTTATTAAAAATCTGATCGGGAGAAAGCTTGATAATTACATTTGTTGAGCCTTGAGTCTGAGCATTGTCCTTTGAAGGAGCTTCGTAATCCCGAGGATTGGTAAGGTTTTCAGCAGGTCTAAGAATACTCCCTGAAGTAGACCCACTATTGTTGTTCATGTCAGCCATTGACTAATTCCTTTTCATCTATTTCTTTTTGCTGTCTAGCTAACTCTCGCTTAACTGGGAGACTATCTTCTGGCAGGGTGTGAAATTTATTTTTAACGTTGTCGTAATGAGCACAAAGAATTGCCCCGTGCGCTTTGATCTTAAAGCCTTTTTCTCTTACGGTTTTGCAGAAGTAGATATCTTCACTTACAGCGGTTAAACAATTATCCCCGTTGGCGTCTGGTTTGTACCCCTCTTCTGTTCTGAAGTAGGGAGCTTCTAGACTCTTAAAGACATCTGTATTGATCATCATACAGCCTGCGCCTGCGGAATCTATATCAAAAATCTCGTTAACTCGCCAGTCAAGAAAAGCTCCAGTTCCATTATCTCTATAAATTACCGGAGCAGGGGAGTAAGTTTTTGTACAATAAATTCCTGTCGCAACCATTACATTTTCATCAACGCCATTGTCGAGAATATGACCTAAGCCTTGAATTGTATGTCTGGGAATGAGTACATCATCATCTAGAAAGAATAAGTATTTACAATTCTGTTCTAGTGCGGTTTTGACGATAGTGTTTCTCGCTGAAGTTATATCTTGACCTTCTACACAAATCACTGTCTGAGTAGTGTTTACGGGAAAATCTACTGTCTTTAGTGCTACTGCCCACTTGGGGTGAACCAATCTTCCGCCAAAAGGCAATCCAATTGCAATTCCTACTTGTGCCATAATCAATTTACCTGATTACCCGATAAGTCCTGACCCTAGAATATTATCCAAGCCATCGGACTCTACATATGGCATAGGATTTTCAAAGACCTCATCTATTAAAAATTCCTCTGGCTGCGGGTTAATATCTAAGGTACGATAACTACTTTGCCAGCCTTCAGTAAAGATCATTTCCCAAGAAGCCTTGTCTACATAATTTCTTCTACGGGCGGCTAGTTCTTCTTCTATCTTTTTTCTCTCCGCTTCCGTAGGGGGAATCATCGGGAGAAAATCCATCTGATAGCTTATGCAATCTGGGATATCATTTTTAGAACTTTTTGTAACCGGTCGAATGATTTGTTCAATAAATCTTTCTAACTCTTTCATACCATATTCGAACTTCATTCTACCGTAAAGAATAAGAGGATACAAAGCACTGATTCTATTCTTCTTAGCATCTTTACTGACATCAACTTTACGCCAGTATATATGTCGAACTAAATTCTTAACATAAGTATCGTCTGTCTTATCCGCTTCTGCCCATATGGTAGCTTCAATCATTCGGATACCTAGCGAATCTTCAATGCTTATTACATCTGGATGATATTTGCAAGCGAATTGTACTAAACCTTGGGCAATAGCAACTGGAGTCGGATAATTAGTGCAAACAATGTCAATTATGAATCCGGTTCCCTTAGAGTTCCATAAGCAAGTAGTGCCTACACAGAAGTCATTGTCTTTCTTACCCTTACCGCCATTGAGGTCCCATGTTTGAGTAAGTCTTCCGTAAGGTGGAATATCTCTCCAATTGACCGTGTTCTTAAGGATTAATTCCCTAGTGAACATTTGCTGGGTAGGGGGTATAACATTCTGGCGCATTTGTGTTTCAAATGCTTCAGGTTCTTCCTCATAAGCTACCAGCAGAGTGTCAAAGCTGAGAACTTTAGGCATGAGAAGAACACAACCTTCTCTACCAGCTTTTCTAAACCACGAAGCTCTGGGAAGATTATATTTAACCAAGTCCATTTCAGCTTCTGGCTTAATTGTCATGGCCGCGCCAATTAATATCTCAACGCCTTTGCCGATGTTACTAATCTTTTTTTCACCAATACTGAATTCTTGGGAAGTAAATTCGCCTAATTCAGCTTTGGCTATGATGTCTCCGTAGAGGTCTAGATCGTGATATCGAGTTCCTAATAGGTTTGTATACCCAAAAGTTCTTAAAACTTTACGGGTAATACCGTATTTCTTTCGAACACTTATGCACTGTTCTTCGGAAGCAGCATTTCTGGTTTCAACCGCATCATCGCCGTGGAATACTTCGAAGTGGAACCCACTTACTGAAGAGGTTACTCCTCGGGACATGATAGTAGGCTCTCTACGTTTAATCTGAAGTTTAGTCCATTGGGGACTAGAGTATTCTCCAGATGCGGGTAGGTCCTTCTCTAGCAGACAATGTTCCGGCCAAAAGAGATTTATTAGAGTAGGTTCAGCCTCTTTTATGGTAAAGAAGCCTCGTATCTCATCTACGATAGCTGAAGCTAAATCATCCGCTGCGCTTAATACTAGAATACGTATTTTGGGGTCTAGAAGAACCCATTGAATGACATCGAAGATTCCCCATGAACTCTTTAAACTACCTCTAGGATATAAGATTAATCTTGTCTTAACCTTAGATTGCTGAGCAATAGATTTGGTGGGGTCTTTCTTCACAAACATGTCTATAACATGTTTATGGTTCTCTAACGTCATTAGGTTTTCTGATATAGGAGCTTCCGGACCACCGAAGGGGTTTGCATCCCACAGAAAGAGATTTAGAAAGTATAGACTTCTGATTGACCTATCTCGTACAACTTCCCAAATAGGGTGGGCTTGTAGAGCGGTTTCATCTTCAATTTTTTCTTCTGCTAAAGACTTCCATAAGTCTTTATTTTCTTCTATAATCTGGTAAAGATTGTCATCCGAGACTTCATCCCAATTGTCAATCTCATTTAGATTCATTTAACAATTTTCTTTACTGCGCCCTTCACTGCTTCCGGACTCGCACCCTTTACTTTGAGTTTGAGCTTTACTTCGGGTTTCTGCTTTTTTTCTGATTCTTTCTTCATGTCTTTTCCTTCGAAGCTTTTTCTGGTAACTTAAGTCCTTTGGATGCCTGATCGAACTCCTTGACCTTTGCTTTCCCCATTGCTTTCTTCCCGGCTGGGCTGTTCCCCCACCGCTCTTGCTTCGCTGTTTTCCAAGGTGACATTCAGGTATCCTAATAGCCTACATCCCTGCTTGGGGTGCTGGTGCGGGTGCTGGTGCTGGGCCTGCCCCGGGGCTTTCTGCTCCCGGTATTTGGCCTCCGAACTGACCCTGCATATGTTGTAGAAGACCGTCACTGTCACTTACTCCGTGAACAGCATCTGGAGTGGGAAGATCATCAGGACCTTGACCCTGATTATCAAAGATATGACGAATAACGTGACTACCATCATCCCCATGTTCGATATGAGTATGACGAATCTTTTTACCGGACTTTTTAGGTTTAGATTTTTTGGTCCGTGTTTTCTTGCCTAGAGATTTTTCTGGGGAGGCCATTAGCTTGAGGTTCCTCCATTATTTGAGATTGGGATAATCTCAGTCGTGTAGCCCCAAGTAATGTAGGGTTGGTAAGGATAAGGAGTGTAGGGTTGAAAGTCTTGGTTTCTGCGACCACACTTGTCGCAATACCCACAACACGGGCAAATACCGGTGCTAAGACCTTTGGAATTTTCGTTTGGAAAGGGGTAATCCATTACTTCACCTTTTTCAGCTTAGGGTTTTTCGCTTTCGCGGACTTACTAGCCCCTCGGGAAGCAGCAGCTAAGATAGCCCCTGCGGATTCTTTACTTTTACCTTCGCCTTCAATCTTCTTCTGGATTGCGGCAAAACCGGGATGTTTATTCATTAGCTTGCACTCGCTCCGCTGCTAGAGGTCCAAAGATACAGAACTGTTCCTGTAGCTGTGACTCCGGTAACAGCAAAATTCTGCCAAGAAAGTATAGCTTGGCCTGTAAGATTATCATTCAGAACTATAGAATATGCGACGTTAGAAGTTGTAACATTAATTGGAGGATAAAGAGCTTGGCTGTTGGAAGGAAGAGTGATAGTTACTTGTCCAGCCGTAGCAGTAGACCCGGCTACAACCAGCATAAGTTTTAAAATTCTTACTCCGGAACTAACCCCTGCCGATGTTCTATAATTAGAAAAATCGGTAGTTATAACCATAGGACCGGTTGTATAGGTATTGGACATTATCTGAGTGCCTTATATGCCTCGGTTCCCCAGTAGAAAGGTTCTGCCATAGGCCCAACGTCCTTAAGGACGGTATATGATCTTTTTAACCAACAACTACGTCCAACACACGGCGCAGGATATAGAAATTCGTGGGTTTTTTTAGTGATATCACCACTTAAAATATCTAAATTGCCCGTAAAATCATAGAGATTTTTGGTCGTGCCGGTAACATATTCAGAGTTTAAGTAGTCATTTAGACTTAAAGTAGTGGTTCTTAATGCACTAAATTCTTCTGTTGCGGAGCTTTCAACCGAATTAAACCCGTCTATTGTGGTCGAAAATTGCCCTAAATCGCCGGAAAAATCGTTCAAAACCCCAGAGGATTGAATTAAATCTTGATCTAAATTGCTTAGTGTATCTTCGGTTTTCCGTGCTAGGGCCTGTTCTTGGTTAAAAAAGATACTTTGATTCTTATTAAAACTGTATGCAGCGATTTCTACTTGTCCAAAAGTACCTCTAACAGTACCTAATGTTCGATTTATATCTGCTAATGTACCACAAGAAGTGGTACAATTTCGGTTTAGATTATCAGAAGTAGTATTGATATCCTTGTGGGTATCTCGTAGAAAAGATAGTAATTCGGGTTCCACTTTCTGGAATTCTATTACTCCCAACCAAAGAACAAGTGTTAATGAAAGTAAAAGAGTACTGGTAAGTGCCCCAATTGTTATTGTCAACCACTTAGGCATTAACTCTATATCTCGTACGAGCGTAGTGCAGTTGTGTACGAGCCATACCATCGCCATGTTTATCGATGTATTCAGCAAACTCGCGCAAAGCCGTTAATTCATCGACTGGTTTCCAACGTTTCACTGTAACTTCAGGTCCCATACCCGACATATTCAATGTACCAACTTCGATGTTATTCACAAAACCACTTACGGGAGGAAATCCAGATTGAATCTCGGGGAGTTTTACGTGCTCCTTACCGCCCCATTCGAAGTGTTCACCTACTTCGAGGTCTTTAAAGTACAATTCTTTGTGCTCGTTATGCATTTTTAATTCCTGCTAAATTCGCTGCTTGTTTTACCAACGCAGGGTTATTCTTCATTAAATTCTCTACTTCAGTAAGTAGCTGAGGGCTGGCTTGAACTTTAGCTGCGGCTTGAGTAGCTCCACCAGAAGATTGCACTAACGCGGCAAACTCACCGAGAGCAGCAAAAGCAATTCTCTCAATGAGTTGGACTTCAGGACCATACACGGGGACTAGTCCACTAATACTTTCAATAACTCCTTCTTGAGGAGCGATTTTAGTATCTAAAGTGGCTATTGCTTTTCCGGCAACCACTATATCATGGAAACCGGAGGCAAAAAAATGTCCTACAGAAGTCCAGTTAATCATTAAGCAATCGGAATAAGGGGAAGAACAGCTTCGATTTCTTCGATCACGCCATTAACCACGGCAGTAACCTTAGTTAGGGTAGTCGCGTCTTTGATGTGACCAGCGGTGAGCAGTGACGAAAGATTGCTTTTAACTGCATTCAGAACATTTACAATGGTTGCAGAAGCGTTGGTGCCTGCTTTAGACTGAGCCAAAAGGCCAGTCAAAGTAGCAAGGTCGGTCTGGGTTTCAGATACGACACTCTGAATGGTAGAAGCATCTGACTCTCCAGCAGTAAGAGCAATAATGCTCTCTAGCCCGGGTGCGGCAATACCAATACCAGCGGAAACGGTTTGCTCCCAAGTAGTATTCTTAACGAACTTCTTGAAAAAATTTTCTACAGAACTGAAAAAAGACATGTTACCTCAATATCGCGGTTGAACCGATTATTACTAGTTTTGCAGTTGGAAATCTAATCCAACATTTAGGTTTTGATATATTGTCTGCGGCTAAATCATAGTAAGTAAAGCCGATAGCTTCTATTATTACAGCTTCAAAATGTTGTTGATTAAGAGGATTCCCATCGTCTATTGCCCATATGGGGGGATTAAAATCTTCAATATATAGCCTATACAATGGCTCGCCCCGCTGGATTCGGACCAGCATCTCCAGAATTAACAGTTCTGTGCATTGCCAGTTATGCTAGAGGCAACCGAGGGGACCGAAGCCCACCCCCGGACCCCTATACTTTAGACGTTTTCGAACAAGAATTCCCTGATCGTTACCGTATTAGCAGCATTACCAGTACCAAAGACAAAGGTAGGAATGAAGGTAAGATTAGTGACGGAGAGATTAGTGATCGCGGTAATAGCTACAGAACCAGTAAATACATTATTCACATCGGACTGGAACCAGCCGTTAAGGTGGCTGGAAGTGGAATCCCAAATGAGGTTATTCTCAAACAAGAAGTTAATGGTCGAAGCGGTGGTAATAGTGTACGAAGACGAAATAGACACCAGAGTATCGCTCGTAGTAGTCGAACTAGTACCTTGATATAAACTAACTTGGAAAGTAGTCGAAGCTGATACAGTAACTAATCCAACAATACGAATACGGAACTGACGACCATCCACACTATCATTTACATAAGTGGGAGAACTAGCCTGAGGATTTGAAGACTGGTAGTTAGGGGCAACAGCGAGGTACAACCCAGCACCCGCAGCAAACACAGGAGAGGGAAGACCTTGATAGAGGGCGGTAGCAGCAGGAACCAAAAGTGCGGTTGTAGTTGCGTTGGTAATATTCTGCGCTGGAAGTGAAACAAAACCGTTAGAACTATTTACATTAGCCATGATAGACCTTTTTATTATGAGATGGGGCTTTTCAGGCCGGAGAAGGAGGGGTCACACGGTACCCCTCAGTTATGTACATACTCGCCAGCATTGCACTGGCATTGCGAAGACGGGAATTTATGACCGGCTAACAAAATCCTCCGGCTCACATAAAACTTATAAAACTTATAAAACTTATAAAACTTATAAAACTTATAAAACTTATAAAACTTATAAAACTTAGAACACCGGGCGTTGAGCTTATGCTTGCCCGGTAATCTTAAGTCCGATTTGTACTCCCTCGGAACCGGGGCAGAAGGATTAAAATCCCTCAAATTCTAAACTTTTTAAACTTTAAACTTTAGCTAGTTTCTCTCACGGGACTAGCGACCCTAGTGAACGGCAGGTAGCGACTGCGCGGAGCCTGTAGTTCTAAAAACTAGCGGTCACTGGTGCTCTCAGCTTTAAGCTACACCCGTCCACTTAAGGGCGGGAGAAGAGGCGCTAATCTCTTTATCCTTCAGTCGGGTCCGCTATCTTGTGCATCTAAACTTGGTCGGGGTAGGAGGACTCGAACCTCCAGTGCTCTTAAGCTCCTGTTTCCAAAACAGGTCGGCTACCATTTACCGATTTACACCCTCGGGGCGCGACTCCCGTTACGATAATAGCGTTTGCGGGTGGTGCCGGGTTGAACAGATTTTCCATCTAATTACTATTATACTCTCTTTTATCGAAAATTTACTAACTTCTAAGTTTTTTTCTCTGTAGACACGCCAAATTTAGTATGTATTGTTTAGATACCCCGTATTCTACTGACAATTGTAGCGAGTTTCTTCCCGTATATCTTCTGAAAATTTCCTCTCTGTTCTCTCTGGATATCTTGGAGTTGGGATGCCTATTTGATTTATGATAATAAAGCATGTTCTCAGCTACAGAAACCCACTCAAGATTTTCTACTGAGTTATTACTTTTATTACCATCCTTATGATTAACACAAGATTTGTCTTCCGGGTTAGAAATAAAATGCTTTGCAACTAAACGATGAATAAAATGTGTTTTGACAATCCCATCTTTACTTAGGTTAACTCTAGTATATCCATAGAAATCGGGTGGTGTTTGTAATAGATAGGCAATCCCTTTTCTTACTGATATAATCTCCCCTCTAATAGATATCTTATATCTTCCATACCCTTCTATATATTTCCACTCAGAGGATATATATTCATAATCATCCGAAAGTTTCGTGGACTTTTTAAGATTTGATGTCCTTTTTATCAGCCCAGTATCTATAGCATGTTTCATGTTTTGAGACTGTGAACACCACTCTAAATTGTCTGATCTGTTATTTTTTACATCGCCGTCTAAGTGATTAACTATCCTATAATTAAATGGATTAGGTTTAAAGGCTAAAGCCACTAATCTGTGAACTAGGCCGAACTTGGGTTTTCCTTGTATGAAAAGACTTAGTTGTATGTATCCTTGCTGACTTGTGGTATTTAAACTTAGTTCTTTACCTTGTTTACCTTTAATCTTACCAGAACTAGAGGCTTGGTATCCCTCATACCCCGGTATATCTCTCCACTCCTCCATTAATTTACTTTTCGAGTATTTTCGGGCCAAACGATTTTTATTTGTGTTTTTGTTGCAATTTCTTCTATTCGAAGGGAAAGTTTATCTTGGTTGGCCTCGTACATCTCTAACGCCTCGTCAAAAAAGTCAAAACATCTGTCTTGGAAGGGAAGGTTACACCCCGCCCAGCAAACAATGTATTGGACTTTTATAAAGACTTCTTTCATATCAGATTGTCTAGCGCCCCTAAACTTGCTATTCTTCTTATTTCATTCTTAAACGGCTTTCCATGACCGCAGTATGGAGAAATGTAAATATGGATTTGCTCGTGTAGAATAGTTTGTTTAGTCAACATGACATGAAAAACGGCGGTTCCTCGGTCCAGAATAATACACTGTTGTCCTTCTGAATCTATGCCGACTATACCGTATTCTCCGGCATCTAACCAATCCTCTTCTGCCTCCGCTTGAGTTAGTTGGGTGATTCTAAGGAGAGGCGCTGTAAGAATTCTTGTAGGAGCTAAACTATTGTTAAAATAGAGTTTATTTGTACGGTTAAAATAGTTCTGATATCGCTTGTTAGGTCGGCATCCCTTTATAATCCTTTTGCCGATTTTAACCATTATCTAGTAATACCTACAATAGCATTTCCAGTATCCCGGATTTGAACAGAATCATCCCATCCATGAGCCTTACGAACCTTACTCAAAACTTTATTTAAGCTGGAAGAGTTATTTTTGTGTAGGTCTTTCAGTTGTTTCTGAAGAGTTTTTGCTTGAGTTCTAGCCACTTCCACTCTGATCTTAAGCTGTTCTTCCTGACTCAAAGGAAGCTGAATTTCAGGGGGCTGGGATTTATCTGGAACGGTTTCAACTTTTTGGGTTTTGGTTGGGGTTGGTGTCGGTGTCGGTGTCGGTGTCGGTGTCGGGGTTTGTGCAAAAGCAGGCCCCACCAAAAGAATCAAAAATATTGTTTTAATCATAATTCATTATACCATCTATTTCTTTATTTGTCAACTAGTTAGTTGTTTCCGTAGTTGTAATAATAAAGGCTTCCACAAGTACTACAGTTGTTTCCGTAGTTGTAATAATAAAGGCTTCCACAAGTACAGTAGTTTCCAGAACACCAACCGCAAGAGCAGGTAATATTTCCGGAGGAGGTAATATTTCCGGGAATACCAGAGAAAACACCCGGGAGGATATAAGATTTAGGAACAATGAACTTATAATCTTCCGAAAACTGGTACCCAAACTCCCATCCCGATTTCTTTTCTATGTATTTATGTTGGATATAAGTATTCCAGTCGTCGGAAGCTTTTTGTGCTCTAACTAAATCATCATGTTTGTTTTTGCTGAGAACTTGATCCTGTGGGGATAGCTCTATTACTTTAGCCGTTTGAGCCGGAAGTATTGTACTCACCAGCAAAAATAGTATTTTTATCATTTTTGTCATCTGTTACATCCTCTGTAAATACATTCTTTGTATTGCAGACACAAACTCTACAATTTCTTTCTCAGTAGCTTTAGATTCCGGAAGCTGGAAAAATTCCGGGGAGTGTCCTTTTTGAACAACCACTATTATACCGTCAGGAACATGTACATCACGGGAAGCCGAATACTCTCGAAATCCATCTGCCAAAACCCAACGTTTTTTGTTCCCAGACTTAACCTCTATCCATTGTACACCATTTCGGTTAAGAAATCCACAGTCGGTAACAGTAGCGATTTTTGAGGCGTTTTTTATACTGACAACCCGGTTTCCTATTTTGAACACTAAAACCATCCCTTACTAGGAAGGAAGGGAAGGTCTCTAATCCCCGAAGCTCGGTCTTCTCTAACCGCTTGTATTTCTGCTATCACCAATTTCCTATCCTCTTTATTCTGTGGATCAGCTAGTTTGATAGAACCTTTACCACCCTCCCAATTCAACTTCTTTCCAAAGTATACACTAGCTTCAGTTTCAGTACCAAAATACACAAACTTTCCATATTCCGGAAATTCCATGATCCAGTATTCTGGTTTAGGATCGTCTTCTGGTAATTTAAATAAAGTCATAATTTATTATATCATTTTTTTGAAAATTTGTCAAAAAAATTTAGGGAGTAAGAGATATAAAAAAAGGAGGTGTTTTGGTCAGGTCAGGTAAACGCTGGCGTGCCGTGGCCGGGGGGCTTCCCCATACCCGTCTAGCCTAAAAAGGATGGTATCCCGCACGCTACATAATCGTATGTCACGCAAAGCACTCATACTTAGCTCGCCTTGTAATTAACTGAGCTAGACAGCATAAATTATCCGCCTCACCCATAAGAATCTGGCGAGCTACCAGTCCAATATGGTCCTGTTTGCGCGGGATTGCGCGTAAACTCAATAGAATCAATCGCGTTTAGGAATCGCTGTAATGGCTTCACGCGAGAATGCGCGAGAATCGTTACAAACTGTAATGATTACAAGTCAGACACATATAGTTAATAGCTCAAGGTCAATCCGTATTGAATCGTTAACACTATTGTACCAGACCGTGTAAAGCGTATTGAATCGATGTACTTTAAGCGTAATGATCGATTTTTGATCGATTCCGACCCGTATTGACCCGAAAAAAATTTATTCGGCCCTAGAAAATCGCTTTACCTATCGTTTTCCACAAGTGGGGTATTGACACGTTTTCGGGAGTGGATTAGAGTCGAAACACGTCAACCGAACGGTGACGAATTCATGGTAAAGCCTACCTTACAGGCAATGGAGAAAACATGACAATGACACTAGCAGAATCGCTCAAGAAAAACGAGGAATTACAGGCACGCATCGCAGAATTGGAGGCTGCCAAGGCCGGTCGCATCACAGTGAAGATGAGTGAGTTTGGTGGAGGTACCGTTTCAGTGTATGGTATTCGCCGGTTCCCGCTCAGTTTTTTCGCTGGGGAGTGGGCGAAGATCATCGCAGTTGGACCCGAAGTAGACGCATACATTGCAGCCCATTCCAATGAGCTACGGTGCGCAGCGTTTGCGAAGGAATACTGCGAGAAGTCGAAAGTCGAGTGGGATTCCAAAGACAAGGAAAACACCGCATACAAGGCGAAGTATGCAGAGGGATACGCGCAAGCGATCAAGAATCCCTCGCTGTTCTCTTCCAAGAGCAAGTAAGTTGTTCCTGATTCACTCAGCCCACTCTTCGGAGTGGGCATTTTTTTGCTCAAAAATAAATCCGCTCTACCGTTTCCGCACGTTCTCCCGTCCTGTATTCGCCCCACTAAATCGCTTTTCTTTTCCCTGTAACGCATTTTCTCTCCATCGGTGGCACTCTCCATCCTTCCCAAACGAAGTAAATCGCTTTACTGACGATCTGAGCGCTGGTAATCGGTAATCCGATTACCTACAGATATTACTACTATGTCTGTGTGGGGGTTGTTGCGCAATACCTAATACCGCAGTTAAGTCTAGTATGATCAAGTATATACGTTCGGACACGGTTTCGTGCCGCAAAAAAAATTTTCTTGACACATTTTTCGGGCCGTGATACCGTCGAGACGTGCGAAAATTTTTGCACCGGAGGATACATGGCACGCTACCTTTACAGCGAACTAGCTAGTGCAATACAGGCTAGACGTAATTGCTTGCGATCAATGCAGGGTTTAAACCCTAACGCAGTATCAGCCAGTGTTGGTATGAAAGATAATGAGTTTCACAGATTGGAAGGTTGGGTTGATCGTTGGATTGAGTATATCCAGCAGTTAACAAAGGACTTACCTTCCGGGGCTGGGTTTGACAACGGTACGAAGATCGACATAGATAGTAGTCATGCCGAGAAGCTGGTATTCACTACTTCTTTCCATCACATGAATGAATTTGGGTTCTATGGGTGGACAGACCATGTGATTACAGTTACTCCTTCCTTCACTGGTATAAACCTACGTGTAACTGGACGTAACCATAATGGAATCAAGGAGTATATACTCGAAACATTCGAGTATGCTTTGACGCGCGAAACTAGTGTTAGTTTGCAGGGTATCATCTCAGAGGAGGGATTATGACGCTAGAAGGAGCTAGGAAGGAAGCGCAACGTAGGGCTAACGTACTAGGTAATTCCTACATAGTATGTAAGTCCTTAACTGCGTTGGATATACCAGAGGAGGATAGGTATATGGTTTGCTTAACGTTGCCTATTCATGCCACGCGCGTTGGGGAGCGTATCTACCCAGAAAGGAAGGAAGTATGACAATTCAAGAAGCAGCACAAACTGCATTGGATGTACAAGATGCGGTTAATCTATCGGCGGTGGCTAGGAGTCTAGTTTCAGTCCTAGATGTATTGTGGACTCAGGCTAGGGAGGAAGGGAAGGGTACTGACTATGTCAACACTCATCCCATAGTCACCTTGTTTCTGGACAAGCTAACAAGTCTTAACCACGGTGATGTTCTAAGTTGCTATCCTCTCGTAGAGGAGATGACTAAAAAGGTTGCCGTGCCGGATTGGATGACTGCTAAGCAAGTAGAAGCAGTTCACAATTTGTATACTCGGGATAGACAGGGAGTATCGCGGGAGGAGTTTTTCCGGAAAGTGGAAAACTATGGTGACTACTGCGGGTTGTCGTGGTGTGGTATGTTCATTGGGATTGAGAAAGACGGATACACTCACAGCTAGGAGGATGAAATGCCGGTAACAATCCATGAGTTAGCAGTATATAGGGGCTTGAAGACGGAAGAAGATGGCTCCTATACAATGGCGGATATAGAGGAAGTTGGATTGCCTCTATTGTCAGGTTGCGAGAACTGCGGTGCTTCGCTGGCCGCATATAACGCTTATCCCTCTACCACTGGATTCATACGTTGTGCTGGTTGCATTGGTAGTCTAGGGTGGACAACAGTTGAGGAGGCTGCTATTGGGTTATTTAACATAGGAGAGGAAGATGGCAACCTATCACACTAAGCACCCATTTCAGCCGGGTCAGCTTACGCAGGTTTGGAATGGAAAAAAGCACGAATGGCAACCAAGTCCACATTTTTGTGTAGTATGTGGGCGTAAACAGGACCATGTTCTGCATGGAGGGAAAAAATGAGTCTAGCAAGTATCAAGCGGCGGGCTGTTGTGGGAGCTAAACTCCAGATTGTCAGACATGACTGGCCCATGTTGCGGTTAAATCAAACCGAGGAGGAGTATCAGGCTAAGAGAGATGCTTTCTTTGCTGTACGAGAGATAGTCATCTCTAAGCCCACGGAAATAGGATTTAGGACGGGGGAGAAAATCTCGTATCTCTCTTGGCCTAAATCTAATGCCGTTAGAGAGACTGCTAATGGGTTTGATGTTGATTTGAAAGGAGATGGGGCTTTCAGTGAAATCATCTCGTATGAGTGGAGGTAAGATGACAAGCAAACCAATTGAGTATGTAACCATGCCAGTGTCTACCCTGATGGCGTTGATTACCATCAAGGATAACCAGTTAAAGCGGATTGTAGGAGATGACCCGGTTTCTGTCATTTCCCGCATAAAACTCCAACATGAGATAGACCAGCTAAGAACGGCTATCTTAACAGGACAACAGGTTAACTGCATACCAGTGAAGTAAGGAGGAGTCATGAAAGTAGTTTTGACAACATCTTTTGGTCGGCTAAGAGCAGCCGGAGCGTGTTCTCTTAGATACAGACATCTAAGAAAAGCGCTAGGTGAGGAGGAGTATACTGATACTACTCCTATCAACTTACTAACAATACTCAAAACCAATGGACTAAGCGATGCACTTTGGGCGATGTGTGCTACAAAACAGAATTGCGATAAAGTGTCTCGATTGATGGCTGCCGATTTCGCTGAATCGGTTCTATTCATCTGGGAGGCCGCGTATCCAGATGACAATAGACCAGCTATGGCTATCAAAGCAGCAAGGGATTTTGCCGAGGGGAAAATAACTGAAGAGGAGTTGTCAGCAGCATGGCCAGCAGCAGAGACAGCAGGGTTAGACTCGACGCCATCATGGGCAGCAAGAGCAGCAGCAAGAGCAGCAGCAAGAGCAGCATGGCCAGTACAAAGGCCAGCATGGGCAGCAGCAGAGACAGCAGGATGGGCAGCATCGGCAATAGGGAGGGAGAGGGAGCTAGCATTAGGTGCAGCAGCATGGGCAGCATCAGCATCGGCACGGACCAAAATCTTCGAGAAGTATCTCTCGGAAGTATGAGGAATTTTCCAGTCCGGAAATTTATGAAAGGAGGAGGTAAATGATCTTTCGAGTTCGTCAGAAACAGACATATTACGAGGATTTCGAGGTATCGGCTGTGAGTGCCTATGAAGCCATTGCGCTAGTAGACTCAGCTAGCGTCGAGTCTCTGGGTGCGCCGGAGTACCTTGAAACAACCAACACCTACATCCTTGCTGACGACGGCATATTTGCTGCCAAACATCAACCGGAGAATGCTACTCCAGATACTCCAGAAAGTGTGTAACATGGAAATCAAAACCATCATTCAGCCCCATCCCGGTAGTTTTCACAATACCCGGAAGTCCTATACGTTTAAGTCATTTAAGCGTGTGAATCGAAACAACGTGGTTGGCTATCCGCCTGAATATGCCGTTATTAGCTTCTCAGACGGTAGAGTTGACCGAGTGGAGTATAAATCTCGCGCCGAGTATGACGCTCACTTGCAGAAAGTTAAGCTGAAGCTGCAACTTCAGCATCAGAAGTCCGGTATTCAGCGCAAAGGTTGCGACTGTGGATACTGCTAGAGTGTTAACTCTTCGCATTGGCGTACTAAATGGAGTTAAGCCTATTGGTGGTATTGAAAAAGTAGGTTTAGCTCCATTTCCGGCCCAAGGTGTCGAATGGGTTAACGTTAACCGTACCGTGGTAGTGGCCACTAACTCTGTGTCTACTAGGATGGTATATGGTCCTTTCTGGGGGAGATTGAAATGAAGGTTTACGTCATTTGGACTTTGGATGGTGGTCCTTTGGCTGTTGGAACAGACGAACAGGAAACATTTATCAGAGCTAGAGAGCTACTGGAAAATGGAGTTGAAAATGTTCGGATAGCCGAAATTCTGATGAACAGTTACGCTCCTTGCGTTCACCGCGAGTGGTTTGTAGATTTGGCAGGTAATGTCAAATTACTAGGTAAGACTCAAAACCGGACTCAATGAGGGAGAAGGAGGAAGTATGTTCAAACCAGACATGCAATACAGTTTCGAATTACAGGTAAGACTCGGTACTGTCGTTGTGGCTATTGTGATGGTCCAAGCGGACACACTCACCGAAGCTGTGCAGATTGCAAGCAAAAACATCTCCGTAGAACAAGTCGAAAAATTGATTCCTACGGAAGCTAAACGAAGAGAGTTACTAGATAAACTCCAGCAAATACAGCTTCCATATTATCCCCTGTGTGTTCCAACTGATACCGGATAGCTTGATCCAACATGCTTAGATCATACCCCTGCTTCGGCAGGGGTTTTCTTTGGCCCGAATGCCATGCCGCGCCTCGCATCTATACTGGTCAGCAACTTTGGCCCGCGCAAAAAAAAGTTTTCGACAGTTTTTGCGCGGCTGTGGAAAAGTCGCTCGGACCCGCAAGTAAATCGATTTACCTCGCAAAATTTTTCTCTTGACAGCCGCGCTCGGGTCCGGTACGATCGGATCGGCGCGCAAAATTTTTTGCGTAGGGAAGGAGGTAGCATAAATGCCCAGACTTTAGCTTTTCTTGGCATTAGAAGCCAGAATGTTAATACTGCCCAAATCTTGAATCTCATTCAAGAAGCGCTGGGCGGGGGTGATCATTTTTCCTTCCACTCTGAATGAGCACCATCATTCTGATCGAGATAGGCGCAAGGCTGAGATGCCTGTCGCATTCGCCTAATCGCAGAGGACACGGGCGAACCTGCCCGTGAAATGCGGAGTACCCAAGGGTACGCGGTTCCAATCCCGCATGAAAAGAGGTTTTTATGAAATTGCGAGCGTTTCTCTTAGGGATGCGAGAATTCCGGCAAAGCTTTACCACGCGCATCGAAGGCGAAGCCGAAATGTCTTACGAATATGGACGCGAGTGGGCGCACCGTTTAACCTTTCGACGTTTCGAATCTCACTAAACATATCCGCACGATTCTTGAACTCTCCCGTTTTGGCTTCATGGTGGAGATGTTGTTTGTATTGCGCTTGTTGAATCGACCAAGGAGGTGATGCTAAGCATATAGCAGGTAATGGTTTACCTGAAATCTCAACTAACAACTTTAGGAGAATCAAAATGTTGGAAGTACAAGGTAGTAATGTCATCGTTGGGATTGACCGGTCTGGATCGATGGATACCAGAGATGTTGAAGGTCAGTCACGCTACAACTTTTTGAAAGAGAAGTTGATAGCATTTGTAGGAGAAGCAGTAAAGAGTGCGGCTAACAATCAGGTTACCGCAATCTTCTTCAGTAGCGGAATTCACGATTTAGTACTACGGAATTCTTCCGACGCTGAAGCTGCTTTCAACAAGTACCCGGTAGGTGGTAGCACTGCCACCGATCTTGCGATAAACGAGGCTTTGCGTGTCTACAAGGCTAACCCCTCAATCCCAGTTCTGTTCTTTTTGGTAACGGACGGTCATCCAGACGACCAAACTCTGGTTGATCGGGCCATCATCAATGTTACCAAGCAGATCACCCAACCGGAAGACTTCCGTATCATGATTCTGACAGTTGGTCAACGTGATGCGAATCTGACAGCATGGTTGGAACATCTGGATGCCGATTTGGGTCCTGCTGGAGCCAAGTACGATATTGTGGGGGTCAATAACCTGCAAGAAGTTGATTTCAAAGAGGCTGCGGCTGAACTAATTGCCAGCACAACTACAAACGATGAAGCTACAGCCGGTGCTACAGCAGGTAAGACAACCCACCGCATCGACTAAAATTAAACCGGGGGCTACTATGTAGCCCCCACCCAAAGGAGGTAAAATGAAAATGAACCTAAGGTTGGCTAGGCTACTGGTTGCTATTGCTTGCTTGCTGGTTGCGAGTCTAGTTTTCAGAGTTAGCTCGTTTGTGATCGTTGCCCTTTTTTTAGGAGCTTTAGTTAGCTTTCTGGCGTGGAGGAAGTAATGATTTTAGTATTCGTAGCCGTAGTCTTCTTGGATGTGATTTTATCGGGAGACAATGCCCTCGTAATCGGGGCTGCGGCTAATACTCTCCCCAAAACAGAACGGAATATAGCTATTGTATTCGGAATGGTGCTGGCTGCTGCGACTAGAATACTTCTTTCTTTATTTGCTGTATCTCTACTACACTATAGGTTGGTAGGATTTGTAGCTGGTCTTACTCTTATGTTTGTTGATGGCATTCTACTTAAGGGTATAGTAGAGAATAACTTACAAGCAAAGGAGCCGAAACAAGGAAAAACATTTTGGAACACTATTGGAATCATTGCCTTATCTGATATCAGTATGTCTCTCGATAACATTCTTGCTGTAGCAGGAGTAGCTAGAAATCATCCCGTCATAATGAGTTTAGGTTTGATATGCTCTATTGCTTTTGTAGGGTTTGGAGCAAAACTAGCCAGTTCTCTACTGGAGAAGTGGAAGTTCTTAAATTGGGTAGCTTTTGTACTGATACTTTTCGTTGCTTTGGAGTTGATTTGGAGTTAAGGAGGAGAAATGAGAAAGCAGGAACTGATCACTGAGATAGGGCAGGTAGTACATAACTGCTTGGAAGTAAACGACAACAAAACCGTTCACTATACTTGCGCTACGGTGTCAGGTAGACAGGCGAAGAATCCCATCATTACGGTTAAGATAGGGGGGATTTTGAGAACATGGACGATAGTGGAGGAAGAATGCAAATAAGCATCGGGCAAATCTTAACTGACTCCGAAGTAGAAAAAGCAGTTGAGATATACAAGTCAGAAAGCACTCATGGATTTGCAAAGAAAGTTGCAGATCAGATTATCCGCCGCCCACAATTAGCCAGAATCAACGCGACTTTAGGCCAACAAAACGATCCTATGTACCTAGCATATTGTTTGGAATATGCTATAATCGTTGCTATCACTCGGGGAGGCTGAATGAAAGGAAAACCGTTGGATACATGGCAGATATACTGCTTTTGTATTATAGGGGTTACGGGGATAACCACTATGGTATACGGCGGGCCGGTATGGTATTATGGCATACCGTTAGCATTGTTGTGTTTCGTTGCTATGTTTGTGGATTTGAACAGGAGGAAGATGTAATGGAAATTGTTGCTTTGAAAAGGATGTCAAAAAAGAACTTCATTCGCTTGCTGGAGATGTCAAAAAAGTATCACGATGGTAGGTATGGTAAGGTTAGAGGATGCTGTGATGATGCGATAGCTATCCGGGAGGCAGAAGAAGTATTGGAGGAACTTAACCCAAGAGAAGCACTGAATCGTGCTGTGAACCGTGCAATAATCGAGGGTTCGCCAATCTATGTCAATCAACCGGACTGTGGGCCTTGCGGAATGTTTCTGGATTCCGTATCTGATTCTACAGGGTTTAGCAGTTATGACCCTAATGACAACGGCAATCAACCGAGTTAAGGAGGAGTTATGAAACTTTCAGAAGCCATTTTGTTGGGGGACACACTGAGGGAGAGGGCGTCCCATGACTACTTGTATACGTGCAATGGTAAGGTGTGCGGATGCGCTCTCGGAGGAGCCTTACTATCTAGTGGTTTTACTATGGCAGACTTCCGAATTTCCATTTCCGGAATGTCGCCAACTGACATTATTAGACGCTTCTGGCCTTGGTTTACTCCAGAACATAACCGGCACATATCAGTCAAGTTCAGTAAGGTTTGTAACGGCAAAATGAGTATGGAACAACTGGTTGACTATGTTCGTTCTATAGAACCCGAAGAACGTGAAGAACTTGAAGAACCTGAAAGTGAAAAACTCGGAAAGGAGAGAAATGGACAAGAAACAGTTGTTGAAACTCGCTAACTTTATGGAGAAAGTACCTTCAGAAAAATTTAACATGAGTGCATTTGCTATAACTGAACTTGACGACTGCACTACCGCGAAGCAAATGTTAAAAGGCTGTGATACTGCGGCTTGTTTAGCTGGTTGGACTGTATTGATGCGTGGATATTGTGTCACAAAAGATGAATACGCGAAGAGAAAACACAGAAAAATGCTAAGTATATCAGAAAGGGCAGCAAAGATACTTCGGTTGGATGTGGAGGAAGAAGAGAAGTTGTTTTATGTGTCGTATTGGCCTCCAGAGTTTCGCCAAAGATTCTATTCTCTGCCGGACACTGACACCAGACTACAGATAGCCATTGATTTACTCAGATACTTAGCTCAAGGGGGACTATGATGGAAAAAATCAATCTGAAAGAGAATGCTAGGGTGAAAGAAATCATAAAAGCCGGGTTTCCTCAATACGCGAAACTAACTGCTTTTATAGCAGTGTTTCCGGAATCCGGAATTAACATCAACAGCTATTGGAGCGGAGGTTCTAGAGATGAATTTTGCATTGTTCATCTACCCACTCTCACCAGAAAGCTATTACCAACTTCTACCCATCCCTACTTCGATATGAAGTCTGTAGAGGGTAGTACCCCGGATGTAGTTGCTAAAGGGGGTAGTTTAACCCTTATAAGGTTACCAGTTGAGTTTGCCTTAGTATGTGCTGGAACATTTGATGGTAGACCAGCGACTGCTCGTGTCTACCTAAATTCCCTTTTGGGGGCAGGATGAAAAGAGTGTATTTAGGACCTAATTCGCAAGAGTATTACATGCCTATCGGAGAGTTCAGACCCCCCAAACAGGGGGAAATGTTTCTTAACCGTAGTCTTGAAAAAGCATTTAGGGCTACAAAAGACATGAAGAGTTCCCATCACATTGCTCGGAGGGTTGCTGTTGAACCCTGCAAACAGTGTAAAGGGATTGGTAAGGTCGCTAAGGAGGGATAGTGGAACTAAAAATCGGGATGCCTGTCCGCGTTAAGAACCTGAATGAGTATGGAGATATCGTGAACATCAAACCAGATGCTCAAGGTATTAACATATATGCAGTTAGAATGGACAATCATTCAATTGCCCCTAACCAGGATGGCACTTTTTATGCCAGAGAAGAAGAACTGGAGGAAATTCCATGACAGAAGGTAAGCCAAATCTATACATTCTCGATGAGAACGATAACCCTGTCGAAAGCGATCTGCTCTCGTGGGGACGATGGATGGAGGAAACGAACCGCACGGTAGCAAAAACAAAACTCCCAAACGGAGTCCTAGTTTCCACCGTTTTTCTTGGCATCGATCACAATTTCGGGGGTGGAAAACCTGTATTGTGGGAGACCATGATCTTCAAAGGACCAGAAGACAAATATCAGGAGCGCTATACATCTTTGGCAGCGGCAATAGAAGGGCACCGTCGAGCGGTACAACGCGCTACCGAAGCAGAATATGAAGAAATCCTAGGAGAGGAAAATGAAAACAAACGAGGAAATAGCTGTTGATCACCTTATGAAAAGACTAACCGAGTGTGTGGAAAAGCGGAAAGAGATGGCTACTAAAATTACTCAACTCAAAGCCGCTGTTTCTGCCACAATTCCGTTAGTTTCTTCTGAACTTGAACGTCAACGCTACAGCACCCAGCTTAACACAATGTTTCCTAAAAAGGAACAGGAGATCAAATGATATACCATGTCAGACAACGGCAGACTTACTACCAAGATTTTAAGGTAGAGTATGCCGAGTCTCCAGAGGAGGCTATAGACCTAGTAAGTCAAGGGTCTGTATCACCTTCTAGTGATCCTCAATATCTAGCGGCAGTTGGCATTTATTTGCTGGATGACGAGGGTAGGAAAGCTGCCGACAAACAACCAACCAATGCAATGGTTCCTCTAGGGGGAGTATGAAAGGACTAACAAATGAGCAAATCGCCTACGCAGCAGGGAGAATCCAAGAAAGGCTCGCTATCTACGCTGAGTCACTTGGCACAACCGCAGAGTTTCTTACCGAGAGGGTGGCAGCGATTCTTCACCCCTTGGGGAGCGAACGGGGTAGTCATACAATGTCACGTGTGCCAATTCAAGCCCCCAAGTTATCTCAAAGCAAATGGGGCGAGATGGAAGAGAGTGGCAATGCACGTAGCGATAAAGCATCCACAAGTTCTGGACGTAAGAGAAAATCCAAATCCTCTAAACAGAAAGAGTACTGGGCAAAAATGACCCCTAAACAACGGACTATTGAGGTAGCTCGTCGGTTAGCGGTCTGGAGACTCAGAAAGAAGAAGGCAGAAAAAACAGGTTAACCTGAGGGGGAGCAATCCCCCTTAGAAGGAGGACTATGTACAACATTCTAATGCTTTTGCTTGTCGTGGCGGGAGGAACCGTATCTGCCTACCAGTTAGCAACCTTTAGTGGTGATTTCATTTTCAACTTACTTGTGCTGTTAGTATCTTGCTTCGGAATTAAGATGATTGTTAGGGAGATGTTAAGTGGAAACAAAAAGTCTTACAAGTGACTTTCGCGCTAGGGCTACCCCGGCTCAAAGATTAGCCCGTTGGAGAGTTAAACAGGCGGCTAACAAACGTAACAAGGAAAACAGGTTAGCATTAGCAAATTGGCATAACGCAACGAGAGGAGGTAGGAAACACATTGAACGACCGTTCAGACTAGGAGGGTATAAGAACCCATGACTGTACGTGTAGGGTCTGGTCTTCACAAATGGTATGTAGGAGAAGTAGCTCCTATAGTGTGGGAAGCATTGTTGGGTAAGAAGTTTACCGAACAACTCATTCAAGAAACCCATATCTTGATTCCGGAAGAAAGGGAGAAGAATGGGTATGAAAAGGAGAATTATGGCGAAAAGAGCTAGGTTCTACGTCGGAAGAAAAAACCAAATCATGGAGGTTATAGCCTCGCGGGTTAAACCTACCAAAACAACCCACCCACATCACGACTCTTTCATAGGACCTTTTCGGACTCTGAGGGGAGCCAATCACATGGCTAACTTCGGGGTTAGAGATGGTCTTCAGACAGTTACTCAAGCTGAGAATGCCGCTGCCGCAGACTGTATCACAGTGTGAACCATGCTTTCAACCGCTTTTCAACCGCTTTTCAACCGCTTTTCAATCAAAGGAGAATTTATGATTGTCTTTGAAGAAGTTGAACCTGTAGTTGAACCTATTGAAGTTGAACCTATTGAAGTTGAACCTGTAGCAACGAAAGCAGAAAAACTGCTAGCGTTAGCTGACTTCATCGAAACCCTTCCTCCAGAGAAATTTGAAATGTCATACTGGATAAAAACAACGTGGTTATCCTCAATTTCGGAAATTTCGGAGCCAAAGAGAACGACAGTATATTTCGATTCAGATGAAATGAGGAATCTTTGTGGGGCAACCGCATGTTTGGCTGGCTGGGCTGTGCTTAGCGCCGGTTTCAAAGTAAACTCAAATGCGACTGTTGCCAAAACAATGTTTAATGGACAGAACAATATACAAGAGGTAGCAATAGAGCTTTTGGAATTAAACAGGTTGGAGGCCCACAAATTGTTCATCTCAAAACAGTGGCCAGATCAGTTTGTACCTAAGAGAAACCTTTTGCCTCCTCTTATGGACCACGCAGTATCCGGGAGTATAACTCCTCAACTAGCCGCAGCGAGGGTAAGACACTTCGTTGTAGAAGGAGAGTAATGCTCTTTTTATGCGCGGAAAGTCCATTGGAAGAAAAGCCCCTGTTCATCCAGTGGACAGATGATGCCAAACTAAAATACTTTCTGGAAGATTGGGAAATAGTTGATCTCGAAGAGGGTAAGATAGTTTGGAGGGGAGATGTAGCATTAACCCTTGAAGAACCAGAAGATGAAATGGAGATGATGACATGACAAGAACTGAAATTATTACCGAGTGGGTTAGGCGACTTCGGAGTGGAATCAAACAGGGCCGCGAGTACCTTAGAACAACTGTGGATGGACAGGATTACTACTGCTGTCTGGGAGTGCTTTGTGAGATGGCAGTAGAACAGAAGGTAATACCACCTCCGGTCAAAGTCGGGATGGATTGGTTGGGGTGCAAGTGGGAAACAATTCTCATACGTATATTTCACGGACTTCCGTCCGGGTACTATAGGTATGAGGGGAATGGTCGCACACTACCCCCAACTGTCTCACAGTGGGCTGGGGTTACGCCGCGCGGTGAGGGGTATGGAATAGCTTCTCTTGCAAGGCTAAATGATTGGGATCACTTTGATTTTAACCAGATAGCTAACGTAATTGAAGACAGCCTGATAGCTCAGGAGTTTAACCAGATAGCTGACGTAATTGAAGGCAGCTTGGCAGACGAGGAGCTGGCGACGCAAGCGCCGAAGGATCGGATTTGAAAACGTAAGTCGTTTGTTTTCAGTCGTTTACGTTTTTTGAAAATTTTTTTCTTGACACATTTTTTGAATCGGTTTATCGTCGGGTCAGGTCGAATCGTCGGCCCCTAGCTAAAGCGCACTAGAGAAAGCGCCTTCTACCAAGGAGAAAAACGATGCCAGCACAAATCGTATCCGCTGATTACAACAGTGAACGGGACACATTCATCATCGAAGTCAAGTCCCTCGATACACCTCGTCTCAGCGCATCGGGCGAAACCATCCAAGTTGCAGGAACCAATGGATGGGCGGAACAGTTAGCCGGAGTCACGGGGAAGGATACCGATGGTAACCCGGTTCCTCTCACCGCGAAGGTGGAGATTCGCTACAAGAATCCCTACAAGGCCGCTGCGAAGACAAGTAAATCGGGAGCATCTGCCCTCACAACGGAGGACCTGAAGAAGGCCGCTGCTGCCGGGGTCACGACCAAGGTGATACGCGAAACACACGGGGCTAAGAGGGCGAGTTAGGCCCGGTCGCCCCGCAAGGCGATGAAAATAAACGAGTTAGGCGCGGGCCTTGACAAACATTCGGGGTCCGCGCTAAACTTTCCGCGAGGCCGGACCTTGCCTCTCCGCTGTATGAAGCGGGTAAATGATAGAGCGCAATGCTCTTGTATCCACCAAAGAATGTACCTTTAGGGTACTTAACCAGTAGCCTAGCCAACCAAGGAATAAGGCGAAAGGGCAAGGAGACTGTATGGCTCAGATAGTATCTTTTGCAGTCAACGAACGTGGTAATTACGTTCTCGAAATCAAACGAGCCAAGCAACCATTACCTAGGCAGAGAACTACACAAGTTGCTGGCACAACAGTTGATGAACAATTGCACGGACTGTTTGGCAAAGACCCGGACGGAAACGACGTTCCTCTGATGGCTAGTATTTCTGTCCGCTATTCTAACCAGTATCGTCCGCAGTTAACAAGGGTCAAACCGGTTAAAGCAGAGAAAGAGAATCCCCCCTCGAATCTGCTACCCTTCGATATTTTCAAACCGGAAGAACCCGAACGAAAGAACGGTACTAGCAGGTTTACAAAAGCTAAATCGTTCGGAGGGTAACAGACTTTAACTTCCCCTGACTCCAGCCTACGGGCTGGGGTCTTTTTTTGCGCTTAAAAAATTAACCTACCTCTTTTATCCCCGAAGGTAAAGCGATTTACCAACCTCCCAGACCGCGCCCGGGCGGGCGGGGCGGGGAAGTTAAGATCCCTCTTTACCCCCGTTAGAAAATCGATTTATCGGTCGCTACCCGAAACTTAAGGGTTTGAACTGAATACTCCACCATATATATGATGCTAGCTGCGGCTAAGTCGCACAAGACCTCATGCCGCAAAGCGCCAGAAATTCGCCGTCCTTATAGGTTAGCCAAAGTAAAAATTTTCGCGACCCGACCCGTGTGGAAAACCCGCGCTAGGCAGCTCGGAAGTGCTTTATTTTCAACGAGTTGCAACCCGAAAAAAAACTACTTGCGTTTTTTTCGCGCGCCGCGCAGGATTGTCCCCGTTGGGAAAAAAATTTTTTTTGGGGGAAAAAAATGACACCAAGTATACCACTAGCAGACATCACACTTACCCTGCAAGATACGGATTGGACTACGGTAGATCGGTTAGAAATAAGAGGGAGTAGGGATGTTGTGGTAGAGGATGAATACTCCCGTACCGTAGAAGACAACCATAACCCAGAATTCTATTCTATCTTTATCCATCAGCAAACAGGAAGTAGTTGGATCGCTGATAGGAGAACTCTTAGCGAAGCAAGAGAGTTTGCGGGATGCCTTTCAGATGAACATGAATTGTATTTAAGGGAGTTTGTATGAAAAAGAAAATTGAACTTGAGGACGGGGTGTATATCAGTATACAATACGAAACCCTCCATGCTCATGTAGTTTGTAATGGAGAAGAGGAGTACGATAACAGCTATATTAACCGCGACTATTTAGACTGGGAGCATGATCTGATATGGACAAATTTGGACTAAGAATGGACCTAACCCTTGCAGAATTGAGGGAAACCAGAAGGGTTTGCAACCTGCCTTGTGAGAACTATGCCCCTAACGACTGTTCAGGGGAGGGTTTGAATTTCTCAGATATGTGTACTACCTGCAAGCAATACTGGAAGTTAGCGGCTTCAGCAACTACCGGAGCAACACCCCAAGAAATACTGGATAATTTTCGTGGATATAAGGGGGTAGTGAATTGAGGAGGAAGTATGGACGATGAACTTGCTCGCTGGGAAGATGATGGAGGCTTCGTGCTTTCATATTCTCAGAAAGAATCTACCGTAGTAGTCAGGTGTTCCAGCCTTTCTGAAGTGAAAGACATCATTGCCAAAAACACGAACAATGATACACGGTGTATAGGAGTGGTAAAAAATGACCCTCGAAGAAGCGAAACAACTGGCGAAAGATAAGTTGGGGGTCGAGGTACTGACCCCTGAAGGGATGGTGAGCAGAGTTTACAATGCCATTTGCATGAATGAAGACGGTATCTTTCGTGTTTATGGAGATGGAGTACTTTTGGGAGAAAGTGCTATATCCGCGCTTATTGCTTGGGAAGATGCAGTTGATACTCTACCTGACTTCTTTTGTAGGAACTTTCACAGGGTAAAGAATTATTATCTTCTTGGGGATCACTACATTAAAAAGGAGAAACATGACGGCAAAGAGAATAGCAGAGGCCAAGAGAAAGATGACTCCCCCTCCTCACAAGGTGGTCATGCACACCATCAGCGTTCACCGACTTGAGTTGTTCTTTGGAATAGGGGCAGCAAGCTTTGTTTTGGGGTTTCTGCTGAAGAGTGAGAGTTGCAAGCATTTCGCAGAATTCACCATCATGCCCTGTTTGGAAGCTGTTGTTTCTAGGAGGATTGAGTGAAATTGGAATATATAGAACCTGAAAGCAACTTTGAAATCCGGGTGGGAACTTTCCATTATACGGAAAATGGAAAACCCGTAGAAGCTGAGTTCTTCATCCGGACTTGTCAAGATGACACAGAAAAACAGGCTTCGGACTACAATGAGCAGCTTTGTAACGAGTGGGACAAGTTAGAAAGTTCTGGGAAGCTAGCGATAAGCTATGTGGAAGTAATCCCGAACCCCATATTTTAAGGAGAACATGAAAGCTACTTTGATAAAGCTAGATGTAGAAGGTGGACCTACTATGGTTCCTGTAGGTCCGGGTGCAGAAGTGGGGGCAGTATTTGAGGTAGACCCTACAGGACTAAGTATGGAGTTTGTCCAGCACATCCCAACGGGTAGAGTACTCCCAATACCAGTGATTGCAGTACTATCGGGGCCTGATGGAAAGCGAAAGAAAGGTACTGTCCTTCCTCTTGAGCTTTTGAAATTCGAGAGTATGACGGAGGGTGAGATGTTTGAAATGGTGTCGATGTTTGAAGGGGCACCGGAGACGGAGGGTTATGTCAATTAGAGAGTTTGCTGCAAGAGTAAATCCTGCTAAATTCGGGTTTAGTCCTAAATTGACCTCCATCGTTGGGGCAATTATAGGGTTTGACTATGGCGATGGTTTACATCACCTAACAATTACAAGCGACGGGTTTGTAACTGGGTTTGTAGCTGAAATTTCTGTCTTCATAGGGGATGTTGAAGGGATGGAATATACCCTCAAAATCTGGAGGGATAGTCTTAGCAAACAAGACAGAAAGAAGTTTGATGTGTTATTTAAAAATAACGTCACAGACTGGAGGGAACATGCTGTATTACCACGGAACCGTTAGGGACTATTTACCTTCGATCATGTCTGAAGGGTTGAAGCCCTCGCCAGAAAACATGTGGAAAGTAACGTCTTTTGGGAAAGAAATAGAAAGCACAGAAGAATCTCAGTGCTGTGTATATCTAACTGCATCTAAACAAATTGCAGAGGGTTTTGCAAGAGGAAAAACTCAGTATTTGAGGACTAAACCGGGAAATTACTTTACCTTCTTTTTTATTAAACCAAACGGAGAAATAGCAACAAAATTCATGCGTAAAAAGCTAAACACGCCGGTGTTAACCACCTCACCTGTAGTTTTGAAAATCGACATGGATTACCCAACAGAAACAGACCCACACACGACATACGGTAGTATATATAGGGGTATTATTCCCCCACAACAGATAGGAGAATTATGAACAAAAATACGAAACGTAAGTTGGAAAATCTAGCTGCTTTCATCGAGAAATTGCCGAGGAAAGCCTTTAACATTAACATCTGGGCGAAAAACAACAAACGTCACTTCGATTCGGATGGAAAGATAGTCCCCAGAAATATTGTCAGTAAAAAAGACTTGAATAACTTAGAAGAATGCGGGACTACTTGCTGCATAGCTGGATGGCAAGTTGTAAGAAAGGGCTTTTCCGTAACAAACTTGGGAACAGTGAGTAAGGGTGGAAAATTCATCAACTCAGCGCCAATTCTAGCAGCAGAACAGTTAGGACTAAATCTGGATGAGAGCAGCGCTTTGTTCTATCCTAGAGAGAGTAAGCTTAGGGTTTTAACAGGAAAAACCTTCACCAATACCCCGAAGGGCGCAGCAAAACGTATCAGATACTTTATCAAAAATGGAATATAGGAGAATAACATGCAGGATAAGTACAACTTCGTAGCCAGAAAAAACGATGTGGACTATATTCGTATAGTCCGTGAAGCCCCCAAAAATACTCCTTTTATTCTTGTAGAGGAAAAGAACAGAAAAGGACAGCCAAGGGTATCTGTTCTTTTGATACACAAATCTGTCCTCTCTCACCACAAACTACAGGGTATGGAAGTTTCGGGGGAGAGCATTTCGCCTAGCTGGGGACATAAAAACTCACCTTTTGAAGACAAAAAGCTGCTATACTCATATAAGTATGTAGTTTTCCAAGGTAAGCTACCCGGATTTATCAAGAAAGAAGTAGAGTCCCTCCGGGTCGCTCTAAACCCAAAAGATACTAAGGTATTGGTAACTTACCTTTAAGGAGGATTTATGAGTGAAATGAGTGAAATACGTGCAAAGTGGGTTGCGGCATTAAAAAGTGGCGAATATAGTCAAACCAGAGGTATGTTACGTAGAAGAGATGGTTTCTGCTGCTTGGGAGTTCTTTGTGACCTCGCTGTTAAAGAGGGAATTATACCAGAGCCAACTTTAAGCGTTGGAAATAAAATTTACTCTTATGATGAGGAGGCTGGGGTACTTCCGGTAAAGGTACGAGAGTGGGTTGGGTTAAGTGATGTTCATGGTAACTACGCAACATCTTCACTAATAACAGACAATGACGGCGGTAGAAGTTTTAATGTAATCGCTGAAATTATCGAAAGCGAACCTAAAGGTTTATTTAAGGAGAACAATGAAGCTAAGTAATCAACAAAAAGTAATTAACAAATGGGTCCGCGCTCTTAGGAGCGGAAAGTATAAACAAACTGAGAGCTATCTTCAAAACGAGAAAGGCTTTTGCTGCCTAGGAGTGCTGTGCGAACTGGCTGTAAAAAAAGGAGTAATCTCTCCCGCTAAAAAAACAGGCGATTTTTATACCTATGCTAAGAAGGCTGATATTCTACCTATAAAAGTAAGAAAGTGGGCTGGGCTAAAGCAAAATGATGGGTATTTTAAAGGCGAGGACGGCCCCACCACCCTTACTATGTTAAATGACCACCAAGGAAAAACTTTTAAAGAAATAGCCGATGTTATTGAGAGCAAGCCTCAAGGTCTTTTCAAGGAAGAATAATGTTTGTTGGAATAGATTTTCCTGATCGGTTTGAAAACGACAATTTCTCCATTCGCCGGAGTATTGGAAACTGGTATGATCCAGAATCCCTTATCTCCGGCGAGGAGATTAAGCAAGGCATGAGCTACACTAACTCTAAAAGATTTTGGATGGATGAACAGCAGTACTTAGATGCGGTAGAAGGGTTACTAACCGTAGATGAAATACTAATGTTAGCCCCACGTAAATTAAAGGAGAATAATGGCAGTCATATGGAATGAAGCGGCAGGAGTGGACAGAACCGCCAACGGCGGGTATACGGTCCTCCCTAAAAACGTTGTACTAAAACCAGAGTTCAGCGGAAGGTCAGAAGAAACTGATGTTTCTGAACTAGCTGAGGATATTAAACATAATAAACAAATTGTTCCAGCGCTCTGCTATAAGGACGAGGATGGCTGGCCGGTCCTAATTGCTGGTCATCGTAGACTGAGAGCTATCTCTCTTATTAACGAGGGCCTTCCGGAAGAAGATCAACTCCGTCTAAAGTTCAACTATGAGAAGGTAAAAAGTGAGGAGGAAGCTCTTGACATTACAGTTGCAGAAAACAGAAACCGAACAGACATAAATCCGCTCGATGATAGCTACAACATCTCAGTGTATATGACTAAGTTCGGGAAAGGTATTGAAGAAATTGCCCTTAAGTACTTCCCGGGGGCAAAAGATGAAAAACTTAAGTCTGCTATTATTTGGGTTAGAGAACGTCAAAGATTGTTAGAACTATCTCCTGAAGCGCAGGAAAGGCTTCGTAATGGGGAATTCTCTACCTCTGCTGCCCTGCAATTAGCTAAACTCCAGCCAACAGAACAGAACCGGGCAATTCAAAACGCGGAGAAGTCTGGAAAGAAACTCAAGGTGAAGGATGCTATTGCAGCTAAGAGAGCTGAAACCAACCCAACTCCTGCTAAGCTATTGAAGAAACTCAAGATACTGGCAGAAGTAGCTGGGGCCTTGGCTGCTGAAGATATGGCTAAGGAATTTCATCGGAGCAGAGACCCGGAGATGATCAAAGAGTTTGCCCCCCAGCTTCTTGTAATGTGCTACAAACTAGGGATTGCTTTAGAACCACACTCCCAGAAATGGGCTGAAGAAAACAAAAGCCTACAAACAGCTTTTGATGGTGTATAAATGACTCTAAAGGGTACTGATTTAGACCAAATGTTTACCCTACAAAAGGGTTTATGTTTCTGGTGCGGAAGGGAAATGTTGCCTATAGGGTCTCCAGACTGTCTTCCGCTATCCCCTACTAGGGATCATATTATACCCAAAGCAGCTAAACCGCCCAAAGCTAAACCGGGGTCTCTATCAGAGAATGTAAAAGCGTGCTGTTACGAATGTAATAACCTCCGAAGCAGCTTCAACCCAGAAGCTATTAGGGTCCAAAGAGAAGAACAACAGAGACGAATTGACAAGCACACTGTAACCATCGGCAAACTGAAAGATTTAGTAGTAGAACAAGAAACAATAATCAAGAGGCTTAGTAATCAGTTATTAGATAAACTAGAGACCTCTTGGTGGAAAAGGATATGGAGAAAATGAAAAAAGCACTCAACAAAGCAGGAATCCTACAACTAGCTGACGATCTAGTCGCTCATCCTAAGTTATACGCACAACATACCTTCGGGCAAAAAGAAGCTTGTGGTACCATTCGGTGTTTGGCTGGGCAGTGCTTAGCCTCAGAAATCGGAATGCGAAAATATAACAAACTTGTTCAAAAATTCTGGAGCTGCGAGGAGGATTATGTTGGGGAGTTCACAAATAGCTGCATTGCTTCAGGTAAAAAACAGTTGGGGATTACCACCACGAAGCCATATCCGACAATATTTGATACTATAAATGAATGGCCCCTCGATCTTCAAAAGGAATACTACGAGGCTACAACCCCGAAACAGCACGTCATCGTAGCTCTAAAGGCCCTACAGCGTCTCCGGCCTAACGGTACTATCGACAACAAGGACGTTGTACACACCGAAATACCGCAGCTAGCATCCCTTAAGGAGGGTAAATGATCTACACCGACGAACAAATCGAGGCAATGACAACAGAAGAAAAGACGAAAATGTGCCGGGATAAAATAAAGGAGAAGTATCCCGAACTTAGCCCGGAAATGCGGGACAACATATTGAAGGATTACTACTGGTGGTATAAGGCAGGCATAGACGAGGGTGCAAAACAGGCCCTAGAGGATTATCTACCAAAAATCTTGGAAGAAGCCTTGGGAGCAACTAACATAAAAGTAAAAGCATTCAAGAACTAAAAACTAAAAAAATTATTCAGCCGGAGGCCCAGCCTCCGGTTTTTTTTGTTCCTCTTCCTTAACTTTTTTCCCCTCCAACGCCTTGATAATCGCTCTTTCCTTATCCGTTTTTTTCCTCGGGATACGTCGCATAGGAAGGGCCTCAAGAGCGATCTTAGCGGCCTGTATACGCTCCGCAACGGTAGCGTTAGGGTCTTCCAATATATCTGTTAAAGCGGCTAGCAGCCGGTTGGCATACCCTGTGATCTTCCTTTTTCCGGATTGCGGAGAAGGAGGATTGTATCCGGACTTTCCTTTTACAAACATTTTTTCCTTTTACTATATTGATGCAGTAAGCTGCTTCAGAATATACAGGGGGACACCCCCTGTAACCCCCACTTGACTGGCCGTTCCGCCTTCGGCTGCACGGAGTCATTATTTTTATCTTTAGTTTTATTAGCAGTTAAAGAAGGATTATATTTGATTACTTCTTTTACTGTTAGTATGAAATATAAAGATAATGATAATTCCGTCGATGGACGAGTATACGAGTCCGAGCCAAATGAAGCCAGCGTAGCGTTAGCGGAGCTATCCAGATTAGTACAGGTACCAGTTAATTCACTTCAGGATTCCCCTTACATATATATATGTTAACACGCATTTTCCGAAAAGTCAAGGGTTTTTAACAAACTTTTAACAATTCTTTTTTAATTTGACTTTTGCTACGAAAAATGCTATAAATAAACATGAGTAAAAAGAGCCAATTGCACACTAATTTAAAGATCGCTAAAGAAAAAACACTTAAAGCCATTAAAAGTGGGGTAGCGCTAGAAAGGCACAAAAGAACACATAGAGGTACTTTTGACCCCAATTGTCCTGCGTGTTTGGAGTTGACTTGTAAGATGAACTGTAGTACTATGGAGGAATAATGATAAAAATTACAAACATTTGGGGTGAAGGGGAAGTTAAGTACAAAAGTTTTGTATTTTCCGGTGGGGAAGTACAGGTTAAGTTAGAAGAAGAAGATACACTTTATGAATTATATTATAAACCGTTACCGTTACGTTACAATCTTACCGCCCATCTGACTAACTCTAATGATATCTTTGAGTTGGCTCTATTAGCAGACGCGCTAAGACGTAGACACGGCAAGTCTTTGGAGCTATGCCTTACTCTTCCTTATGTACCATACGCTAGACAAGATAGAGCTATGACGGATGGGGAGAGTCTAGCCCTTAAGGTATTTGCAAACTTCCTTAACTCGTTAAAGTTTGATAGCGTAGAGGTATGGGATGTACACAGCGACGTGGCTTTGGCTCTGATAGACAGATCGCGTAACAAACCTGCGGAGGACCTATTTACCTCTAGGGTCATCACAGAAGCCGTTAGGGGGTCTAGTCTGGTATCTCCAGATGCCGGAAGCCTAAAGAAGGTAAACAAAATAGCTCAAAAGTTTGGAAGGCCAGTTATACAGGCTTCTAAAAACAGGTCAGTAACCGATGGAAGTATTACCGGTACGGTGGTATATTCCGAACATCTTGGGGATAAGAACGTCCTTATTGTCGATGATATCTGTGACGGGGGAAGAACCTTCATTGAGTTAGCTAAAGAACTAAGACAGTTAACTACAGGTAAGATAGACCTTTATGTAACACATGGAATTTTTTCTAAGGGTTTAGACGTACTGTTTGAGCACATAGACACTGTATACTGTGCCGTGCCGTTCCCTAGCGTAGATCGCAGTAACCCTAATTTGGTTGTGTTATGAAGTTTGACCCTTATATGAATGGTAGAGTATGTGTAGATCGTCTCATGGACGAATATCATGCTCACAAGAAACTTATAATAGCCGTGGACTTTGATGATACGGTTTATGATATACACAGCAAAGGATTCCAGTTTCCGGAAATTTGGGACTTGTTAAAAGAATGCAAAAGCAAAGGGTTCTATATAGTAGTTTTTACTGCTAGTGCTCCAGAAAGATATGAATTTATTACTCAACACTTTAAAGATAATGGGATAGTAATTGATTCTATCAATAAGAATCCCATTGAACTAACTTACGGAAACCACGGCAAGATATATTACAATATCCTCCTAGATGATAGAGCCGGGTTAGGACAAGCATTTAGTATCTTAAACATAGTGTTACAAAGGATTAGAAAGGAAATTGAGGATAATTGCAAAGTAAGTTAAGAGATTTTTACGTCTATTTGTTACTTAGGGAGAATGGAACCCCGTTCTATGTTGGTAAAGGTAGAAAAGATAGATGGAAACATCACGAAAAGAGATGTTACAAAAACAATACTCACAAAGATAAAGTTCTCCGTCATATGTTAGATATGAAGGAAAAAGTTATTTACATAAAATTTGCAGAAAATCTAACTGATGATGCTGCTAAGCATCTAGAAAAAGAGCTTATAAAAAAGATGGGATTTACGTACTTGACTCCCTTGGAGGGGAGAACGCATGAAATACGAGATGAACCGAGAAGTTCTGAGCGCCGTCCATGACGAGCGTGTCTTTCAGAATCGCAAATGGGGAACTGTTGACGAACATCCTCACGAGGTCGGGGGATACCTGACGATCATGCGGAAATTACTCACAGATGCTGAGGCGGCCTGGGCGTCAAATCGTGGCGATGAAGGTGCCTTAGATGAAATTCGCAAAGTTGTAGCGGTCGGATTTGCTTGCATGGAGCAACACGGAGTTCCGATTCGATCACCACTAGCGTTCATCGCTCTGCAAGGTGGTCATGTACGTCACAGCGTTGAGGGTGAATGAATCAGGGACTCAAGTATATAAGTCCCAAAAAGATAGGCAGGCATCCGAAAGGGTCTTTAACTAACGGAACGGACGGTGGAGATGGAACTACTAACTTTTCTTCCGAGGTAATAGAAAGAATTAAAAAGAAATTAC